CAAATTCTTTCTTAATTTCTTTTATTTTTTCTTGATCAGGAATATCTTTATCATTGGCAGCTTCACGTAAATACTTCTTAACTAATAGGAGGTTATCATATTTCATAAGAGTTAACATTTTTTTATTTTCTAATATATGTAAATTTGATAATAACAAATCATACTTTATGGATTCTGCCAAAAAGGTTATTTCATTTTTGGTGAAATTTAACTTCATTATGTCTAACCTCCAAATAATATTTTTTTATTTCTTAGATGCTGATTTTTTTCTAAGAATACTTTTGCTTGCCGAATCAACACTTTTAACAAATCCTTTAACTTCTCCCTCTTTCTTCTTACTCATCCCACTCATATAGTTTACAACTCTTTTTGCTAATGAAGATATAACTCTAGCCAAAGCCATTCCAGCTTTAGTTAATGCAAAAAGACATAAAACTATAGTGACATTTGCCAATATTCTGGATGATTTAGAAAAAGATCCAGGAGCCATGACACTATCTTTTCCTTTTGTCAAGTATAAACCTTGATATTGAAGAGCAATAGCATCTCTATATTTTCTAATTACTTTCACAGCAATTTCTTTTAATTGATTTAAATAAACCGCTCTATCTTTAGGAGCTTCAACTTTTAATTTATCTTTAAGTGATGCTAATTCGACCTTATATTTTTGCAATTCACTTTTCATGCTTTCGGATTCACGAGCAATTTTTTCCACTTTCTCAGAATTTTTGCTAATCTTCCCAGCAGTTGTATCTTTACCAGCTGCTAATTTCGCACCTTTCAATACTGTATTTCCGATTAAGACAGTTAAAGCTGAATTAAGAACCATTGATATAAAACTAAATACTGTGAATCCACCGGCCAACATTGCGGCTCCACTAGCTTCTCTTAAAATATATTTATTCACAACAGAAACATCTTTCATTTCAAGTAGTGTTTTGATTTGGGCACATTCCATTAATCCAATGTGTTTCTTTAATAAATCAAAACGAATGCTATCTGCAAGAAACTTAGCATCTGATTTATTCAAAGTGTGTTTCATTATTTTCTCCTTCAATTATGGAGAAGGGGATAAATTAATATCCCCTTCTCTTTATCCCAAAAAAATTACTGGATATAATGTCTCAAGAAAATTTTCTCAGTTGTTCTGGTTGGTTCCAGAATTATATCAACGTTGAAAATCTTTCTCTTTCTTTCTTCATCGGTTGCACCAGCTCTCACGGAATAGCTATACAACCCGCGCTGTTTCTTAACAGTTTCCAAGAAACCAGCAGCTGCACTTTCAACCATAGACCAAGTTTCTTCATCATTCTGCTCATAAATGAAATTTCTGCAGAATTTTCTAAGAGCCCTATCAATATACAGAACAACGCGGACAATGTTAATATCCTGCATTGCACTTGGCTTGCTCTGCGATGATAATTGCTGCCAGAAAACAGGGAATCCCTCAAGCCTAACGATATAATTCAGCTGTGATAAATACAAATTATCTCTCTGTGCCTGTTTAGGATTGAATCTCAAATCCTTAACAAGTTCACACACACCTCTATTGAGACCTGCAAATGCAAACCAAATAAAAGTTTCTTCATCGCTCTGAGGAATAATATAACTCAGGTGATAAGTTGGAGAAACCCAAATATATCTTCCACTGTTATTATCATAAACTTTTGTATAGTTTGTCCATAACGATGTATATGCATTATTATATGGATGATTCTGGTATCTTGCAGCTATAGCTGTTTCTGGAGTTGTACTATCACCATTATCAAGCAGAGCTATACAATCTTTTCTAAGAATTGATGCAAGATAATTGATATTATCCTTAACTGCCGTTGGATAGTTGGCATCAAACACCAAATCAAACAGCACGTTGTCAATATCATAAACACTGTCATCCAGATCACCAACATATGCTTTTGATAAGAACTGTGTTGCAATAGTTCCATCCAATTTCCCATTGACATCCCATAATGATCCGTCCGATCCTGACCCTAATTCTTTCATCGTCAAGTCTCCACCGCCAGCATACACTTCGGCACCAAACTTAAAAATAATATCATGAATCAACGGGTTATAAGGATCAACAATTCCGTCACCATAATGAGCATATAATTTATTCTCGACCACACTCTTAATAATATCACCATCAAGAGCTGGAGTTGCAACCCAAGTTAAACCAACAGCATTCCACACAACATAATTGCCGTCTAAACCAGCAAATGTTCCCCTGCCACCACGCCTAACAAAATATGTGTCACCAGCTAAAGGAGCAATAGGGGCTTCATAAACCATATCAATGACACTAATGACAGCTGCACCTAATTCATTTTCAACTTCGGCTACAAGCTGATCATATGTTTTTCTATCACTGATATAGCATCTGACATATTTACTATTTCTTTCAAGGACGTCTTCAATAAAAATACTCTGACCAAAATCATCAACAATTCCATCTTTAAATGAAACTTCCCAATATTCAACTAAAAGAAGAGATCCATCATCCTTTTCATAATAGATATCAAGAATGAAAGTTTCTTCTTTATTCATGACTTTTGTCAATCTGAATTTGAGTCGGTTGTAATAGACACCTCTTCCAGTGGCTTCAAAAAGCATAGCCGGATGCCAATAATCTAATGCCGGAGGTTCGGCTTTCCCAAAAAATTGAGAAGCTGCCAATTTTCTATCAGTGAAAATATCCTGAGTGAAAATGGTTGTTAAAGCTCCACCAGTAGGTTTCTGAATTTGCACTGCTAAGTTAGCAACCTGTGCATCCGTTGGTAACACTCTCATACAATATAATGCACCTGAGCTTGTTACATTCTTTTCTGCATTCAACATCCCCTGGCCATAAACCGGACCATATTTAAAATAATTTGGATTACCATATGTTGAAACAAGACTTTCTTTATCAACACAGAATACCACTTCATTATCTGGACCTTTATCTGCAAGGAATGCAATGAATCCAATAGAAACGGGAACATTTTGCACATATGCTGTTAAATCTGTAAAACTTGAATATGCGCCTGGGCTAATAGGAATTGACATATTATTTTCCTCCTAATTTTATTTCCATCTTACATGAAATAATACCATGCTAAAACTAATTCCAATGTATCATTTTTTGTGATACTTGGGAAGGTAATTCTAGATGCTAAAACAAATCTAGTTGCTAAGGCTGGTGTTGCATTATCTGTAAACCATAATCCTGCTTCATTTAAACTTAAACCATTGCATTGTGTTCTTCCAATAACCATTGTTGCCTTAGCAATAAGATTTCTGTTGTTATTGTTCATATCTTGTAGATATTCAACACTTAAGAATTTTTTCTTTCTTCCGTCCGGAGTGCAGTCTGGGTCAGTCACATCAATAACAATTTCTGTATTTAAACCATGATCTTCAAGATCTGGATCTAAAGGAAGGTTAGGATCGCCGGGATCTGTTCCACCGGTTCCAACGGACATATATCTAAGGAATAGATCTTTATCTCCGCTACCTAAAACTCTATCTTCTCCAAATACACGCTGGGCAAAAATTTCTCTACCATCATATACAATTTTGTTGGATTTAAATAGTAATTGTGAATTAGATTTATTATAAATTTCTAACCAGCCACTACCAGGACCAAACGCAGAATCTTGTATCTTTTTAAAACGGTAGTCTGCTAAATTTAGATATTTGATCACAATCCTTCCTCCTTATATCTTAACACTTTATTTTTGTTCATCTTTTTAATAATAATCATCCTCCTCTGTTTTTTAAATTATCAAATATATCTTTCTGTGATCCAGGAACTCTATCTCCTCCACTTTCTAAATCTAATATATCTTGGTGATTTAAATAATTTTCATATTGTCCAGGAGCCCAATTAGTTCCTGGGGCCAAAAGTTCTCTATCATCTAACATATTTTCCAAATATTCATTCAATGTTGGTGGGCCAGCAAATTCATTTATTAATTTATTTGGAGAAGAATCAGCATTTAATCTATCTTTAAATTGCTGAAGTGTTGTTGGATTTCCTTGATATGGTGCATTTTCTTGTTCCAACATAATCATAGCTGGATATATAGACTCAAAACTAATTCTAACATCAACCATATTTGGGTGCTGTTTAAAAGAAATATCATTAGCATCCCCACCTTTAACAACAGAAATATCCGTTATAGCAGCTTCTTTTATTTTAAATAATCCTGGACAATCAACTCTGACTATATACGGCCTATCATATAATATTCCATCAGCAGATTTTGGAGTGCATAGCGCCATGAGTGCTATTATTGGATTAACTATTCTGTGTTTATACATAGCATAATCATATGGATTAATATTATATAATCGTATCGTGGCAGAATATGATAATCTTGAGCTTGATCCTTGCCATATATTTGGAAGATCTATTCTTTTACCCTTGGCCAAATTAGCAGCAAGTGATCCCAACCCACCATATGATTTTGTTATATTTGAAACACTTTTATATAGATCTTGTCCAAGAATATCTTTTGCGTGCTGTTCCAATCCTTTGACTTCTGACATATTTCCTAGTTGTTGAACAAAATCTTGAACTGCCGGATTTGCTCTTGATAATGATATTAATTCCACTGGCATCACAGAACTAAATAGATTAAAAGCAGATCCCATAAAAGATGGGCCATATGAACTAGAAACTCCATCTGATATTGCTCCCTCCGATAAAATATATAATGATAGTTTATTTCTTACCATTTCCATACCAAGAGATCTTAAAGTATTTTTATATTCACTTAAAGCTGGTTTTGAATAAAAAATATGCGGCCCGAAATCGATGGTTTGTAATCTTGGATAAAGATCCATCCTCAATAAAAATTGTCTTGTATCCTCTGGCGGTTTATCGACGCCACATCCGGACATTACTAAATCTTCAGGTGGGAATCCTATTCTATCTGGCAATTGTCTATATGGTTCACCTTTAGAATATTCTAATTCATTTAGATTTACCTGTACACCTAAATCTAAATTATTAATAAAATTTTGTATGCTCTGCCCATTGATACCTAATTCATTTCCTATATGCTGTAAATTTTCCCAAAAACTAAATCCTCCTGGCATATTATATTTCCCCCTGCATTACATATCCTTGGACTTTATTATATTCATTTATCAAATCGCCCATCTGTGAACCTTGATCTCCAGAATTATTAGAAACAACAGTTGAGTTAGAACTTTTTATTTGATTCATAATTGTTGTTGATTGTGCTTTAATTGCTGTTACCGTATTAGAAACTGCTTCTTTTATTTTTTCTCCACTCTTATATTTAGCTTCTTCCATTTCTTTAAAAATACTAGATAAATTTTCCTTTGCTCTTTTTGTAAATGTATCTGCTCTATTTGATATCTCAGCAACTATGGGTAACTTCTGTTTTATAAATTCTTTTATTTCATCATCTGTAGCTAATTTATTATCTCTTATTTTCTTTAATGCCAATGCCATTCTAGAAACATATTCTGGTTTCGATATTTTTCCTTCTTTATACATGGATTCTAATTCTAAAAATTTTCGAGAGTTGATTGATATTTCATACAATCTTCCAGAATTTCTGAATGAGTGTCCAAATTTTTTATCAGATTCAATTTGGTTTTTTAGATTTGAAATATTTTCTATTGCCATTGAATCAGATCTAATCTTTCCTTTCAACTCTTTCACAGGAGCAATTAATTCTTGTTTTTTGGATTCGATTTTAGATTTAACAAAATCAGCAATATCCTTATTTGTTATATGCCCACGTTTTTTGTATTCTTTAATAAGATTTCCCATTCTAGCAGTATACTCAGTCTTGCTCATTTTTCCTTTCTTGAAATCATACTCAATACTCATAAGTCTAGTTGCGGGATCCAATGCTTGTTGATAAATGGGGTATTTGCGGATACCACCAAGCCACTTTCCCTCAAGGGATTTTGCTTTTTTATTCAATTCATCAAGTCTATTAATTGCTTTGGTATCTAAATCAATCTTTCCTTTCAACTCTTTTACAGGAGTAATCAATTCTTGTTTTTTGGATTCAATATCTTTCCCAGCTTGTTTCAATCTTCCTTTTATATTTAATCCTTCAAACTTAGATTTAACATTTTCAAATAGTTGTTTTCCAAACACTTCTCTTTCTTTAAATTTTAATTCTTTTCCACTTATATTTCCCATAGATTTAGCCAAAATATAAGTTAATGATTTTTCTAGATCAACATTTTTCATTTTTCCTTTTGATCCATCAAAGAAACTAAAAGATTCGGATAAGAATGATTTTATTTGATTTTTATTTGCGCCCATTGCTGTCAAATAAGAACCGTATAAAGCAATTGTGTTTTTTAGATCCGGACTTCCTTTTAAACTCCACTGACTTAATGGACCACCAGATTTCATATCAGTTGAGAATCTCTTAGAAATTTCTTCTATTCCTTTTCTGGTTCCTTTATCAACATCTGTTCCTTTTTTCAATTCTTCGAGTATATCAATGAATATTTTATTGCTTCCAGTAATATCTATATCTTGACGACTACTCTTTAATTTATTAAATATTGTTGATTGGAGTTCCTTCATAGATTTTGTTGAAGTTTCAGATTTTTCTATCTCACCCAATATTTCTTTTATTTCTTTATTGTATTTATATCTAAATAAAGTTTTTCCTATTATACCTTTTCTCTTTTCTTCTTTTTCAGATAATAATTCTTTCAAATTGGTTGTTGTTCTTTCTGACCTAATTCCCGCCTTAGCCGCAATAGAACTTATTTTATATTTTCCTTCCTGTTTTCCAAATTGTTTTAATAATTCTTGATTAACACCTAAAAGTTTGTTTCTATCTTCGGAATCTTGTTTGGCTCTTTTTATTTCTCTCTCAGCATCTTTTTCTGACTTGTGTTTCATATAATAAGCTAATCCTGCAACAGATCCACCAACTGCAAGAGCAATCAATGCTGGCCCACTCAACAACACTCCACCAGCAGCACTTATTCCCGATGTCACTGTTGATGCAATTCCACTCCCAGCGAACAGACCACCGATCCATCCACCAATAGTGGTTAATACTTTTTTACCGATCATTCCGGTTGCTATTGCACCACCAACACCAACTGCACCTGTTGCAACTAGAGCACCTTTGGATCCCAACAACGGTTTCAGTTTTTCAAATATAAATAGTAAACCACCACCAATAGCACCAATCTGAAGAACATTTAAAGCGGCTCCAATATCTTTAGTTGCCAAATAAGCAGCAATGCCCCCACTGATAGTAACCCATGATTTGGCCATTGGTGTATTTCCAAATATACTTTTCATAGAACCCATTACTTTATAAATTGCATATGCACCAATTCCACCCATAGCAACTCTAGATGCATCTGCTATTCTCTTTGGGAGTGCTTTGGTATTTTCTTTTATAGCTGTTAATAATTTATCTGCTTTTGATAACTTTTTTCCATCAGTTGTTTTTTCAACAAAATTAAATTTACGTGGTTTTCTTAATTTAAAATTAAATAAATTTTTTAATTTGCTTGGAGTGTCTGAAACTAAGGACAATAATTTCTTTGTATGTATTCCTGTCATTATTGCAGTTTCATTATATAGATCATCAAAAACTTTAAATTCTTTAATCCCTGTAAATTGACCAAGTAATCCCATGGCCCATATACTATTAATTGCAGTATATGCGATTGGATTTAATAAAGATAAACCTAAAAGAACACTATTTCCCATAACTGTTGGTTTAGAAAACCATTCTTTAGTTCTCTTTAAAACACCAATTTTTATTTTTGCATCTTCAGCTTTTCTCTTTTCTTCTTCTGTTAATATACTTTTTGTCTTTCTATTTTCATCATATTGAGGAGTGATAGTTCTTGATTTTTGCATAAAAGACACGAGCTTGGAGCTGACTGAAGCAATAGGAGAAACAACTTTCATTGTTGCAGCACCAAGTCTACTCGGACCTTTTTTAAATTTCAGTGTTTTTTCTTGTTCCAAATATTTTCTAATATCATCATATTCTTCGGGCTTGACTTTTAAACCAGGGATATTTGATTTCACCAATTCTTTTATATGTGAATCTATTGAGGACAAATGCATCAAACTATTATATTGAATCTGTAATTGTTTATTTCTTACTGATAATTCACTAAACGATTTTGTTCTGGACGTTTCAGATCCAAGAAAAAAACCTTTGATAGATTTAGGAATATTTCTTATAGAATCTAATAATCCAGATCCTTTTTTCTTTTCTTGTTTTTCACCAAATAAATATTTGGCTATTCCCATCATACCACTCGCAAGTGGAGTTATACCAGGAATTCTAGAAAACCATTCTTTATCTCTAATATCTTTTGATTTTTTTGGATACACTCTAGCCATCAAATCATAAAGCATTGATAGTTTATTATATTGATACATTCCAATGTCAACCAATGTTTCCATTGGTGTTGATTTCATTGATATTTCTTTAGAATATTTTAATCTTTTTCCAGGTAATAATAATTTTATTGGTGAATATAAAATCTTTCCAACTCTGTTTAATTGTTTAGCAATGGCCATGGAAAAACCGACAATATGATTTAATTGTTTTATAATTGGCAATCTAGCAGAAACGGCAATCATAGCAGTCTCATATCCACTTGCTAAATAATCAACAAACATAGGTTCCTTAGCACCAAAGAATTTTCCCATTGCTTTGTTTAACCAATATAATTGTTGAACAACTTGTGCAGTTAAGAATCCCTGAAATTCTGATCCAGATATCAATCCATTTTTCGCTCCAGGAATAATTAACCCAGGAGTCATCATTGCTTTCTTTAAAATAGATTGTCTAACAAACATACCAGACTGAGCTGTTAAATTTGTTCTAGCTGCAGTTGCAACAGCACTGAAATTTTCAGTTTGATCCATTGATGTTTTCTTTGGTAGTTCATTTATAGCATCATATATTTTATTTAAAGATTCCAACATTTGATTAGATGTTGTAGCTCTTTCTTTATCTATTTTTTTATTTACTATTTTATCTTTTGATTTTAATAATATATCTTTAAGATCCGAAAATTTATTTCCAACATCTATAATAGATTCATTTATTTCTCCGAGTTTATTGGCTATAAAGTCACCAAATGGATATTTATTATTTTTTGCAATTAACCGTTTAAATGAAGTTGGGCCAGATAATTTATTTCTTCTGATTTCAAACATCTCATTTAAATTAAAAGTTTGAGATTTTTCTATCTTATCCAAACCAGATGTCTCATATCTCTTGACAATTGGTTTTTCTATTTTGAGATTAGTTACAGTTTTTCTTCTTCCTGGTCTTTTTGTAGATTTGCTTACTTTTAATTCTTCAAATTTATCAGTTAATTTTCCAAGTTTATTTTCAAATTCATCTTGATCTATATCTGACTTGGAAATGTTATCTAATTCTTTATCATATTCATCTATTTTTTTCTTTTTAAATATATAATCACTAGCTTTCCTTTTTAACATCAAAACAGAATTTTTTAATTTTGGTACATATTTCTGTATACCTTTTTCTAGGAAATGTGCAATTAAAGGACTTCCACCAGAAAGAATTGTGGCCGCAATTCTTGCTTCTTCTATTTCAGCTTCTTCATCTACAGTTTCATAGACATCAGAAATAGCTGCACTTAATTTAGATGTTGCATAAGATATTTTTTTGAACACACCTTTATTCTTGGAATCAAAAATAATATCATCATTTCCACCGATATCATTGATATTGTTGTTAATATCGATAAAATCTAAATCATCATTGGCCATTGATTTCTCCCTTATAAACACAATTTAAGCTAGTTATTTGTTTTTGTTCTGTGTTCTTTTTATGAGAAATATAACTACATATATACTCTATTGAGTTTAAAAGTTATTCTTTTTTAAACTCATATTTTTTCAAGTGAAAGGTGGTGAAGAATAAATGAGTTTCAGAGAAACAGCAATAAAGCTGTTGAGTCAGATCCATGGAATCACATTAGATTCCGCAAGGATCATGGCTGCGGCAGCCGTGGTTGCTAGTTTAATCAATGTGTTAAGCGTATATGCAACAGGAACACTTGCGTATGCGACAATCGCATTGATCATGTATCTCCTTTCTCTGTTAATCGATGGTATCAATGCATTGTTATCATCGACAACTGCGGAATCTTTTCCGCAGTTCGAGGAGGAGGCCATGTCAACTTGATATGATCTAGGATCATATCAACTTCTTTCCAGTTTAATACTGGATGACAAAGAGTGGGAATGGTTATATAACCACTATAAATAAAAATGACCCGTTGTCAGGTGGCGTTAGCACTGCGAAGAATAAACTTCGTTATCAAATTCGTATGAGCAAACATACGATACCAAAATATGCACTCGTCCGGTAGGGGGTACGAGTTTAAAAAAGACCCCCCAACCTTTTGTCCCGTCTTAGTTGACGGGTTGTTGCTTACCCCGAGCAAGCGTAAAACAACAATGGGATTTCGGGAAAGGGAAGTTCCCTACCAACTTCCCTTTCCAACCACACAAAATATCACAGGAGGGAAAATGAAAGAATTCACACTGGTAAATGTACTAAAAGAAATAAAACAAGAAGCGAAATCAAAAGCTATAGCATTATTGATTGTGGCAGGAGTTGCCACAGTTATCGAATATTTTTTCGGGGATGAAGAAGAATTTTAAATTCTTCTTCTTTCTTTTTTTGTTTTAAAATAATACATATATTAATTTAATGAAGTCCAATTTTTTATTTTATTTTTTAGGAGGGTTTTTATGGTAGGAGAAAAGGAAACAATCACAAAAGAAGTTTTTGACCTGTTGAAAGATCCAAAAACCAACAGACTCAAACTCAGCAAAGTGAGAGAAGCCCTGGTGAATATTGCCAGGGAAGACGTGCTAGAAAGATACTACTCTTTCAACAACATCGACATTGACAGAGTGAACGGTGTTGCTGAAGAGATTGCAAAGAAGTATCATGAGATGAATCCGGATATTGACCAGATCGAAGTTGCAAAGAAGATCGTGGATGACTTTTGCAACAATGAGTTTGGTTTGAGTTAAAAAAATATATGGGCTTTAAGCCCATTTTTTTCTAATTTAAAAACAAGGAGTTAACAAATGGTTGCTGGAAAAAACAAAATTATAGGAAAGCTTAAGAATTTCAAAAGATATTACACCGCAATGTCAATAGATACCAAAATAAATATATTGGATAAAATGTTAGATTTAACAATGAAAAGAATAAATGATCATATGAAAAAACAAAATCATGTTTCAAAGCATATTATTTTCTCTGATGATATAGCATCAAAAGTAATATTGAAAAAATTAACATTGATTGATGAAAAAATAATGTGCAATATTTTAGGAAAAGGTATTAATAGTCCGGACATAACAAATCCAATCATGTATCTAAAAAAACATTTCAGAAATATATGGGGAACATTTGAATATACAATATCAAATTCAGATATTGAAGAATCAGAAAAGTTTTTAAAAGATTCTAAATTTGGCGCATCTGGCAGCATACTATCACAATACTATAATATATTCAAAAAAATAAGTGAAAAAAAATATATTCAACATATAATAATTTGTGATTTTTCAAAAGAATTATTTGGTGGATGTGATTATCATAAAAACAAAAATGCAGAAGTTTATGAAAATATAATAAAAAATAGCATACCGTCATATATAGAATCAATCGATTCAGTTTCAACTTATTTTGGATTAACTGTTTGGTTTCCTTATCTTGGAGTTGACGTATTAAGAGAAATTGAAAATTTCACAATGGATCAATTGTTTCATGATGGAGTAGGAGAATATCCTATAAGAAGAATTGCAAAAGATATAAATGTTCCAGGTGAAATTAAAATTGAAGAAAAAGAAGTTATTAACTTGGTGTGTTAAGTTTGAAAGACCCAGGGGTTATTTGTCCTGGGTCTTTTTTATGTTTAAACTTTCCAATAGTTTTTTTGCAAAAGAAACAAACATATTTTCTTTAATTATTTTTTTTGTCTTGGTTTCATGTGGTGTTTCATATACAGCTATCCCACCACCAGAACTTTCCATTCCAATCATTTTTTTAAATATTCCCATGGTGTATGCATAGTAAGAATCTTTCTTTAATTTATTTCTTTTTTTATTTGCTTCTTTTTTTGCACGTTCCCAATATTTTTCTGCTTTTTCTTTAGATATTCCAGCTTTTTTAGCCATCGATATCAAACTTTGTTTAGGCATGCATTACCTCCATTTTATCTTTAATTAACAATTCAGAATCAAATAATCTAGCAGGTGAAACTTTGCAAGGTGCAAAGCCGGGTGTCATAACTATATCAACTTTCCTCAATGCAGCCTCTACAAGCTCCGAACAAAACCATTTGTTTCGTTCATGTATCCTGCCTATCCAAATAGTATATCCGAATACTCCCCAGTAATCATAGCCTTTTCCTTCTTGCGTTAAAAGCCACTCCCATACTATCTTCGATTGTTGCTCAGTTATTCCTTTGATAGGAACCACATATGCTGTGTATGGTGTTGGAAAAGTCATCCATGTAATTTCCCTGACTCCTATGAATGGCATAGCTTCTATTTTTGAGTCTCCGAGCTTAAGAGCAATATGAGTTATAGGGGAAAATGTTCTACTTTTCACCATCCAATCGTATTTGGTTTGACCTTCATATGCAACTACTTGTAAAAATGGCATGGTGTTATCCTTCTAGAGCAGAAAGTCTCTGCTCAAGACAACTAATGCATGCCATCATTTCTTTTATCTTGGCGATATTAAGGACTGACAGCATCTGATAGGATACCGTCTCTGCTTGACATTGGTCATCACAAACGACAAACTGTGGATAGTAGCAATTTAATTCTTCGGCGATTAAACCTACTGACTGCTGTTCAGAAATACAGTCGTTAACACAGCCATAATAGGATCGCGGGTTAATACAAGAATAGTTACTTAGATCTAAATTTGCATCTTCTATACATGTTTTATACCGACAGGATGATGTAAATCGTTTTAAAGCTCCTCCAGAATACCAATGCACTGGTGTCCCAGATGTGGTAGGTTCAACTCCCATGAAAGGAACACAAAAACTTCCGTCACTCTTAACCGCCATAGTATTACACCCGTTGGTGTTATATAATGCAAGTGTACTCGTTGCTGAGTCTATTGACCCAGCTTTAACGTATAGCCCGTACCCACTAGTATTTGAATTACACATAATTGCCATGTATGCAGCAATATTTTCCAAAACCTCGAATTTATAGGCAGGAGCAGTAGTCCCAATGCCTACACATCCCTTTCGCACAGTCATGGTAGTATCCATTGCTCCGCAACATAATGAAAGGATTCGAACAGCGCCGTGCTCTGCTCCGGCGGTATTATTCATTATACATGCAGAAATCTGCCCATATGTTTGGTCAACAGAACCAGAATCCCTCATAATAAAGTCAATACACTGTGCACTTCCGGCAGAAGTACATTGATTATACATTGCCATACTGGTTCCGTAGACAGTTAAAGAACCGTATGAACAAGTAGTGCCAACACTAGTATTTCCAGAAGAATTGACAGCGAGGTCCACTGTGGATTCATTCCTAGAAAATGCAAACTGACTACCGGCTAGATTCATAGGGATATAAGCGCTTGTGAATCTATCATAACTAATAATTGGATATATGCTGGCTGGACTAATCTCAATTCCCGCATTTCCACCATTTGAGACAACAAACTGTCTAGATGGATTGGTTATGCCAACACCTACTTTTCCATCTTGTAACATTACCATCTGCTGACAAGCAACACTTGTGTTTCCTATAAAATGGAATACTTTATCATCAGCATTAGCATCAGATGTAACTTTAAGAGCAGTCGCTGCAGATCCTACTATTCCACACACGTCAAGTGTGGCGGCTGGAGACGAGGTGTTAACGCCAACATTTCCACCTTGGCTCACGGTAAGTCTTCTAACCCATCCACCAGTAGCTGTTGACATATGAAGGTCATGATTAGTAGCATCGACAAACACAGAAGTCCAGGCACTTGCACCATCTCGTAAAAGTATGTGTCCATAATTCACAGAGGGTGCATCGTTTATGTCCAGTTTTGCAGCAGGAGTTGCCGTCCCGATGCCCACTTTACCAACAGAATCTACTGACATAAATGTTGACCAAGCTGTGCTATTTGTGAATTTGGCTACATTCCCGCTGGAATACCAACCCCATATAAGTTTTGTTTCTGAATCTCTGTCTTCAAAATAATTTCCCCCGGTCACACCAGAAGATAAGGATGCTCCAATTGTTTCCAGTATATAACCAGTTCTTGGGGTGGATGTGCCGATTCCAACTTTTCCTATATTATCCACGTATAAATCTGGTGGTCCTTGCGCGCCAAAAACAGCTGCTCCCGTGGTAATCCCAACACCATCATAGCCGCTCAACAATAATACATTTCCGCCAGTGGTTCCTGTAGATGTCCCTCTCCACGCACCGACATAGGAAGATGCTGTCCCCGCGTCTCCAAACGCTATACCACCTGTTGCGGTTGCTTTAATTGCACCATTGACTTCCAAATTTACTCCGGGAGTTGATGTGCCGATGCCGACATTGCCATAGTTTGTGAAGTGCATCCTGGTCTGTAGGACTCCATCATTATCAGTTACTCTGATTTGGAACGGATAATTGGCACTACCGGCTCGATATGATTTCAAGGCAGCAGTCGTGTAGGTGTTAGCTGTGTCAAAAAGATTATATGCCAACTGTACACCAGTATCATCCGTGGACCCACCAACATTAGTTAAAAGTAGCGGTGTTGTCGTAGACCCTGCTGATGTATCAACCACCTCAAGTTTCTTTGTAGGGTTTTCCGTCCCGATGCCGACATTGCCATCTGAATCAATCCTTACTCTTTCAGCCATAGCCCCTGCACCGTGTGTTCTTGTTGCTAATGCAATCGCTGTTCCATATTCTCCATCTACTGCGTTCTCTTTCAAGAAAGAAATTCCTGAACCTGTTGTGTATGATCCACCGCTTGTATAGATAAACTTCTGGACAATACCTGATGCAGGATTCGCATTATAAGCATCGGTTGATGTTATGTAAATTTGTGTTGCTTGCGTAGTTCCCAATATGTCTGCTGCGCCGACAATTTCTAAATTATTTGTGGGCGAATCCGTCCCGATGCCGACATTGCCGCCATTAGGATTGATGGCTAGCGTCCTTCCTGATACATTTGCTATTCCGGCCTCGGCTCTAGTCTGCGTCTGCAGTACAATGCCCCCAGCGCCAGTGTTGTGCTCGCTGATTTTCAGCTGCTGTGCTGCTGCGATAATTTCGATGGTTGCCAAATGCACATTCCCGGCATCGACATGCAGCGTCCCTTCTGGCGCAGCCGTCCCAATGCCAACATTTCCACCCAAAGGCTGGACTATCAAGTCTGCTGTGCCTGAAATTGTTGAGTTAATGCCTTGTATTGTTGGTTTCCCCGTTGTGCCTGACCCGAGTGATACATATTCGTTTGACCCGCTTCTAGCCATCACAGCGTAATTTCCAGCTGCCGGAGCAGTAGAACGCAGACCATCACCAACCACGTCTAGAGAATATACTGGGGATGATGTTCCAATGCCAACAAAACCGTCGTTATGTAAAACTAGCTGATTTGCATTCGCAGCTGTAGCCGAATAAGTAGACAAAACTAGATTGGTTGGAACATAGGTTCCAGTCACACCATCCTGGACCGCGATTATTTCTGCACCATATTGTTCTGCAGGAGTAGCAGTAGCTCCCAAGAATTGGATGTTTCCTAAAGCTGTTCCATCAGTTGTTTGTGCAAGTGTGCCTATAGTGTTAGATAACGACTTGGACATCATCAAGACAGGAAACTTTGTAGCTGTCGATGTTGAGTATCCTCTTATGCCTGCAATTGCCCAGTCGTTACTTTTCGTGATTGTTAAGTTATCTCCGGGGGCTGTCGTCCCTATACCGACATTACCAGAACCAAGCATAGTAGCAACAACAGAGTTGGCTATAGTTTGTCCAGCTTTGCGTACTCTGAAAGTCATACTTCCAGTTTCAGAACCATCGGTTGTTACTGTTTGATTAGAATAGATAGTTCCATATACTTCTTCATTATTCGAAGCGTCTCTTCCAATGAATTCTACTCTTCCAACCTCGCTGGCAGAAGTAGAATTTGATGATAAATTTAAAATACCTCGTTTATAAGCTACATTGCCGCCCCTGATATCAAGAGTGGCATTATCATTAGTTGAACTAATAAGCCCACTAGAAACCACATGTAAAACAGTTTCCGGAGCAGAGGTGCCAATACCAACTGAGCAACTGGTACAAATATATCCGCCAGAAATGCCCCACACACTGTTAGGATTAGTTACAGGAACCCAGTTAGTTCCGTTATAAGAAAGAATACAACCAGAAACTTGACCAGTTGTATCTACATTACCAAGATCATCAAGAACAGATCCAGTTTTGCTAACATCTACCCAAGCGTGATTATGAGATGCAGCTGCAAAATCAGTTGGATCACACCCACACAATGAATCAGCATCCACATCTGATAAATTAATAATATTTGTCCCATCAGTTATACAACTAGAAGGAATAAATAAAATATCAGTATCTATAATTCCAGCAGGTTTACCATCGTTTAAAACTAATGGTTTTTTATTAGCCATTTATCATTCCCCCTTTGATTTTCCTTCTGCTTTTGCTTCATCTTCCATTTTCTTTAATCTGGTATAATAATCCCGGATGCCTTCAGTAGGACTCAAATGGTCTCTAGATATCTTCATGGCCAGCAATGGATTATCAGTATGTTCCATTTCAACTTTAATTCCCATCAATAATTCTTTCATATCAACATCTGATGTTTTTAAATTATCTTTATTTGAATATCCTTCTTTTAATAAAAAATTAACAAACATAGTTGCTAAAGAATAAACTGTCTTTTCAAATTCTTTAACATCAATATTATTTTTTTCACAATAATTATGCAACACATTATCATCTGGATATTGGTTTAATAATAAAAATTTTATTGCTTGTTTTTGAATATCTGTGAATTTAAAATATTTATCTTCGGATTTATTTTCACTTTCTAATAATAAATTATGAGCTAAATTTCTCAAATCCATAATTGTTCACTCCATGAATTCATTTATTTTTGTTCACCAATACATCAGGAATCTAATCCATAAGGATATATAAATTTTGTAGATCCAGTTGGAGCATTTCCAGTTGTGAAAGTGACTTTTGTATAGTTTCCTAATATTGAGAGAGTATAATTTGTATTAGGTATTTCTATATTATTATTTATTATTTTAATTAAATTATTTAAAACTAATTGTGTCATGGTGAATTCTAATTGTTCACCATCACCTACAAATTCATCTAATTTAATATCAATTAAAGTATCTAAATTAACAATTTCTTTTTTACCATTATTTAAAATAACTATTTGCATTTCTAACTCCTTTTGTTTGATTTTTTAGGACTTTTAATCTACATATATAATATCTTGGCATCTGAAAATGGATGCCAAAAATTTTAAATTAATTGAGGAGGGAATATGAAAAAATGGAAAAATATTTTAATTTTTCTAGTGTGGATGTGGTTTCTCTATTATGTGTGTGCTGGAACCGTGACAGTTCCAGTAAATTGGAAAATAGATACAATTGAAACAATAAATAATAAAATATTTATTGAATCATGGAAGGCAATAGCAATAAGGTGCTTTATTGTTATTGTTATTGCAATAACAATAAATTCAATTTATAAAAGACTCAGCAACCACTGAGTCTTTTTTTATGGCAATCTAAATGATCTAGTATATCCCGTTAATAAATAATTAGACCATACATAATCCCCAGATTTAGAGATAGCTTTTATACGAAGATCATTTGTATCGAGAGGGTTGAACCCACCTGGAATGATTGGGGATGCATCAAATATAATTGGAATATTTGGTGATGATGTAGTTTTAATGAGAGATTCTCGATAATATAATTCATATATATCAACCTTATCATCAAAATTACATTTTATTTTAGATTTGTGTGTCGAGACCGCCGTATCATATTTATAAGATAAATTAAATCGAGATGTAATAGTGCCTTCTTCTTTACTACTCGTGCTAATCCTAACAGGATCTGGAATTATTGCCATTATTAAATTATGTAAATCAGAATATTGCCCAGCCCCACCTTCATTTGCTGCTCTTATTTTTAAAAGCCAATCCCCTATTATGGAACCATAATTCATATTATATTTATTATCTCGTGTTTGATGCGTTATCATGGTTATATTATGATTATCTGTCAATAAAATTTCGTAATATGTTGAATTTTCAACAGCATCCCATGTTATTTCAAATTTCTGATCAACCACATTTCTAAATATTTCCACATTTTCAACTTTAGCTGGCAAAGTTCTAAGAAAAACAGGAGCACTTCTTGGGGATTCTGTTCCATCTTCATATATAACACTGCAACTTGATATATATGATTGTCCAGGTATTAAATTTTCCACATGATATATAAAAGAACTCCAATCATTTGAGGTTATGTTTATTGGTAATTCATTATCCAAATAAAACATAATATAAGATATATCTCCAGCAGTAATAATTGAATCAAATAATATCCACACACTGGATTCATCAGCACCAATTACTTTAAAAAATGGAGTAGATGAATATGTAACAATATAAATTTTAACACGTTTGCTAACTTCTCCTCCACCTTTAAATTCAAATTCAAATAAATATGGAGTATTTGGTTCCAGTCCCAATATTTGGGTTTCTAATAAATTAGGATCTTCCATTTTTATTAATTCGGAATTTATATAAATGTTTAAAAATTCGGTATCTAAACAAAGTGAAGGTTTCCATTTTATTAATGCACTAACAGATAGTGGTATTACTTCTACTTGTGGAGTATCTAATAAAAATTCAAGGTTAGCTTCAGATTCGTCACTATCGTCATCGCCCTCTTTATATTCTTTAATTTTATTTTTTTTCTTGTCATCATTATTTTTAAGATCCTCGACATCCACAAAAATAGTATTTCCAGTATTAGAACTTGCAACCCAATTATTATTCAAATAATAGTCATAATTTTCGTATAAATCTCCCCACGGTCTTGGTATTATTTCATATATCAAATTGTCGTTGAAAGTAACATCAATTGGTTCGCCGGGTCCACTTACATGGAGTGTCTGCAAATCTCCTGTCCAAAAATAATAGGAATAATTTCCAGGCAATAAGTAGTATCCACTCCATGTCGCAACACCATATTCACTACTACTTAACCCAAATACTGTCCAATTTCCAAATATGTTGATAGTTAAAGAACCAACTTGATTTGGTGGGAGTCCCGATTTAGTTATAGTAACTGATTCGTGTCCCCATATAAAACTTCCTTCTGAAACAGGAACAGTACTTATACAATCTCCCCAATCTATGGTTTTTAAAAGCCTAGTTGCCCATACTCCATCAATTAATTCTTGTTTCCATATTTGGGGAGCAGTCAATTTTACAATATAATCTGTATCGCTCAATTTAATCCAATTTTTGTAATCTGGATGTAATCGATCATACTCATAAACTCTAATTTTTCCATATACGGCCATTTTATTCCACCTATATAAAATTATTGGTATATTCATTAGGGACAATTACAGTCCCTTCATATATACTAACATAACCAAGATCATATTCTGAAGTAATTGGTTTACACATAATTTCTATAAAATATTCCCCAGGTGGGAGATTATAAATAAAAAATTTTCCACTATATATTGCAACATCTGAATCCTTTTTTATTCCATTAATAAATATATCAAAAGTATACGTATTTTGCAATATCGGATCAACAGCAATATGTACATATTTTCTCGTGGCCTCTACCACATCTAATTCATAATTTTTATTAGCACCTTTTACATATATATATTGTGATATACTGTTGGTAGAAAACCAACCAGGAGTTTTTGGATTTCCAGGATCCACAAATCTAACATAAAAATTTTTTGTTGTAAATATTTCAGACAAATAAGCATTATCTCGTAGTATTGTATTGGTTCCGTAAACATAACCAAGGGAAGTCTGAAATCCGGTGTCTAAGTTATATCCCTCAGTTTCCCATGTTGCTTCAACATACCCTTGATGTGTGGGATTTTGTTTTATCTCCAAATTAATAAATCTTGGGTTTGTGGTTACCAGCTGTGTCTTTATTTCACTCCAGTTCGAATCTGATGTAGATTCCTTTACTGATATTCCAACTTCATATTCTATTCCACCCTGCAATAAATTTTCATAATAATATGTTGCTGGAGATACACTGTGGCTTGTTTCGGAATATAATTTTTGATTTAAATACCATCGGACATTATAATTGCTATATGTACTACTAACGGAACATAAAATATCATTTTCATATGGTACCGCACTTTGAATGGAAAATAATGTTGGCTTACTCTGAGGCAATATGTCTGTGACAGATCTAACTATAATTTTGTTTCCATTATCTTCATAATATTCATCTATTTGATATTCTCCATATTTGTTGACATCAAATATTAATCTAGGCGAACCATCTGTAAAATATTCGGTTGAATCTATGGTTATATCATATTTATAACTGTTATTTTCTTCGCCCCATACCAAATATCTATATTCTCCATCATCATATAGTATAATCTCATCGTCTCCTAATAATTTCAATGTTTTTGTTGTTACGATATTACTCCATGGGCTATACACATCACCAGATAAATTAATTGATCTTACTTTGATAACATATTCAGTATTTAGATCTACAGTCAATTCATACCCAACATCATCACTATATGCCACACTTCCATTATAATTTATTTCATATCGATAAACATTTGTAGGACTATTCCATGAAAGAAGAATATTTGTTGAGGATACTCCTCTGACATCTAAATTTGTAGGAGTCCCATATATTGTGAATTCTTTGTATTCACTAAACGAACTTGATGATTCACTATTGTTTGTTGCAGTTATCATTACATTATAAAATTTATTTCTATCTAAATTTTCCAGTGCATATGTATTATTTTCTGTTTCATATGTATCTGTAATCCCATCATAAATAATTTTTAAAATATATTTTGTTGCGCCAGAAACAACATCCCAATTAAATTCCACAAAATTATCTATACCATCATCTGACACATCAACAGTAAATCCAGTTATATTGTTAAGTGATGTTGTGATAGAAATATTAATACTATCATCACCTTCCCCACTTAAATTTACACCTTTAACTTTTAATAAATAATCAGTATTTCCAATTAAATTTGTTATTGTATAATAATTATTTTCTATTTCGTCGGGATACCAACTATCGTTTAACGCAACCTTATAATGCGTTGCAGTCTTCAATGGATCCCACCCAAGAATTAAATAATCATTACCTATTTCGGATACCTCAACATTCAATGGAGCTTCCATTAAAGTAGAAACAGTTATAAAAGATTTCAGAGTTTCACTATCATTTTTATTACTATTTACCTCTACAGTATAAAATTCATCCGGTAATAAATCAGATATAGATATCCCCAAATCAGTTATTTTATAAGCATATAAATTTCCATTTAAATAAACACTGTAACTATCAACATTTAAATCTTCATCCCATGATATATCCATACTATTTTTTGTTGTATTGGAAGCAACTAAATTTGTTGGAGAAGAATGGGAATACACAAATAAACTGAGTGAATAAAAACTTTCATAATTAGAATCTAAACTGGTGACCTTTATTTCATTAAATGTGCCTTCGACCAATACTAACTCTGCACTGTTGGTATTCACTTGAATAGGACCATCTTCATTTAAGTATATTTTATAATATGGAACCCCCATATCTGCCCATTCAATTTCGATAGATGTTGGAGTAAATGATTTTATTTTTAATTGTAATGGGGGGTTTGGTCTATTCCAATTTGTTTTAATTATTTTGCACAATGTAGAATCCCCAGAATCGTTAACTGCAACAACATAAATAATACTTAAAGAATTATAATTTCTACCATCAATATCTATAGTTAAATTTGAAGTTGTTCCTAACAATTGAGAATCTGAATATATTTTATAAGATGAGGCACCGTTAACAGCACTCCACTCAATATGCATTATGTTATTTATAAAATATTTTTCTATATTTTCTGTTGCTTCTGGAATTGTTAATTGATTTATATTAGCCCAATCACTTTCTCCAAATCCATTGAATGCTTTGACATAAAAATCATATTCATTTCCACCACCCAATCCCAATATTTCTATTTCTGTTTCTGGAGTTGCGGTATATTCAACATCATCGATTTTTATTTTATATCCCCATGGTCTTCCATTGGATGGATCCCATTGTATATTACTATTATATGGCTCCGTTGAATCTGAAATTAAATTTCCAGGTATATTTGGAATTGGTTCGTTTCCGCCAAAACTTATAGGAAGTGGTAATTTTGAACCATTTACAAATGCAATTAAATTTTTCATTTATATATCATCCTCAACTTATAAAATATGGTTCGCCAATATTCAAATGTATTCTGCTATTGACATTAGTAGTGAAACCCAAATATAAACTTACCTTCCCAGAACTAGTTGGTGCTATATCGGTTATATCCCCAGAATCACTAAGATAAATAATTTTATTACATCCCAGTGCATGTATAATATCTATTGATCCGCAACTTATAATTTTTATTTCATCTGTTCCGTTTCCTGTTATACCATCCCCAATATACATCCCAATGACATTATATTTATTATCCACTGTGGTATTGCTTGCCTTAACAGCATACCCATTATTATCTATAGATATTAAATTATATTGACTTATAGTTTCACCAGATTTGAGAACATACCCTGGAACAATTCTATTTAAATCCAAAATCAACCCGGAGTTTCCTAATGCATCAATCAATGATCCATTCGGAATCATCAAAACATCAGTTGATTTTAACTCTTCAAATTCTCCACCATATAGAATTAACGGTTTTTTATCGGCCATTTATTCCTCCAGAATATAAACACAAAATATTCTTGTTATTTATTTTTGTTCAAAAAAAAATAATAAATGAAATTGATGAAAAAGGGATAGATCAAATATTAATCTATCCCGTATATGAAAGAAATTAATCTAAGAGTTGAAGAGTTGATTTGAGAAGCTGTCTACAATTCTTATTTCCTATTGCAACAGCAGCAATTTCAGATGGAATATATAATTCCTGGAATGTGAAACTTCTATCAGAATATTGTGAACCGACATTCATTTTATCATATGTATTTGCCATTGTTTGAATAGTATCCCTAACCTGTGGATATTGAATGAGGCTATATAATTTATTTGAATTTGTAAATGCATTGTATACAATAGTATAAAGAACATCAAAGCATAATTCAAGTTTATCTTCCATGGACGAATTATTATCGGATAAAAATCTATATAACGCTGTTTTATGTTTTGTTGAATACATTTTCAGCACCGAGGTATATACTGTATTTATTTCCTTGGGTGTTATTAATTTTTTATCAACTTCTTTTAATGTCTTTAAATAATATTTTATAATAACGTTTTTAATATCAACTTTGTTTTGTGGTGTTAATGTTTTCCCAGTGAATAATTTATATTGATTTTCAAAGAATTTGCCATAAAAATCAACAAAGAAATTTCCCCAAACTTTATAAAAATCATTTAATTCATTTGCAGCTGCGTAATGCATCAATTCATGAAAAACTGTATATGCCATATTCTCATCTTTTATCCAGCTAAAAATATTGGCTTCGTTTGTTAAAATTAAATAAACTTTATTATCTGTGGACATATAATATGCAAAAACAAATCTCTTCTCTGCATCAGTCTTTATCATCAATTCATCCAAGATAAAATAATAAACTTTTGATAATGCAGCTCTAAAAAATCCTTTATTTAAAACAACCGGAATAATAACATTTTCATTTAATAATTTTTCTGCTAATGGAGAAACACTTTTAAATGAAGACACGTTAATTGCTTTAAGAATAAATTTTTTCAATTTATCAGAAGTATATCCTTCTAATTCTCCTTGAAATAATTTAACTGGTTGAAGATCACCATAATTAAAAAGGAAACTTTCCCTTAAAACTGGGGTTCCAAAAAAATCTTCCATTAAAATCCTCCACTATTTAAACAGTTTATCGATTGTATCTATATCTATATTATCTGGATCATCTTCTGTATTGACTTCCGTATTATTTATTGTTTCAATATCAGCTTCACCATTGGCAAACATTTTATTCATGAACTGTATTTCTTCTATTGTTAAATTTGCATCCTCAAGTAGATTGAAACAATAAACATAACAACCCAAACCAAGTGCCATAACCAAATCATCCAAAGTCCTATTTCCATGTTTTATTTTATCATTAGAATTAGATCTAACCAAACCTAATAATTGCAATCCCAATTCCTGACATCTAATTTCTTTATATTTATCTTTCACATATGAGAGCATAGAATCAATAATTAATGGTCTGGTAAAAGGAGTTGTGGCTATACCAGCTCTTTTGGTTTCTTTATTTTTGTTATCCTTTGTATAATAAATCTTTTTTTCATACTTTGGAATAATGGTCAATTCTTCTATAACATGGTCACCATAGCTATTATTTTCAATAATTAAATATGATGTCAAATAAATATCTGATAATTTTTTAACCAATTCAGCAAGAAACTGAACTCTTAAATTTCCAGTATAAGAAGCACATATTTTTAAAGAAAACCTATCCAATACTAATATTGCTGATTTACATGCCCCTGCTTCGGATGCAGTATCAACACATATCATATATTTTTTTATCGGGTTAAAATCTTCAAATATTTTTACTTCAACTTCTAGTTTGGGAATTAAAACATCTTCTTCCCTTTTCAATTCTAATTCTATTTTTCTTAAATCATATTTTGGGAAATTTTTATCATCTTGTAACCACATCTGAATATCTTTATTAAATATTGAATCTGATGATGAAATAAATTTCATCTCAAGTTCTTGATCTATTTTATCCTGATCCCAATTTGCCAATTCACATTGGTGTTGATACCATTCGTTGTTTAATCCTTCTATATCTCTCCAGTAAATCTCAACAAGTTTATATGCATTTTTTCCAACCTTAGAGTTGGAATACATATCGAAATACCATTTTCCAATTCCAACTGTTTTATTTGGAGTTGATATGATAAAAATTCCATATGGAATTCCATTTGCTTTAGCAACTTGTTGATTTTTTGAAACAGCTGGAATCATCCCAGTATATGCATCATTTATATAGTCAATAAATGCAGCTTCATCTATAACCAAAATTGTTATAGATTTTCCTCTCAAGCACGCGGTTGGTTTATGAGCATTGACACATGATGCAACAACTCTAGATCCATTCGTTAATTGAATATCCTGTTCCAATTGTTTCTTGAATTTTGGTCTTATCCATTCTGGGAGATTAGCTATCATTTCTTTTATTTTTTTAACAAAATCAGTCGCTTCTGGTCCATCCTTAGATATGACACCCACAGTGACATTTGAATACAGTACTATACAGGAAACTATGATTGCCTGAACAATTGTTGAAATTCCAATTTGTCTAGATTTTATAAATAAAAGATTGTGTAAATTTGTAAAATCATCTATAACTTCGAACTGTCTTTTGTATGGTTGAAATTTGACAGCACCACCTGGCAATTCTAGATATATATTATCAGATATAAATTTTTTTAAATCTTGTCTATATTCAAATATCTTTTTTATCTTTTCATTGTTTGTCATCCTGTTTGTGTTGTCCCTTTCTCTTTATAATTTACGTTTGCTCTGTGCAATTTCATTATATTTCTCTGATACCATCCTTCGGTATTTAATTTTCCAACCATAGAAACAAATGATTCTAATAAATACATCCCAATTAATTCTTGTTTTTGGGCATTATCATCTGTCGGATTCCAATATACAACATATCCAGGAATTAATTTATCCCAATCTATGTATCCATGGTGATCAAATAATAATTCATTATTCTTTTTGAATTGTTTAAAAAACCAATTCTTGGTGTAATAATCTGTTTGATCAAATCCAGTGTGCTCGATATATAAATTAAATCTATCTGCTTTTTTAAATAAAGCAGGAACTGGAATTTTTGCAATCTTATCCTCAAAACAAGCATCTTCAATTAATTTATCTAAATTATTATCAAAAACTTTATAAATATCATCAGTTGGTTTACTCACGAAATGATAATGATATGGATTTATTAACGAATAAGCCATTCTATCATCTCTAAATCCAAGGTCAGTAAACCCATAAAATTTATTATCCACATTTGCATCTGCATTCCATGATATGATATCCTGCCCATTGCTGCTATCAATATTGCTCTGTCTATGGGTGACTGTTGAAATTCTGATATGTTCTTTATTGAATTTAGAAGGACAAAATATTTTACATTTAGAATCTTTATCATCGGTGAACCAGCAATATGCAGCAGATTCTTTATATATTGAAAAATAATAATCTAAATATCTGATTGACCTATAAAAACTCATTGGTGGAATTATAACTTGTTTAATTTTTTCAGAATTAATTGTTCCATTTCCTTCAAATTCAACATTTGATTTTTCACCAATATCCTTAATAATTTCATTAATTTTTTTTTCTTCAAATATTCTGTTGAGTGGCATAGTGGAATTATAATATGCCTTTAGGGGAATTGCATAAATAACATATGGGAGCATATATCTTGAAGAAGCTTTATCTCCCTCAAGTGCAACTGCTTTTGACATAGACTTAGAATCTAATGTTATCAATTTCATTTCTTTTTGTTTTCTAGAATTTTGTTTGCTAGAAAAATAATATTCTAATTTTATATCAAATATTGGTCTAGTTCTAAATTCTTCTTGAAATAATTTAACAACTTCATGAAGAATATCAAAATGTAATTTATAAATAGTATACGGAGCACTTGGGTTTCTAAATATAGTTATATCGGTGAGATATTTTCCATAATCTATTTTATCAACTATACACTCAATATCTATTCCAAATGCGCCTTTAATATCCTGCATTGTATCTCCTTAAATAGTTTCCATCATTAGTCCCTGATAAAAGCCTTCCAGATGATTCTTAAAATAAAAAGATCTATTTATATCCATTGTCTTGAAATTTATTTTATCTGGTTGTTTAATTTTAATTTTGTCAGTATTCAATATAAATAAATATGATTCATCATCCTGTGGTATAGCAAATAATTTCCAGTTATCACAATTAAAATAATCTTTTCTCATAATATTTAATGTTTTTGATATCACATTCAATTTTAAAGTTAATATTTTTTTAGAATATTTACCAACAAATTCTTCTAACCCAATTGTTTTTTGTGGTATTCCTTTTATAATAACTTTATTATCAACGAACATCATGTAGGCTTGCTTTCTAGTATATGATCTTATAATGACATCGAATTTTTCTCTCAATTCTGGTTGGAATTCTAGATTATCTTTTTCTATAAATTTTTTTATTGCAAGACCATCTCTCTCCACCATTATAATATCATCAATCAATATATTATTTAAATTGACAAAATTGGTTATTATTTTTTTAGTGAATGACTGACAAAGGGTTAATAAATTTCTATCTTTAAATATTTCTCTTCCAATATACATGTTTCTTTCTAATTTGTTAGAAAAGGCCGGAACCTGGATTCCAACCTTTTCCAATATTCTTGGATAACATTCTTTTACATCATAAAAAAATATATCTCTTGTTATGAACGGTTGATTTTCATTATAAAAAAAATCACCAAAATTCATATTATATTTACTCCTTGGAAGTTTCCTCAATAGTATTTAATTCTATTTCTTCTGATTTCAATTCAACACTTTTAGATTCCAATGTTTTGTTTTCTTCATTTTGAATTTGTGCTGGATCAATTTTATTAAGATTAAAATGTTCACATATTTTTTCAGTTAATTTTTCTACATTAAAAGCCTTCATACATTTATAATTATATTTGCATTTCCATCCCGGAATAGGTGCATTTATAATTCCATTGCATGGGGATTCATCACATTCTGAATTTCTAACATGTAAAACTCCAGGATACTGATACCCAAGAGCATTAGCATCAGTCCTACCCCATACAACAAAAGCAGGTTTTCTGAATGCAGCTGCCATATGATGTCCGCAACTATCAATTCCTAAAAATCCATCTGCCATTGCTATAGTTGCCATCCAATATCTAAAATGCAATTGTTCTTTTGTTAATAGAGTATTCTTTTGAACATTAACCACTGGCTGATCTGCATCTTTCATAATTAGCATTACGCATTTATCACTAATTTTATTCATCAATTCATTAAATAATAAAATATTTTCTCTTCCACTTGGAAGAAAAACAGAACTACTTTCTTCTTTTTGCATTCTGCCAACATATTGAACAATTAATATTGGTAGTCCATTGGTTTGAGTTTTAATATCCAATAATTTCTTGTGCGCAACAGAAATCAATTCATCATCCAAATATATTTCTGGAAAATAATTTCCATCAAATTCTATTTGCCATGCTTCACAAAATGATTCTGTTAAATGTTTTCCATCGTGTCTATATGAATCAAGATGATATGGATTTTCAATTAACAGTGTTGATTTTTTTGCATAATCTTCATACATATGTCTGTATTCATTAAATCTCAATGTCCTATAGACATGTGGATTTAAATCATAAACTTCTGGCCATCCGGATAAAACTATTATTTTTTTATCTGGATATGCTTTCTTTAAACATCTAACTGCTGCTGTCGAGGCAATAACCTTACCTAAACCACCGTCAATACTAACAATTAAATATTCAGTATTTTTAGAAATATTCATTTAAAATCTCCTCCTATTTTTTGTTTGTTGAACCTCCCCACGGCTAAAGCCGGGGGATTCCTGTAGAGAGGCTCGTTCCGAGCCCAAGTTTAAGAACCTGCTTGGCGGAGTTTATATCTCTGTCATGCTGTGCCCCACAAGCACTGCAGTTCCAAACTCTTACCGCAAGCCCACTCAATCCGGTGGGTCCGGTTAAGGATCCGCAGGATGAACAGGTCATGGTGGTTTGAAATGAGCTAACTGGAACTACCATTCTACCGCAGTTACTGCCCTTGTAGGTGATAAAATCAATTAGTTGTTTTAAACCAGCTTCGGCGACTGACTTTCCGAATTTAGCAGCCATTCCTTTGAAGTTGTCGTCAGAATAGTATATGGTTGCATAGTTTTCTATAATCCATCGAGAAATCTTATGATTTCTATCTTTCCGTCTATTTGCTTGTCGTTCCTGTAATCTAGCAGCCAATTTCTTTCTTTTTCCTTTCTGCGCCTGGGCTAACCCGTGCGCGCCTTTCCGAAGTTCTCTCGGATTTTCTATCTTAGTGCCATCCGAAAGAGTTAGCAAAGTAGAGAATCCAGGATCAATTCCAATTGCGTTGGATGTCTTCTTAACAGGGAATGTATGGTTCGTATCCAGCCATAAACATAGATACCAACCAGATGATTTCTTAATGATTCTTCCACATTTAATATCAGCGGGTGGCAATTCTTGTTTATGATATCTAATTTTTCCCAATCCAAGAATACTAATTTTGTTAGCAACTGGGGCTTTGAATTTGTCCGGAAACGGAATAGAATTAAGTTTATTCCTCATTCCTTTAAGATGAGGCTTCTTAGCAATCTTTTTGAAACATCTGGTCCAAGCATTATGAACCTGCACCAGAATTCCTTGTATAATATGTGATGGAATTCCAATCTTTTTCCCATGACCGGCAAGCAGGTTCTGGAATGACATTTTGGAAAAGAATATTTTGTTCTGGGCATTGCATTCAATTTTTCGTAAACCCCAATTATATACCCCAGTTAGGATATTGAGCCAATCCAGGAGTTGTGCTTCCTGTTTTTTAGTTGGTTTGAGTTTAAGTGTACGAACTATCATTTATTTCTCTGTTATTTCACGTATTGATTAATGATGAGGAATGGATAACTTCTAGACTCAGATTTTCCAATTTCCTCCACTGAAATTTATTGGGATATATTCTATATTTGAATGTTTTTATCATTGTAAAATAAAAATCTCCTTTTTAATATTCAAATTTGTATTTGTTTATTGAAAAACAAATGTATGTTTTTTCATCAGTTCATCCACGGACTCACGTCCGTGGTTTTCCCGATTGGTTTATAAATGAAAAAAAAGAGCAGAAGAAATTATCTCCTGCTCTTAAACAATAATATAAAATTAGTTAAGAATTGTAGGACCAAATGAAACGATTAAATCATTATCGCTCAATTTAATACCAACTCGTTTAACAACGGTTGAAGCATCTGTCGGTTCTGTTGCGGTATATGCCCCAGCGGTTGTATCGGATACATATATTACATCACCAACTGAACCAATACTCGTTAATAAACCTGTCTTAGTAAATACTCTATCAAATTTAACATAAACTGTTTCATCTGCACCTGTAGCTGCACTGGTTGCAATACCTAAAGTTTCATAATAATAAGATGTATTTGCTCTGCTCTTAACAATTTTTCCTGATGTATTGAGAGCTATAAGATCTCCAATAGCTAATGCTTCGCCTGATGTTAAAGCCATCAAGCCATCACGAGAAATTTGTTGTGCCGACCAAACATCAGCAGATCCAGTTCCTGAATCATTAAATTTAACTGTTAACTGGCTAGATACGTTTTCTTCAATGGTGCTATCATCAACTTTTATACCAACACCATTTGTTGCATCGACATTAATTGATCTTGCTATATTAGATCCGCCCACCGAATCAACAGCAAGATCTATTGTTATGGTATCAGTTTCAGCATCAGTTGTAATTGTAATTGCATTTCCGGCTGCAAATGTTAAAGTATCATCTGCAGCATCCGCAACCACACTGCTTTGACCAGATACCGAAATTGTCTTAAATGCATACGAAGCAAATGTTCCTATAACTTCAAGTTCACCAGACAAATTGACTTGAATTGTAGTATCATCAGTCTTTGCTGATAATATTCCACCAGTTAATCCCAGACCACCACCTGCAACACTTGAAGACAAAATAATATTAACTGTTTCCGGTGTGTCTGCTACAGTAATAGACATCGAATTATCAGTAGAAATGAATGTTAAAGTATCAGCATCTGAGTCTGCCACTGTAGTATTTGTTCCATCACTTATGGTCTTAAAAGAATATACTGTAGGAATTAATCCTTCAATTTCTTCTAATGCATCTTGAACGTTAAGTGCCGAACCACCATATGTCCCACCTGTGTCCAAAGGTAAACTGGTTGCATCAACTAAATTGGTTCCAGTGCCCCAATCAATTTCTGCTTCACCAACAGCATCGGCTGCAAGTTCACTGGTATCAATACCATTGGCAGTGACCTTAAGACCTGATGACCCAACTGTTAGAGTAGAACCATCAAGTTTTACTTCTAATCCCTTATTAGTTGAATCGAATGCAATACCACCATCTGATTCTAAATTAATTCTGATTTTATTTGTATCTTCTGTTAAACCATAATTTGTATCAATTGTATCCGTTACATCGACTTGAATATTACCAGAACCATCAAAATCCAGGCCGCCGTCAGTTGTTAATTTAACTTCTATTGCGTTTGATGTTTCACCAAGACCTTTATTCGTGTTAATTATATTTGTAGAATCAACCTCAATTTCATTTGATGCATTAATAACAATAGTGCTTCCGTCAACATTAACTCCAATAACACCACTAACAACATCCAATGCACCATCAGTATCAATCTTGGCTTTACCCCAGTCAGTAGTGCTGGCATAAGGAATGGATGATGCTCCAGTTTGCTGCCACACTTGAGAATCAGCATCCCAAGAAAATTGACTATCACATACACGACAATAATGTGTTTCATGTAATTCTAAAGAAGCATATTCTCTGGAGAATCCAAAATTTGTAGCTTCTGGTTGTGTTGTTGGTAATGCCACCATATCCGATGACAATGCTTCATAAACATTTGTAAGAGTTGGATTTGCAATAAGTGATCTTGTAGCTGCTCCAGCATTACCATAAATTCTAGTAGATTCTCCGATTGTGTCTTGCCATAGAATCAAAACATCATTTGTAGCATCAACTGAATCCAATAATGTTGTAGTGGTAGATATTGCTATATTACTATCAGCCACAATTTCTGCGCTAATATTTGCTAATGTTGCGTTAATATCTGCACCAATTGAAAAATCAGTTCCAGCAATAAAACTTTCTGTGTTAGTTCCATCATATAGTGAAATAGTATCGCCAGTTTCCAAATTAGCAGATAACTTCAACACCTGTGCAGCATAAATACCACCAGATGCTCCATCAACTAATTGATCACTAATAAGTAAAATTTCTTTCCATAATTTACTAACAGCAGCAACTGCTTGAAGCTGACCATAATTAACAGCATCACCCGGATTTGCACCATCTGCTAAATTGGTTATGCTATTGGAATCCATATCAATGTCACCAGACATGGTTCCACCAGCAAGCGGCAGATAATCTCCGGTCATCGAATCATATATTTCAGCTAATACCGCTTCAACATTTTCTCCAGTAAATCTAGTACCAGAATCAACCACGGGAACATCATCTGCTGCAACTTGGTTTCCGGTAGTTCCCCAATCAATTTCTGCAGAACCAACTGCATCTGCAGCAATTTGATCAGTATCAACTGCAGAATTGGCAATTCCGAGTGAAAGTGTTTTAGTTGAAGCACTTCCGGTGATAGTTAAATGTGTTGAAGTTATACTCATTGTATCGGATCCAGATGCTGTCAAATTATCGCCGATATCAACATTAAATGTTTTCCAAGCATCTACAACTACGGAACCAATACTATCTCTTAATTCTTCTAAGGCACCATCAACATCAGTTGCAGTCCCTTCCCATGCAGTGCCAACAGGGACATCATCTGCTGCAACTTGAAACACATCAGTTCCCCAATTTATCTGAGTATCTTTAATTCCATCTGCTTTAACTGTGACTTGGCCAGTGGAAAATTCCATAGTGGTACTATCTATACTAACATATAAACTTCCATCTGTATATTGCAAAAGACCATTTCCAGCTCTAACAACATCCGCATTTAATTTAGCAGCGGTAACATTATCATCTATTATTTTAATGGTGCTTACAGAATTTGATCCCAACTTACTTTGTGTTATTCCAGAATCTTTAATACGAATAGATGCTGGCGTAGCAGAACTCGGAACATAACTTGGTTCCACAATATTATCAATTGCGCCACCCAGTGTTGCAGTTCCCCATTTGCCCATATAATTTGAACTAATCTCTATTTTTAACGCTTCAAGTGATGCGTTGCTACTTGTCCAGGATGCATCACTTATCACTTCTACACTATCAACTGTTACATCTGCTAACTTATTTGTATAGTCTAATGTTACACCAATTGATAACCCGGATGCTGCTTCAGCAATAGTTGCAACAGCTGCAGCAGAACCTATTACTCCTTCATCTCCTTCTTTTTTGCCTTCATCCATTTTTGACAAATACAAATTGACGTTTCCGCTTCCATCTGCTGATAAACTCAATCTGAATTCTGCTGTTGTCCCTGCAACATCAGTCCAAATTATATAAGCGGTTGGATTTTCATATACATTATTAGATTCCAAAAATAAATCTGCAGAAAAAGAGTAAGTCCCAGTTGAAAATGGATCAATTTTTGATATAATAATTCTATCAAAAGCAGAATCTGTTACTCTATATCCTGCACTAAGACCAGTTTCACCAGTTTTATAATCATCGTTATATAGTAATGAAGAATAACCAGATACTAATCTCCAATCATATTCTGTATCCGATCCATCGCCAACCCAACTCGTGGATGAAACTGCATTACCATCAACTCCGTCATCAAAATCATCCCAATCTGGAGGTTGCTGCGCATCGACCCACTCAATTGTTGAATCATCAACTTCATTTTCCAGAATAAAATTTCCAGATGTATCAAAATTATTACTTACAATCTTGGCACCACTGACGAATGTCAAAGAAGTGTTTCCAATATTGGTAATATCGTTGCCATTCATATTGATGTCGCCCGACATTGTTCCACCGGCAAGTGGTAGATAATTACCAACTGAGTCTCTTAATTCTTCTAAGGCACCATCAACATCAGTTGCAGTTCCTTCCCATGCAGTGCCAGTCGGAACGGATGCAGCATTAATTTGATTGGTACTGGTTCCCCAATCAATTTCTGCAGAACCAACTGCATCATCAGCAAGATGTTCTGTGTCAATTGCATTATCGGCAATCTGTGATGAACCAATACCATCGGCCTTAACTGCTACTTGATTTGAGCCATTAATTTCAATAGTAGTGTCATCAACTTTAACATCGAGCACTCCGGTTGTTAATCCAAGACCATCTCCAGCAAATGTGGCAGCAATATGAAAATCTGCACCAGCTGGTAAATATGACGTAATACTTAAAGAATTATCACTAGACGTGAATGCTAAATCGCCACCATTATCGGTTGCTGATACCTGAGATAAATCCGGAAAAGTAATTGTTTCAAAAAAATCACCAGAACCAATAGCACTATCAACATAAGATTTGGTAACCAGATCGGTGTCACTAAATGTTTCTGCGGTTGTTGAAATAGTATAAGCCCCTATGCTCCAATCAGCACTTAGACTTCTGGTTCCATCAACTAATACAAAATCACTTTCACTTTTACTACCAACTTTATCAGCATTTAAATTTGTAATAACTCCAGTGTATGATATTGTAATAGGTGCAGCAACAGAATCATTTAAAGTAACACTCTTGACTTGAATAGAGTCATTAGTTTGATCATGCTTTTGAAATTCGCCATTTGCATTTAGCTTGATAAATTTTACATCAGCCATTTAAAATACCTCCAATTTTTTTTAGAAAAAAACTACGAAATTTCCAAAGGTTCATTTTTTATAAATTCGATAGATTCAATAACATTATCCATAATTCTTAATATATTTTTTCTATTTTTTATTTTTTCATAATATTGAATATATTTATTTTTAGATTCTTCTATTGTATTTTCTAACAATATTTTATCAACATTATTTGCATTTTCATTTTTTAATATATATCCAGAACATAATTCATCATTTATTTTTTCAGATATTCCACCTCCACAATTATATAACAATTTTAAAGAAGGATAATTAAAAGATTTAACAATGTATTTTATTTTGTTTACATTAATTAAATTAAATAATAATTCAATAGATTTTTTTCCAATACCCTTTCCAGAATATTTTGGAAAAACACATATACACAAGGAATCATTATTACGGATATATTCTATAAAACCAGCAATATTTTTATTTGACATTATAGTAAAAGAATAAGAAAGAGGAACTTTCTTTCCAGTTCCTATGAATGGATAATAATATCTAGCAGCGATTTGCATAAGAATATCATCAACTCCAGCTTTTAAAGATACATTTATATTTTGCATATGAAAATTATTTACTTTCTACTATTTTCAGACCCATATTTTTTACACTATTCATTGCACTATCAAATGATTTAAATCCTTCATTCTCAGATATTATTTTTCCAGATTTATCATAAAATATAATACTATAATGTTGAGTTCCTTCTTCAGTAACACCTCCTTTAATAACTGATATAGACCCAATATTACTATAAGGAATAAAAATTGCTTCATCTCCATAATTTTTAGAAAGAATTAAAAAATTTTCACACATATTTATACTCTCCTTAATCCTTAGATGCCCAAATATATCTTTCACCGCTGGCGCCATTTATCACAGCTGCCTGAATATTTCCTGTTGAGGTCATAGAAACACTTGACCAATTTCTACCACCATCAGATATGAAGTTAGTTAAATTTATCCAAGTTGCTCCATAATTTGATGACCCCCATATATTCCCATTAGTTCCGGATGTTCCACTAGAGACCGCAGTTTGATATTTACCATCTGATGATACGGATATACCCCTCCAAACATAATAAAGACTTGGTATAGCTGACCAAGTTGAGCCATAATTTGAAGAAACATATATATAATCATTAACTGCAACTGCAGTCTGATATTGCCCATCAGCAGACATGGAAACACTTGACCAAGACCGTGTAGCATCTGATGTTAATTGTGACCAACTAGCTCCATAATCAGAAGATCCCCATATATAATTTCCAGAAGCAACTGCGGTCATATATTGCCCATCAGCAGACATAGCAGTTCCATTCCAGTTTCTATTTGTACTTGTTAGTTTTCCAGTCCAACTGGTGCCACTATCTGATGATATATAAACTCCAGGCCCTCCATAATTTCCTATTAACATATATGTTCCATTAGAAGAAATAGATGGACCTTTCCAACTATAAGGTGTAGCACTACCTTCAGGATCAACAGATGACCATGACACTCCATAATTTGATGATATCCAAGTTCTTCCACTTTCTGCACCTGCTAATTGATATGCTCCATCAGACGACATGGCAACTCCTAACCAGGATCGTGTGGAATCTGATGTTAATTGTCCCCAGTTAACTCCATAATCTGATGAGCCATATATATATCCACCATAAACAACCGATGTCATATATGCTCCGTCACTTGAAATTGATATTCCATTCCACCACCTGGCGGTATTATGTATTACCTGCCAATCTAAACCATATATAGCAGGAAATGTTTGCTTCCAAGCAGATCCAGTGTATACATACACTTCGGCATCTTTCCAATTGGTTCCATCATATATTTTAACTTCGTCCGAAGATTTCCAATTGCTTCCATCATATATATTAATAACCATAACTTCCCCTTACGCTGTATATTTGAAATAGACATCTCCAGCTACCATTCCACTGGAAGGAGGATCACTAGTTCCATATGTAAATCTACCATCTCTAGCATAATAAGATGCAGTTTGACTATTCAAACATGTAGCATTTACATTTCCTGATGTATCAAATGCAGTGGATGACACTATAGAACCATCTGCAAATTTTAAAGAAGAATTATTAATATTACAAATTGAAAAATTACACATATCTAAATTACAGCAAATTTCAACAGCACCTGATGCTGGAATATTTATTTTAGTAACACCTGTTGTTTCTAAACCTAATCCATATGCATCATTATTTCCCAATGTTCTATTTGCTCCTGCAGTATCTCCACCATCACTAAAATCACCACCAGTTGGAAGAGTCATATATGAAATTCCGTCTGCAGTAGAACATAATATACATCCATTGCAATAATTACTTGGTGTATCACATAAACTAATAAATGTTGTGCATGCTATATTGGTCAACGAAACCCACCCAGTTCCTTTATATCCTTCAAAATCAGAACCAGACCATCTTATCATTCCACTTATATCACACCCAGAATTTCCTAATTGTATTCCACCCGTTACACATATATTTCCTTCCGCTTTTATAGAATAACTATCAACATTCCCTCTAGCGCATACACCAACTTCACCCCAGGCACAAACGCCAACAGTACCAGCACACATTTCTAAAGCAACATCATCATATATACCTATTCCAAAAACACCAATATCACCGCAAAGATAAGCGCTGACTGCTCCACTTCCACCAGTTGCATATGTTTCTAAAGCATACCCACCAACAGATGTTTTAACAAGATTTGCTACTGACCCAGATCCACTTTGTGTTGCTTGTATTATTGGATCAGCACAAAATACATTTAAATCGAGCATTGTGATATTTGCAACTGTTAGTCCCGTTCCAGATGGATTGACAACTACAAATTTATCTCCTTGACCGGTATAAGATGACATCCCAGTTCCACCCCTTGAAACACCTAAAGTTCCAGATGTTATGCATGATGTATCATGTGTATGAGATGCCAAAGCAGGGGTTGTAACAAATTCTAATGCATTACCATCTCCATTCACTTTTAACCAACAATTAGCGGTATATGAACTTGGTGTATCAGTCAAATCAGTAAATTCTAAAGAACTTGCCGGAAGATTAGTTAATGCAGAACCATCACCATCGAAACTAGTTGCCTTTACTTGACCGTCAACTTCTAAAGTTTGTGTGGGAGTTAAACATCCTATGCCAACTTTACCGCCCATGATTGCCATGGTACTGCCTTGCGACAGCGTGTGCAAATTACCATCAAGTCCTATACCGAAGGAGTAAACCCCACTCGCCGTTGTATTTACTCCCATGGCTGTGCTGCTGGATCCCGTTGCGTGGTTTCCAAAACCAATAGCTACAGAATTATCGCAAGTGGCAGTAGCACCATTACCAATAGCAAAGGAGTAAACCCCACTCGCCGTTGTATTTACTCCCATGGCTGTGCTGCTGGATCCCGTTGCGTGGTTTCCAAAACCAATAGCTACAGAATTATCGCAAGTGGCAGTAGCACCATCACCAATAGCAAAAGATTTGATACCGCTGGCAGTAGCACCAGCACCAGTAATGTTTCCCATCACACCTAAATTACAACATACACAGATGTCTCCGCCGCATTCTATGCAAAGTCTAGTCTGATTGTCTGTTATGAATTCTAAAGAATAAAAATCGGTATTCCCTAGAACTCTGTTATAGCCTCGACACTCCCCCCCATTATTAAATTCACTGGGAGGCGATGACACGATCCACTTATTAACCGAAGAAGTATAAACTAAAACATCTCCATCAGTCGGTGGCATATAAATAACATCATTCAAGTCTCGAACATTCCCACTAAAGTTAAGAGCAACCGAATCATTCATTCCAGGAAGTTCTACATTATCTATGGTCACAATTGGTTGATTTACATCACTAACAAATTGAATATGAATAGAGCCTAATGCATTTGGTGTCGTTCCAGCACTGTATGATGCCCCATTAAAGCCAGATAACGGAATCATTCCTCCACCCTGATCGACACTAATTGTTACTAAATTATTTGTTAGGTCTACATCCACTTGAATATCAAATTTATTAACAGTTACTGATGTATCTGGTGGAATTGATAACAATCCCCCGGAGTCAGTGGCTGAAATAGTCACATTGGTAGCACCCCACGTAGCAGATATCATTAATAAAAAAGTTCCCATTACTGTTTTATAATCTTGTAGAAACAACATAATAGTTGCAGACTCATCAGGATGAAAATTGCTTTCCAACGTAGCCTTAGCTGTCCAGACACCCGATGATGTTGATTTATTAGCATTACTGGTCATCATGGAACTACCCACTGGAACAACCAATGTTAGATCATCACCAACGCGGAATAAATTAGAACCCCCATCTGCGACATAAACAGGACTGTTTGCTACCGTGGTCCATGCAAAATCATCCAATCCAATCCAAGGATTAATAATTGTTGTAAGAGGTTGTCCTGCAGTTTTGGAGGGGTCATCAAAATCTCCCCAATATAATGGGGCTCCCAAACAAGAAAATTGAATAGTTCTGTCATCAACTTCACCAGATAAATTTAGGCATCCGGTGGACTTAAATTTGTCCGAATGAATCTCTGCACTATCCACAAACTTTAAAGATGAGTTTCCAATATTGCAGATATCACAACTACACATATCCAAATGTCCATTAGAAATAATACCCTGAGAAATTATGCAACCATCCACTGATAATTTATGGGATGGAGTTAAACACCCAACACCAGTATAATCCGCACCAATATATATTGTATTTCCTTGGGAGAGAACCGGTTTAGTCACAACATAACTTTGTATTCCTAATGAACAATTTCCAGTTACACATATACTTCCAATTCCAATTGATTTATCAGCGCAAACAACAGTTCCATCACCAATAGCTACACTATTGCTCCCAAATAAAACCATTGCTTGATATCCAAGTGCTGCTGAATAAGGCACAGAAACAAATGAATTATTTCCCAGTGAAATAGAATCATTTGCGTTTGTTCCTGTTCCTGCTCCAGAACCATATGAAACAGATCTAAGTCCATTTGAGCATGCACCAGATCCAATAGCTGACGAATAATTACCATTAGCACAACTGGCTCCAGAAGCATATATGGAATCCGTTCCTGTTCCTTTTTTAACTGTTGGTGTCATCCATGTCAAACAAGATCCATTTGAACATAATTGACATCCATATATATGAGTTGATGGTGTATCTGTTAATTCTATAAATGAACTAACTCCACTTGGTAAATCTATTGCTTCCCAACATGAATTTGATTGGTCATAGCTTAATACTTTTCCATCTAGAAAAGATCCAGAATTTACATCATTTAATTCGTTTAAACCCAATGTTGAATTTTTCCAAGTTCCATCAATATTATATTTCAAAATCTGATCAGATGTTATTGACGTTATTGAAACATCTTCAATATCATTTATAGATGATCCGGTAAAATCATTTATGTCTGTCCAATTATGATTGTGTATTGTAGAAGCCTTTCCATCCAAATCATCTTGTAAATTAGAAACATCTGATATTGAATGGCCATGTCCTTCAATTGATAATTCGGAAATAGTTCTAGTTTCGGCACCATCACTTAACACACCAGATGGTATATTTAAACAATCGATGGATTTTAATTCTTTTAATTCACCATCATCTATAATTAAAGGACGCTTATTAGCCATTTAATTATCCTCCCAAATATAAATTTGTTTTATTTTGTTCTATGATTTGTTACACTCTATCATCGACTATAGCTAAAACAGCTTCGACCGTTTCACATGCTTTAACAGATAGTATTAAGGCTGCAGACGTGTTAAAGACATATGCTTGTCTTACAGTGCCATAGTAAAAGAAGCCTTGTAATGCTGTGCTATCTACCAGCTCATAAGTATCATTAGCTGTATTCCTGATCACCTGGGGAAACGTCAGTGCTCCTGCCTGAAAAGCAACAAACATAGCAACCCAAGTGTCCCTTGAATACTCATCAAGTGAAAAATACTGTTCACTAGTAGGAGGAAATTCAAACCCAGTTGGTTCTAAAACATTCTTATTTTTGTTGATGATGTCATCAATTTTATTGTTTTTAGCAACACTAAGCAATCTAACATAATAAGATGTTTTATATGTCAAAACTATTTCATCAAGAGTTAGTTTGTCTCCTGCTGTCAATTCAATATCCGTAATGATTGATAATACAGTACCGGTTGCTTCAATTCTGACAGCAATTCCAGGAAGTAAATTTAATATTGTACGTATTAATGTTAAATCATTTGGATTTATTTGATCGGTGTCATAAAAATTATAATTTGTGTCTAGAGATCTCGTATATACATATGAAGCCATGATTATTCCTCCTTATATAGTCTTATAATATATAAATACAAATCCGAGAATATTGAGAACGACATCCATATTAAAATCAATTGTTATACCTGCAATATCATTTGCTGCTAGATCGGTGAAATATGGAGCCATATCAAATTCAGTTACTATCCCGGAGGTCACAGAAAATGAAATTCCGGAAACTGACTGGGTATGATTTGTTGAACTTTCCCCAACGGTTGCATAACTCGAATCAATAGTTGCGGTTGTTGTTGAGTTATCTACAGCTGGAATGAACATAAGTTTTATAGATATCATACTATAAAAATCGGGAGGGGTAACAAAAGAAAACCTAATTGGATCTTTTGCATTTTTTTCCATAATCTGATAATTTCCATAATTCTTATTATATGTAACAGGAATAAATAATTCTTGTACCTTAAAAGGAAATGATTTTGTGCATAGAATCCACTGAGTTCCATCATCCAAATATAATCCACCAGTATCACTTGCATGGAAATATCTTCCAGGTGTCCCAAATGCTGGCATGTTGGCAAATGTATTTATCAGAGTTTTTCCTATGAAATGTTTATTGGAACCATCACCTATAAATACTTCTTTGGTATCAGTTGCAAACGCAACTTCTCCTAAACTGAGACTCCCAGAATCTATTTCTGAACGAGTTCCACTCATTAATTTAATTTCAACATCTGGGCTCGTGATAGTTGCAGCATCTATAGATGTTATCCAATCATTCAAATTCCCAGATGAATTACTCTTAGGAATTAAATTAGCACCAGGACTTGAAGTTGAAATTTCATCTAGCCCACCATCCTGATGAGAAGTTGCATGTGTTGTTGGATATCTATCATCTGTCATTCTAGCATCAGAATTTGTTACATATTTATTTGTAGATGAAGGTGTTCCATCGGTACCATCCAAAGCATCTTTTTGATCATTGGTTGGTAAATATCCATGATCAGTTGAAGACATTAATCCATTCAATGAATCTGTTGAATATTGTGTTGCTTCGGTATGTTCATTGGCATCCAGATGATAATACTCATTGGTATCCCCACCTTGTAAACCTGTTAACATATCGTGATGAGTGACACTTGCTCTCGGTAACCAATCACCACTGAGAACATACACATATTCGGTTTCATCATCCTTATTTAAAATTGCAAATCCAACATCGGGAATAATTTCAAACCACCCTGCCGTTTTATATTGGTATACATAACTCTCAGTCCATCCATTTCCAGACACATCACATACATATCTATCATCAATAGCTGGACTTATTGGTAAACCAACTGAAGCATCCCAAAATGATATAATTGATTTCTGCCATGCTAAACCATCTATAGCAGAATCAATATTATCGTTGATTTTATAGGAAGACCATAATTTTGTGTGACTAGTATCGGCATCATCCAATTCACTATGAATTGATGTATCGTCAATATGATCTCTAGCTTCTTCTGCATCAACCACATGCATAGAATCATTTATTTGTGTCACATAGCCAGTGGAAAGTTCAGATAATTTTACTTTCCCATATGTGGTTCCATCTGCAACATCATCTATGCTACCAGTCAAATCAGATAGTGCATATACACTAATTTTATTCCATGCAGTACCATCATCCACCCATGTTTCTTTTGTATCTGTTGCATAAAACAATCTCCCATTATTTCCGGCCAATGGTCTATTTATAAACAAATCAATCAATACTTTCCCATCTGGATTATTTGTTAGATTGTCCCAATGAACACTAGATAATCCACTCGTTTGTAGTTGTGTTTGAGTGTAATATCTAATATCTCCTCTGGAATCTGTCAAATATTGTGTATGATCATCGGCATCCAGATTTAATAAAACAGAATGACTTATTGATGACGCAGCAGATGATGCTTGTTCCCAATAATAATCACCAGAAACATTTTTAAGACATACATATAAAATAGTCTGGTCTCCAATACCAGGAGCTATCCAAAATTTAGCATAATATTCTTCTGCTGGGGTTGGTAAAACACCAACCCCAATCACAGGCATATCAAATTCTGAATTTAATATTAGTTTTTTTGAATCATCATATTCGACATGTCTAATAAACAATCCGGAATATTGCCCAACTAAACCATATTGTTTTTCTATCATTAGTTAATCTCCAATCAAATTTTATGTGAACTACCCAGACCACAATGATCTGAGCTTCCTACTTCATCGCTCTCGTTGTATGAGTAGCTCTGTAGGCTCTACGGCCAGTCCCTGGCCTATAAAATTCTGATTCTGTAACCCCATATTCTTAATGTTCTTCGCTGCGTTTACATCTCTGTCATGTGTGGTGTTACACATAGAACAAGTCCATAATCTATCGCCAAGAGTTAAGTATTGATTGATAGCTCCGCAGCTGCTACACATCTTAGAAGATGGTTCGAATCTACCTATTCGGAGCAAGTTCTTTCCATACCAGTCACATTTGTAGGTTAGATACTCGTTGAACTTACTCCAACTCACATCAGCTATGCTTCTTGCTAAGCAGTGATTCTTTAACATTCCTGCCACGTTTAAGTCTTCTATTATAAGCGCACTCACTTGGTTCTCATGAGTCAACTGGTATGTCAGCTTGTGTAAGAAATCTTTTCTTGTGTTAGCTATCTTTTCGTGTAGCAAAGCTACACTAAAGTTAGCTTTCTTTCTGTTTTCACTCCCTTTCATCTTTCTAGAAGCACGTCTCTGTAAGACTTGCAATTTCTTAAGACCCCTCTTAAGAGGCTTGAGATTATCAATCTTAGTCCCATCTGAAAAGGTAGCAAAGTGTTTGATTCCTAAGTCAATCCCAAGAGTAGTCGCTTCCGTCACTACTGACAAGACTTTTAAATTGATATTCCAAGATGTGATGTTAGAGCGATAACTATTCTGTCAACAGATTCCTGTAAATTAATAGGATCTGCCACATTCCATGGATTCAAAATTGTTGATGTTCCTGTTTCAGGTCCACCAGAGAATGCATGTACAAATGAATATGAATTATCTGTTAATTTTGTTATAACATATGTTCCATCAAAATTTGTGGTTCCAGATATTGTAACAGTTTGATTATCAATCAATCCATGATTAGTATGTGTTACAACTGCATTTGATCCATCTCCGGTTATATTTACAGATCCACCGGAAACTGAAAATGTTTTAGAATAATTGAAGTTAACCAATAAATTATTTAAAGCATCTTTAACAGTCACACCCGAAACACTCGAATCATTAGCAACCATGCTCGCTGGTTCATATATAAATGCTGTTCCAGACAATGCTCCACCATTAACAAATAAACCTGAAACATATGTCACTGCAGATCCGGCGGAAACTCCACCCCATGTTATAACACCATCTAAAGCATTTGATAACCCGACCACAGCACCATTATTTATATCTATTGCAGAACCACCACCAAGATTTGAAACAAAAGAACTGGTTGCCATAAAAACACCAGCAATTGATTTGACAACAGGTTCGGCTGGACTATTTGCAAACAATTGCATCTGATCAACAGAAATTCTTCCACCAATCTGTTTCACTGCATATTTATTAATTGTATTTGCTTTTAAAGTTCCATTTGTTAGACTGATCAATCCTGAATTAGCTGTTAAAACATCATTCAGCAAAGATTGAACAGTAACATTAAATCCTGTTAAATCTGCGTTTGTTGTTATTTGTCCATCAATTGAATATAAATTTAATGCATTAGTCGCACCATTAATTGATAAAATTCCTTCAAATTTAAAATTACCAAGATCACATGTTCCGACGCCTGTTGCCAAATTTCCAGACACTGTTGTCCTATGTAATCCCGAACCAAAAAGACTGACATTATCAGGCAAATTTGTAGAAGCATATGTTCCTGGAGCCAATAGAATTAAATCACCGGAAGAAGCAACACTAGTTGCAGCAGCCATAGTTAAGAAAGGATTTCCTTCCGTTCCGTCTCCGTTTAAATCATCTCCATTCATAGAAACATGAATAACCTTACTAACCCCATGACCAACAAACGATAATTTTTCTTCTGATCCAACAAATCCAGCCATCCATGAATCAGATGCTTCATCAAAATAAAGTCTAGTGTCTGTTAAAGTTCCCCTCTTTACAATAAATCCAGAAAAACCAGCAGTTACACCAGCACCAGTTTCTCCATCATTTAAAATAATTTCATTATCTTCTGTTTTGACTTGTGTAGTTTCAAGTGATGTAATATTCTGAGTAACAAAACTTCCCTGAACCGTAACATCACCAGAAAAAATTTTATTTCCACCAATGGTTTCATTTCCAACAACATGAACATAATCACTTTCAATAAAATCAGTAACATCTGCTTTTAAATGTGTATGACCACCTGGAAGCATAAATGCTGCAACATCATCAATATCAACTACATTATTAACGGATTCAATTTTTCCAGAAGGTATAAATGCTTTATCGTCATTATCTAAAGGTTCACCTAACGCCCTTGAATTTGGTTTCCTAGAAATCAAAACTGCTCTATTAAGATCTGCCATTTCTTTTTCCTCCAATTTTATAAATTAAAAGAGAGAGATTTTGTCTCTCTCTTAGCTACCAACGATAGCATAATCAGAAATTCTAAATTCCATTTCTGTGGAACTTACAGAAAATCCCAATTTTAAAACAATTTGTCCGGATCCACTTGGCGCAGTTTCAGTCATAGATCCTGCTGTAGATGCTGATAAATAAATATTTTTATTAGATCCAGTAAAAGATAATCCACTTAATTTTCCAAATTTTCTAACTGTTAATTCATCACCATCTATAGATTCAACTATACCCAAGACTCTGAAATAATCCGATTCACTTCCAGCCCTTGCCTTTGTTGCTTTATTACTATCATTTATTGCAACAACTTGACCAAGAGTTATAGTTTCACCACTATCTTTTTCATATACACTAAATAAATCAGATTCAATATCATTTAGAATACTTATATTTACGCCCGAATCTTGTAAATTTCCACTTACATCAAATTCTGCAAAATTTCCGTCTGTAAATGAAACTGTTTCAGTTTTATCATCAAGATCAGATTTCAAAGTATCTAACGCATCAGAAATTGTAGTTCCTGCTATAGTTGTATCATTATCAAAATCATCTGATCCCTGCCTAAAAAGCACGCCTAAACCATTTAATACCCCAACAAGAAAATGTAAATTATCAACAATAACAGAAGAATTGTTTATCACATCTCCATATAACATAACATCAACCAATATATGTGGAATTGGAGCGGAGTTATCTAAAAGAATAGAACTTCCTCCTCCAACATTTATAGATGTTCCAGATGTTACCATCAATCTACCACCTGAAACATGAATCAATGGATCTATAGAAACATTTCCTCTGACATCCACTGAAGATAAATTTAGCGTTGCATTTGATTGTTGTATAGCTTTTTGGCCATCTGGTGCATGCACTGAAGAATTCATAAATGACACCACGGCATTTGGATCAGTATTTCCGACATATAATGGAACACCAGAAACTGACCTGATTGTGAAGTCATTAGATGTTAAATCACCAGCAGCTATAACAACATTACCAGTTGAATATACTGCATAAACACTTAAAGTCGCATTAGATGTTATTGTTCCACCTGAATGATTTATATCCCTAAAAACTCCAGTACCACCAGAGAAAGAAATATTTCCCATAATATGTGTTCTATGCAATCCAGATCCTTGCAAAGATACATTGGAAGGAATAACAATCCCGGACATTGTTTCATCATATACTCCGGGACCAAGATATATTATTTCACCTGCTGATGCTATGGATGCAGCAAATGCCAACGATTTATAAGGCATTGCGATTGATCCATTTTCTCCAACATGTGAACTATTTACATCGACGTATATTATTTTATTAAATCCAACTGACAACTGAAGATCACCAATGTTAGATGCAACCCAATTTCCAGAACCAACATCAAACCTCAAAACATCATATGGGTTCGGAGAAGCAGCATCAACATCATTTAAACCGTCCAATGCCAAATCCACATACAAATGATTTCCAATATCATATTTAATTGTATCTGCATCTACTTTACTAGCTAAATATCCAGCTGTATCTCCACTGTGCATTTTGACCAATTCATCAGTTCCAGATACAGTTCCAAATTCCAAACCCGATTCATCAACTTTAACAACTACGGATTTTCCTGATTGCCCAACATAATTACTAGGAACATCATTTAAGTCAATAAAATCATGAGTATGGGTGGTATCAGATTTCCCGGATAAGAAACTGTCAATTTCACTTTCTTGATAATATATATCATCGTGATTGTGTGCGTCAGGAGGAAATGTGGATGGTTTATTATCAACATTATCCCAATGAACAGAACCACCACCACCAGAAGTATTTAATTCAGTTTTTGTATAATAAAGCGTATTGTGGTCATGTGATGCTGGAGCAAATACACCAGGTATAACTTCCATGACGTGCAGAGTCCCATCAATTCTTAAAGTAACACCATCAACTTTATCAACTAATCTTCCAGGAGATGCATCCGTATAGTCAGCAAGAACATTTATATCTGACATGGCAGTAAAAATAAGACCGTCACCAGCTGGATTAACAACTACCGATTCTCCAGGAAATCCATATCCAATCGGAGTATCTGTTAAATCAATAAATCTATGGGTATGAACCGTATTTGCTTTCCCGGATAAAGAACTATCAACTTGAGATTTAGTGTAATACAAACTACCATGATTATGAAGACTGCTTGCATCTAACCCACCAGTTAATGAATTATGTTGTGTAGATGTAAGATGATAATATTCAACAAGAGGAACACTTCCACCCTGTAAATTTTCCAATAGTGAATGATCGACTTTAGTGGTTCCTACCGATAATAATGCCTTCAGTGTATTTAAGTGTTCGGTTGCTGTTAAATGCCAATGCCCACTCGGAACATCTCCACCTAATAATCCACCCAACGCTTCGTGATTTCCAACACCAGGAAGATTAACCCAAGCAGCTCCATTATATAAATAAATTCTATCTTGATCCTCAACATAGGATGCATATCCTTTGTTTGGCATAGTATAAGACCAAGCTGGAATATTTGCATTATATTGAGCAACCTGATTTGTTTTTCCGGCCCAAGCTCCCGTAGCACCAGCAGGAATTATATACCTATCTCTATTTGCTGGTGTTGGAGGTGGTGTAATTGTAGTTGAACTTAAAACTGATTGTTGCCAATCAATCTGATTCACAATATCAATCACAAAATCATATATCTGCTGTGAAGACCACATAACAGCATTGCTCGGTCCACCAATATCATTTAACTGAGCACCATCTAAAAATTGAACATTTAAATTATTAACAAGAGCGGTGCTATTTACGACAAATGGTGCAGCTACAGTTTCTGATAGTGCAAGAGTCTTTAATGACGCACCATGTATACTTGGATCAATAACTGCAGGATCATTTGTCGTAGTATCGAATCTTAATAAAACTTCCATTAGTTTATCCTCCCTAATAGATATTTAGGAAACTCTATTGTTAAATTTTAGTCTTTTCCAAACAATTTTTTCTTTTCTATATGTATCATCGCCCATTATATAATATGTTCTTGCAAATAGGGCAATGGATAATGCATCGTATAAGTCAAAGCCAGTATAATCTTCTGACCATGGAATCTTTTTAATATTTTCCAAACATACTTTTTTTGTTTCTTCCTTTTTAGCAAAACCATTTCCAGTTACACATTTTTTAACGGCACATGGTGGAAAAATTTCATATTTAAACCCACCAGCTAATAACATCAGTTTTATATATCCACCAAGTTCTGCTAGTTTGGTGGTGCTATTAGATTTGGAATTATATGAATATCCCTCAACCCCAACAAAAGAATCTTTATATTTGTTTAGAATGTTGAATAAATTAATACTTACAAAATTTATTTTCATTGTTAAATTAATATGCTGTTTATCGTGAAAATGTTTTGGAAGAATTATTTTGTTATGTTGAGGAGTTACTGTATCTCGAAAATATAAATAATCTATTATTTTTTTCTTCTCATCAATTACAACCATCCCAGTATTATTAACAGATAAATCTAAGCCTATAAAATTCATCATATTCCTTCTTTTCCGAAAACAAAGACATACCGATCCATGTCCATATTAAATTTCTTATTTAAATTATCAAAATGTTTCTTAAAATTATTATTCATTTTATCTTTGATTAATATTTCATATTTATTATTTTTTTCATTATAGTTGATTGAAAACTTATTACAATCATGTTTATATTTTAAAATATCCAGTAATTCTTGTAGAATTTTTTTGCCATTATCATTTACTGTTTCTAACATCAAAGAAACCATTCTTTGTTTATATTTTGGAAATTTGGATTGGATTTTAGATGTTAAATCCGTTCCCATATTTGAGCACCCCCGTTTTATTTATTTCTGCAATACAATTTCTTCTTTTTCCAGATTATCCATCCATTCTTTAAATTTTTTTATTTCTGTGGATAATTCAGAAATACACTTATGTAGCTTTTCTTTTGTTGTCATATTTTCCCCCATCACTTATTCTGTATATAGCTTTTAAAATATATTAGAAGTTCTTTTATTAAACTAGTTAAAGCCATTATTTCTTTCACTAAATAATCATACTGCTCAAATTCTTTTTCATGGAGATCATATAATTCACTTTCTAATTTATCATTTCTATTTATGATTTCATTGAGTTTTTCTCTAACATATTCATGATGACTTTCTAAATTTTCTTTAGTTGCATATCCATTGGTTCCTTTACCAAAATTTACTTTTTTGATGACTATTATTAAAACATAACCAAGAATAAATAGAGCAATGGCAGCCAAAGAATAATTTCCGAGTTTTGTGATGTCTATTGATGTCAAATTCATTATGTCTCCTTTAGCAATATTTTTAGTCAAAAAAATAGTTTAGTTAATATTAATTCTCGATAATGCTTGAATTATAAATTTTTTCGATTCATATAAATATCCAATTTTTAAAGAAACCCCGGTTGTTGGTTTGAGAGATGTTGCTGTTCCATTCGTTCCCATATAAATCGGACCGACAGCTCCCAAAACTCTAGTGGATTCAAACACACCAGTTGTTTGAAATTTAACTTGAGCACCAGCAACATAATTATCTGTTGAAATTCCTATAAAATTAACTTTTGCTGGGTTATCTTTATCAGCTTTAACTAACTGACCAGCAGGATTTAAAGCCAACATATCACCCTGTAATATTGTTTCAGCTGCAACGGCTACTCCAAATAACATTGCTATTTCCTCCTCTACCAATCTAGATCTTTCGTCTTCAGTTATATCTCTTCCAAAAATATCAGTTGTTGCATATTGGGATTCAAGATGTGCCCGAGTCATATCTATGATTTCACTATATGTATCTTGGGCATAATGTATTCTCATTAAAATCCTCCATATCACATTATATTTATTTATTTTTGTTCACCGTTAATATATTTTTTTATACATTGAAAAAGTAAATATATTATTTTATTGTAGAGGAGTAGTTTATTTATTTTTTTCAATTGGTTATGCGGAGGTGTATTGGTTGTGTTAGAAGGTTTATTAATTTTGGTTATCGTTGCAACATTAGCAAGAATTGCAAATATAAAATAAAAATAAAATTTACGAGGTGGAATAAATGTTGATCTGGTTATTATTAAAAATATCATTGGCCTCTTTGTTTTTATTATTGATAGCAAAAACATATACAAAATTTTTCAATATACCAATTATGAATTTTGACAAAACATATTTTGTTGATTCTAGATTGGTAGAAATAGCTGGATAACTCCAGCTTTTTATTTTTAACATATAAAGGAGGAAGTATAAAGTGTAATGAAAAAAAAGAAATACTTTATAGGATGTGATCCAGAAATAAGATTTAACTACGACAAATATGAAATTGAATATCATTTATCAGGAAAACACATAGGGCACGATCATTGTAATAAAATAATTGAATTTAGACCTGATGCGGGGAAACCAATTCAAGTCACTTCAAATATGGCATATCTTGTTATGTTATTCAAAAAATTTGTTAAAAAAGAAAATTATGATTTATTTTTGACCGGCGGAACCGGATCACCATCCACCGGTGGCCATGTTCATTTTGATTATGGAAGTGAAGAAATTATAAACAGAACAATAAATATTATGGCTAAATGGAGCAACAAATTTAATTTATTAAGAACTGAACCTGGAAGAGATTCTAGGGAAAAACAAGGGTATGGAAATTATTTAGATAAAAGAATAAATGCTCCAACCAGTTTTGAATGGAGAGCACCTTCATCTTGGTTGAGTGATCCAAGGTGGACGTATTGTATGTTAACAATTGGTTGGGTGGCAGAAAAAAATCTGGATACTTTTGAAAAATCATTAGATTCGTGGAAAAAACACATAAGACACATAAAACAATATTTAACGGCAAAAGAATGGAAAATGTTTTATCCATACTATAATATGTGGTATTCATACGCAAATAAAAACAAATATCTTCCAAATTTTATAAATATCGATAAATGGGAAGAATGGTTGAAAATAGTTCCAGCTAAAATAAAATTTATTTCTAAAAAGGCATTAGAACAAAATGAATTTGAAATAACGTATTTAATAAATAGAGAAACTGGAAAGTCTGTTCTTGTAAAAAGCAAAAAATGATTTGTGAATCAGATTGGAGGAAAAAATCTCTAAAATCCAAGATTTTTTTCTCAGTGTATGAAGGGAGAAATTATATGACACGACCGTAGTTAAGTTAATTTGTGTTTATTTATTAAGATTTTATAGAGATTATTTATTTGCTATGTCCTAACATAGCTATTTCAATTGCTTATTTTTACGGACTCATATCCTTTTAAGTAGTGTCTATGGGTTTTGTAAAAATAAGTTGTTATGACGACCGAAGGTCATAATAATATCCTGAAAATTGAAATAGGCCCGTTCCAGCCGAGACAAATGGAATACAATCATGTGAGTTTTAGACGAGGTACTTATCACATGAATATACACTATTGGGTTTTAAGTGTATATGGTTGCACCTTGTAAGTGATGTTTTATTGGTTAATATTAGAGTACAAAATGACACTTGCCGTTATTCATGGATGCATTTATATTAGCTACCCATGAAGATTTATAATGGTGCAAGGAGAAATTTTCCAAAATATGTATTTAATTTTAAATTGATTGACAGGAGTTTTAATGTGTAGAATTTTATTGATTAAAGATCTACAAAATTGGTCAATAGATAACCAATTATTGGAAGATCTCGATTACACCCAAGGAGGGGATGGAATAGGAATGGGGTGGTTTGAAAATGGAACACCAAAGAAAGTTGTAATTCCTATTTCTTCAACAAAACATATGGTCAATGCTGCAGTTAAACACTTGACCAAATTAAAAGAAAATGGAATACAACAAATTTTATATCATACAAGAATGACATCAAGAGGTGCAAAAAACTTAGATAATATTCATCCATTTTTAATTAATCTTGGTCCTCCAATGAATAAAAAGGCATGGTTCTGTCATAACGGAACCATTTCATCCGTTGGAAAAATAAAGGACAAAGAAGGTGAATGGAGTGACACACGAACATTTGCAAAAATGTTAAATAGTCTTCCATGGGAAATAATTAAAATGAATCTGGAAGATAACCCAAACGAAACATTTGTGCTGTTAAACCAGGACGGGGAATTCATGAAGTTTCAAGAAAGAGTATATGATGGAAAAAGAATAGTAGATACTGAAGGACCAATAGAACATTCCCCAACCAGAATAGTTAATAATTCAAATATATCATATGGTTATAATAGCAGCGTGTGTGACCACTACAGAGATGACTATTATAAAAATGGAAGAAATATTTTTCCATACTCATCATCAAACAACAGTGGGAAAAAAGAAAATACAAATATAAATCATTCCAATGTAAATAACAAAAATGGAATTGATGATGATTATAATTGGCATGATGCATTATATTGAACAAATTTTCAATGAATACTAAAAATTAACGGAGGTTTGTTTGTTTATTGCATTTGCCGATCAATCAAAAAATTCATTCCAAGACATAACTAAAATTTGCAATATTGCAAAAATGAATCTAGAAAGAAATGGAGTATTATCCGATTTCTCGTTGGTGAAAGAAAATAATTTTATAAAACTCGAATTCTTATGTTTCAATCCCAATACATCTGAGGAAGAAACAAGTCTTTTGTTTTTAACAGAAATAAATCTTCTTGGGTTAATTGATGATAAAAAACATAAAGAAATCGTCTTATCTTTATCAAACAGAGATAAAAAATATGAACTAAGAAACTTGAAGGAAATAGAAAATAAATTAAATGATTTTTTCAATTTTCACATAAACATAAATAAATTTTTATTGGAGAACACCATAACAGAAGAAATTGAAAATTACGCATATTGATTTCGTATATTTTTGCGGTTGCGTGTGATAAGCGCTACGTTATTTGAGTGAGAAAATTCTCACTCTTTTTTTTGTCCAGATTTTTCATCCATCCAAATTCTTTATTTTCTTAAATTCAGAAATTATTTCATAAACAACATTTATTCCAAGTTTTCTGAAAACATCAGCATATTCAGTGTAATATATATCTCCGGGACTTGCCATCTGAGATATGTCCCTATGAAGAAATTTTACAAAATTTAATACATTTACTTTTACCATATGAATGCTCAAATCCATAAAAGGCTGACCTAATAATTCGAACAAACCAATATCAAATTTTTCTTTAAATTGTTTATCTAAATATTCAAAAAAATCATTTCCAACATTAACAAGAGCATCATCCTTTGGAGATATCCATAAAAAATAAGGGGTGAATGTATATTTCAAACAATCATATAATTCTTTTTTATCAAAGTATTCTTTTATTTTTTCTTCAGTCGATATTCCTCTTTCCTCAATTTCCTCGTATACTGGAATTGGAAAAACATCATCATAATCAGAATAGTCCCTGTAATTATATATTGATAGCATTATTTATTTTCCTCCATTAGATCCTCAAAGAAAATAGAATATTCGGTTTTGGATAAAGTTCTTAACATCTTTTCAGCCAACTCTCTAATTTCATAATGTGCTGCCTTTGTATTTCTCAATTTAATGAAATGCCTAAGACTTCTAATATTAAATGTTGCCATAAGATTTAATTTATAAACCCTAGGAATAAATTGATTTATAATATCTTTATTTATATCCGGATTTCTTTGATAAAAATCTCTAATTTTAGATAAATATTCCACTGCCATTTTATTTAATTCTTCTGATGAAGTGTTAACAATAAAATTTTCTATGCCCTCATCATTTTTTAAAAATGATTTTATAAATGTATATCTGGTGCTCTGAACCGAATAGGAAACACCAATTCTATGTCTAATCAAATGAACATGAGCATATTCAGAAATATCATTTATTTCCCAAGTAAAAGAGCAATGTTCAGAAACAGATTCATGCCCCTTTTCCAATATAACTTTTCTTATAAGATCTTTATCTTTTTCACCCAAAGAATATAAATCACTATCCATTTTATCAAAAGAATCATGGCACATTCTAATTGCTTTTACAACAACATCTGGAGGTGTTGCATGCATTAAAGAAACTATCATTTTTAACTCCTTATCTATTTCCTTGAATATTTTCTTCTCAACCTATTTGACATATATTGAATTGTTTCCATTGATTCACTTGTTAATCGTTTTGCACTATTGACATGCTTAATAATATTTTTCCCCTGTCTTAAAATTGTTTTCTTTCTAGGTAATGCCATTTTTAGTTTACCCATTAAACTATATAAGACAGACACCCCACTACTAATAATTCCCATCAGTGCAGATATCGGTGTTGATAACAGATCAATAATATTTTTCATTATCTTTTTGATTATAACATAAATTAATTTAATGACAGCCAATGATGCAGCAGCAAATAAAAAACCAACCAATATAATAATAATATTATATATTGCATGTGCTAATTCAGAATATCCACCCATATATCTAGTCAATGCAGCTTGAGATTCACCAGCACCATCAAATCCTGTTAATTTTTTTCTAGCTGCAATAATCACAGTATCAATCATTCTAATTGTCCTATATTTATTCGCATGAAGATATGTTTTAACATTGGATCCTGTTTTTTTCCAATTTAAATCTTCAATGGCACCAAAAATTTCACTTGCAAGATATTTAAAATCTCTTCTGGATTCCAATCTCTGTTCCATTGCATCTTTGTATGCTTCAGGAACTTGTCTTAGTGAGAATCTCCATTTTAATGGCCAGCCCTTCCTCATTGGTTCAACACTTTTCATTGGGACTCTAACCTGAATAGGAAAAAATGGAATATAACTTTGTATTCTGGCCAATGTCCTTATAATAAAATCATTTATTTTTCTTTCAGTTAAAATAACTGTTTTTTCATAAGATGTATATCCACTTCTAACAACATAATTGGATACCTCTTTATATATTTGTTTTTTTGCTTCTTGATCTCCAGATTGTTCTATTAATACATTTTCATTCATAAAATGTTCAAATACAAAATTATCTGATTTTTCTATATGTTTTGCAACATCCACACTTTCCATTAATCCCATATTATTTTCTATATAGTCTTCACGTATACATTCAGCTAAAAAAGAAATCTGTTTATCATTAAAATTAAGTTTCATTTATCCTCCGAGTCACAACAGAGTTATTTATTTTTGTTCGTTATATTTGATGTTTTTATAGTAACAGTATCTACATATATAATATCTTGGCATCCGGAAATGGATGCCGTAAATTTTGAAATTAATTGAGGAGGAAATATGATTCAAATATTAAAAGAAATCTGTCTGTCAATCTTTATCGTTGCAATAACCTTTGCTGTCGGGGTCTGGTTTCTAGACCCTACTGGCCGCGAGATTTTGAACAACTGGATGGATAACTATTTCACTACTGGGTCCGAGCATGTGGCTCGGGCACAGGACGAAAGAATATTTAAAAATATATATGGGTCTGGAACGACCCAAGAATACGAATGGGAAAATAATTAAGGAGGAAAATATGGAGAAAATCAAGAACTTTCTCAGCGATGCAACGATGTTCATCGGACCCGTGGTAGTGTATCACGGGATGTTCACCGCATACCATGGATTACTTCTCACATCTGTGGTAGAAACGACAGCAGGAATTGTCCTTTGCATGGGTGTTGAAAAGGCACACATGCTATACAAAAGAATGAGAGGAGAAAAATCATGAGCATGAAAGAAAAATCTCAAAAGCAGTATGAAACTGAAGAAAGAAAGATGAGAGAAATGACAACAGAAGAACTCCTGGTAATCGCCAGGAGGCAACACTGCAAACATTCAGGATCCTGCCGAGAATCTGATTTGCACGGAGAGAGGTGCAAAAACCAGTGCGAATTCAGAGAGCCATATGATATTTATTGCCCCCATTGCGGTGCATACTTGGGGAACGGGTATGATCTCGTCCCCGCCCTGGAGTGTGATTGTGAAGGTGAAGGCTAGCGAAAGCTAGCCTCTTTCTTTTCTTTATTTTTTCAAAGTTATTTCATAAGAACATTGATTAACTATCAATGGTTTTTTCAATTTGGCACTATGCTTTTTATATAAATTCATGATATCATTAATATCTTTATAAAACCCTTCTGCTATTTTTTTGTCCCAAAATTTCAATATAAGTTTATGTTGTGTATCACCACTCAATTCAAAACAATGTTTATCTTTTTTTGTATATATTTTGCTTATTTTATCAACAGAATATATTTTAAAATCAACTAAAGAATTGACCTTTAGGTCTATAATAGATCTTCCTTTAGCTTTCGAATTAATCATCAATCACATCCTTAAGTTTACAATTTAGACATTCTTCTACGGGGACAATTTTTTCCTCTGTATGATATGTGCATACAATATATTCATATTCTTCTTCATCTATACTCATAGTTTTGATATTCAATTTACTCTTAAATATTTTACAAAATTTACAAACACCCATGACATACTCCCCCTTATCTACAATATTCTTCTAGCCCTTTGGGTTTGAAAAGTATATCCTTTGTGTTTGTTCTCCATGTTTTTGAAAGAGGAGAATCTATTTAGATTCTCCTCTCCAATAACGTTATTCAGCTTTCTTTCTTTTTTGAATAGTTTTACATTCGGCGACACTTTCTTTTCTATATTTAGCCAGAAGTTTTCCAACTTTACTGGAAACTTTCCTAGCCTTAGCAGCAGCTGATTTGTTTTTCTTTTCTACAAATTTTTCATTTGCATTCTTAAACTCTTCCCACGATGCGAAAAGTTCGGCTAACAGTTCAGTCATTTTATAGTCCTCCATTTTTTAATTATATTTTAAAAATCGTCAACCTCTATCTTCTGAAATTGAACACTGATTAATCAAAAGTTCTTTCTTATCTTTTAAATCGTTGATATATTCAATAATATTACAAATATTAATTGGTTTATAATTTAATTGTTCCACTGACACATTGAACCATACCATATCCTTTTCTTTTTTAATAAAGTAATAATTATTATGTATATGCCCATGGATATTGACTTTTATATCGTTATCCACAAGAATGTTTGAATTTAATGGGACATGACTCAATGCTATTTTCACATCATCAACATTTATAATATAAAATTTGTTTTTTATTAATTCAATATTTAAATTGTTTTTAAACCAACTAACACCGGATCTTTCATGATTGCCTTTTATTAATATAATATTTCCGGTTATAAATTCTTTTAAATAATTTATTTTGTGATCTATTTTTCCAAACATAAAATCACCAAGGTGATATACAGTATCATCATTCTTAATAATATTTTTCCAATTATTTAAAATTCTATCTTGCCAATCATCCGGCCTATCACAATATTGTTTAATTTTTTCATGAAAAAAATGTGTATCTGAAATTAACCAAGTGTTCAAAATTCAAATATCCTCGCTTATTCTACGATTTCTCCATCTGCAACTTCGGGAGTTATATTAAGGCTCTCAGAAATAATACCACATTCTTCTGCTTCAACAGTTTCTATTTTTGTTACTTCTTCCTTTACATCTTCAACTGCTACTTCTTCTTCTGGTTTCTGTTCTTGATATATTGGAATTAGAAGATTTTCTTTTTCTCCAAGTTTCTTGACAAAATGATATTGTTTTCCTTCGATTTCATATCTAAGTTTAGACGCTACAAAAACAGATGATAATTCTCTCATGATACTAACCTTGTATGCATTTGCAAGATTTTTAATATGTTCCGTGACATCATCATCCTTTAATAAAACGATAAAATCAATTAGTGCATATCCTTCATTTTTTTCATCCATTCGATAAGTAACTTTAGCTTTTACAATGGGATGTTTATCACCCTCGTTTTCACTTTCAGACATAGCAACCATTGCAATTCCGGGTTCATCAATAAAACCAATAAGCATTTCATAACCTCCATTTTTAATTAATTATGGTTTCCCATTTTTATTTTGTTTATCTTTTGACAAACATCAAAAAAACATATGTTTTTTAATTATTATTTACTACATATATAAATTAAATGTGTATATTTCTTTTTTCAAAAACAAAAAAAAGAATGAGAGGGGGCCATCATGATCAACGTGTATTTCTTTTCTCTCGGTATGAAAATTGGAGTTCCAGTATGGGGATATCTTACATATCGTGGGTATGAAAGATACCACCCAACCCACATAAGACTGGCAAAAGAAAAAATCAAAAATATTAAACCCTATGTCATACAATTAGGAAATAAGATGAAAAATCGATGGAAAAAATATATCGGCAGTTTCAACAAGAACAGCAAAATCACATTTTTACTAAACACTGATGACGACAGGTTTACTTGTGAAATTGTCGGGGACATATTCATATGCAATATCAATAAGAACAATGAAATTGACACATCAGAATTGAAATACACTTGTCTTCTTCCAACGGAAGAAAAGTATGATAAACTGGTGTGGAACTTCGAAGCAATAAGAGACAGCATACATTTTGCTTTGGAGATGGTTTGTGATATTGATAAAGCATATGAGGTTATAAATGAAATGGGAAATACGATGAGAGAGGAGTTGAAAGTGTGGAAAGGTTAAAGGTAAAGTTATGCCTGATGCATATACAAAATATATGCAATCAGGTTTCTAAAAATTATGGAATTCCAAACTTAGTAATAAAAGACGCTAAGTTTGAATTCTTTAATATTTTAAATAAAATATACATAAGAAGTTTATTAATTCAAGTCATAACTGATCGTGCGTTCAGCACTGTCAAATATGAAAACGAATTAAAAAAACTTTTTAAAGGTAGGTTATTTGTAGATATTCATTTTGATATCCGTCCGAGAAGGGATGTAATCAAAATTGGACATGAAACAAAAACCTACTATTTTAGTTTTTTAAAAAGTAGGAATTTTCTAAGTGTTCCTATCTTAGAAAAAATTAAATAGGTGTGGGGTCGCCACACCTATTTTTTTGATTTAAATATCAAGTTCTTCCAACCCAACAATTCTCATGTAATCCTCTGTTAATTCTAATGCTGGATTTATTTTTCTTTGCTCTGGTAAATTAGCATGCCCACTTATTAATATATCGGACAACATTTTTCTTTTCAATGCCATATCATCACTTGCTGGACCAAACAGTTCTCTTATAATTTTATTTGCACCATATGCAGATAATACCCAGCTGTCCAGTTCTCCAACAGTTTGACCTTTCTCTTTATTTGCAGCAGACGGTTGTTTTGTTTTCTGCGAATATGAACCTATAGATCTGACTGTTAATTTTTTTTCTGCCATATGTTCCAGTTTATGAATAAACATATATCCAACCGGAACTTCTCCATTTGTTTTCATATCATATTCTGGAAGGAACAATTTATATTTTGTTTTCAATCCAAGAATTTTCATTGCTTCCATTATATCTCTGACTTTTGGTGCATCAAATGGTGGAACTATTATTGGAAAGAATCTTTCATTCCTCATTTCTTGAAATTCTATTTCTGACATGCCGATTAAAGATGCCATCATTTCTTTTCTTATTCTCTTGTCAGCAGTATTATCAAGATGAGCCATGACTTTGAATAATAATTTTGTAAAAGCGGACTTGCTAAGATTCTTTGCTTCATCTGATAATTTTTTTGATATTAACCCACAATAAACTTCAAAAACTTGTCCCATGTTAATACGACTATAAATACCAAATGGGTTTAGAATAATATCTATTTTCTCTCCCCATGGTGTTACTGGCATTTTATCATCATCTTCCATAAGAGTAATAACACCTTTATTTCCATATCTATTTGAAAGTTTATCTCCGTCCTTAATATCTTTTTCTGTTTCCACATAAACTTTTATAAGTGTTCCATCAATTTTCTCACCACGAATAGTATATTGTCCTACCCTTTTTGGATCACCAAATTTATCAACCAATTTTGTCATTGTCGGATTTATACTCTTGTGATTACAGTATAATTCAACAGAATAAATTATTCCCTTATTGGATTTCAATGTTATTGTTTTTTCAGTGGTGATATCTAAATCTCCAAAATCTTCCATCTCACCAAGCAATGGAACTATATTTTCTGGAACAAATTCAACAAGCACATGTCTATCTTCTATGTGTTTATCAATATCAATATCAAAATTGACCAATTCATCTTTCTGGGACAAAAATATTTCAAATACCATTGAGTGTCTACTTGTCAACGCTTTTTCACTATACAACCCTTTTCTTATAACAACTCCATCTTCAAAATTAGAACCCTTCCATTGCATAAAAGCACATAACAAATTTCTTCCAAGTGCAAGCTGACCATTTTTAAATAAATGATTAGATACTATAACCTGCCCAGATTTAACCTTATCTCCAAGTGCAACATCAGATTTTAATTCACTAACGCTATGAAAACTTTGTCCACTTCTAAGAACAACTCTTCCTATTTCAATTTCTTCTGTTTCCCCATTCTTATATTGAACCTTTATACTATTCTCATTTATCTCCACTATCTTGCCATCATCTTGAGCAGTGACTATAAATTCACCAGAACTATAATTTGCTATTAAAGATTCATATCCAGTCTGGACTGCAGGAACTTCATTATTTATAATCGGAAGAGATTGTTTCATCTGATTGGAAGCCATAATACATCTTGTTGGCTCATTGTTTTCTATAAATGGAATAAGAGATGTCGTCGGACTTAACATTCCAGTTTTTAAATTATCATCTATTTTTTTTATTACTAAATGTCCATATTTTGTTCTATAGTTTGCAGAATTTGTCAGCTGTTGAACCATACCAATTGCATCTGACTGTGGAGTATCAATTGGATCTATATTCCCAAAATATGTGGGGTGAACTCCTCTCATTTCAAGCAATTCAGCATTAGCATCTATTCCACCAACTCCTCTGTATGTTACGCGAGTTATTGATGAGATTTGCTCCAGGGGATTAACATATTCCGCAGTCTGTGTCAATGATGATGTTAAAATGTCAGTCATGATTTTATTCTGATCAATTTCAAGTTTAACCGATTTATTCCTTAATTTTGTTTCCCCATTATATCTGGAATATGCCAAATCAAAAACATTCTTAATAGCCATTGGAATAATTTCAGTACTTCTAACACGCATTTTACTGATATCATTTCTTGCTTGGAAATATCCTTCAATTAATTTTGGGATAACATATTTATAAATATCAATAATATTTGTTGGTTCATTATTTGACAAAAGAATTTCCTTTGTTTGTTTATCAATAATATTTGCATGGACGGTTTGAATATTATATTTTGCATTCTTATTTCCAGTCAAAGCGGAAATGACATTATTCCATAAATACTTTCCATCTGAGAATTTGGAAGTATAATCCTTTAAACGTTTGAAATCATTTTTTAATACTTCCCATTCTGGTTTATTAAATATGATATTAATCGTAGTATCTTTTGTTTTTAATTTAACTAATGAATTCTCGACATTATCTCGCGTTATCTGAATCCCAAAAACTTTATATAATCCTTCTTCACCGAATGCAGCTAAAAACCCAAGGATAAATGGCATTTTCATTCCAGAACAAAACATACTAAAATATGGCTCTTTAAATGTTTTAAATTCTATCCTTATAGGAGCATATATTGAATGAATATAAACTGTGTGCGGCTTTGGAAAATAAATTGGATTAGCAACCAATTGATTGATCAAAACCTTTTTCATTCCATTAACATATATATAATTATTTTCAATAATGGCCGGAACTTTAAATTTGACAATCTGCAACTGACCATTTGCCAATTTTAATTTTGCAGTATACTGGACAAAAACACTTTTAAAAACTTCAGTTGGCGCACTGGTAATAACCTCTTTCTTTATATCCATCAGTTTAACCGGGATATCATTATCCTTATATGAATTTAAAATTTCAGTTATATATTCATCCTGAAGTTGCGTCACTTCATTTATTCTTTTAACCATCACGTTATTTAATAACTGATTATTGTGTATTTTTTTAATATCCATATTTTTGACAAGTGGATGCTTGGATCTATTTTTTATATCCATAGATGGCAATATAAATTCTTTTGTTTTTTCTATAACTTTCTTAGCTCCATGTTTAGAAATAGCTTTTTTATTTGTAGAATCATCAGTATTGAAAACATGCTTCAACACTTCAGCAGCTAATTCTTCATCAGTCTCAATATGTTTAAATTCTTCTTTTGTTTTACCACTTGTAATATTTGATCTGATAACTTCTTTTGCGGTGGAAATATCCAATTTATCATCTTTTCTAAAATTTTCATTACTCTTATTAACATTCCCATCTGTTTTTGATGTTTCTGCTTTAACTTCAATTTCACTTGTAGTTGGTGTCATTTCTGTTTCTTTCTGATCTGGCAACTCTTTGTTAACTTCCTCAGCTGGTTTTTCAGCAGCAATTTCTTCTTCAAATTTCATGTTTCTTAAATATGCCATTAATTTTCCAAGATTAAATCTTTTGTCACCTTTCCTATAAATCATTCTATATGTGACCGTATCATATTCTTCATTAAGCAAAAACATATCATCAAAATAATTTGATCCCATTTGAATTTGTTTTAATAAAGGATATATTCTCCGTTTAAAAATATTTTTATCAAATGGCAATTTATTATTGAAATGATAAAAGATAGTAACTTTATATCCTTGATTTTTAAATTCTTTTGCAAAATCATTTAGAATATTGCTCAGCATCATAAATGGAACTTTCTGCCTCAGATCAGGATATTTATTTTGCAATATTTCCATCCATGGATTAAAATCGAAATAAAACGGTCTGTTCAATCCTAATATTTTTTCCTTTGTCATAAATGGAAATAATTTATATGCTGCCCTAATATTTTGTAAATCACTGCCTTTTGGAAACATTCTTATAAATTTATATACAAATCTTGGTAATAATAAATTTCTTACGAACATTACCGGAATATTTATTTTTGGAAATACATCCAAAAATGATTTGTTATTTTCAGATATATATATTATCGCAATCTTATCTCTTGGTGTGATATAAACCTTTTTATCTGTTGTAGAGAACAACATAAATTGATTTGGTTTTTTTGCTTCCAATAATAAATCATTTGACATTTTAAATCACCCCTATTTTCAGTATAGCATTTCAAGAATAGAACTGCTCATTTGAGTTGTACCATCTATATCTTGATGATATGCTGTGATCAATCCTTGATGGAATGAATTCTGTATATCTTCAAACATCAATCCCAATTTCCAATTATCCAAATATGGAATCGATTTTATTCCAACCTTATATGGATTCCATTTTTTAGTTAATCTTGCCAACAATCTATGATTATCAAAATCTCTCAAAATTTGAGACATCAATACTTCAATGTGAACTAAATCCATTGTCGTGATGTCATTATATTTATCCCATATTCTATTAAAGATTGTCAAAATATTCCTAACATTTTCACGCTTATCCAAATAAGAGACCAACTGATCTATAACCAGAGAAAAATTATCTTCTTGATCTGCTACAATAAAAAACTGTTCTCCTGCTTTCACATCCAAAATAATTTTTTCTTTATCAATAAATACAATTTTATTTCTCAATATGGTTATACCCGTATCTGCTTCTAATAATACATTTCCTTTTGTTGGATGATCTAATATCATGAATAAACTTGGGATAAGAATATTTCCTTCCTGTGTTTCTATTATTGAATTTTTTTGAATTGTTCCTAATAATATTTCCAGTTTGATGTTTTGCAATGCAATAAGATTTTGCCCATCCTGTTTGAATATTCCTTTCAATTCATTTTCATCTAATTGAGTTTGATTTTTTATAAATGCTTTCATAATATCAAAAATTTGAACAGAAACTATACCTCCGGTATGGAACGTTCTCATGACCAATTGTGTTCCACGCTCACCTATAGATTCCCCAGCAAGAACACCAATATTTTTAGTTTTGATGATTTCTCTTAATTTTCCATAACATGTGTGGCATATTTCTCTTGATTTGCAGAATACTGGAGATCTTAATTTTAAAACTTTAAATCTAGAAACATTATCTGGGGTCAATTCAATTAAATTCTCATTGTCATCCAAAACATATCTTCCATAAACCCTGCTGCTTATGTTGGGGCTATTGGCTATATCAAATGTCCTGTTTGTCTTACAGTCGTGGACATCCTCGGATAATCTGCAACAACTCAACGCAAAAACTAATTTTCTAGTCAAGTATCCAGTGTCTGCAGTTTTTAGTGTTCTATCTGCCAATCCTTTTCTTGCACCACTACCAGATGCAAAATACTCCGATGGTTTTAACCCATCCACAAATGAAGAAGAAATTGATGTTGTCAGATTATTACCAGCATCAGAAATTAATCCCTTCACTCCCAACATTTGTGTTATCTGAGACATCTTACCAGACGCTCCAGATATAATAGAATCATATATCGCAGATCCACTATTCTTTAATCTTTCAAGAATGACTTTTCCCATATCTTCTATTATTTTTGTTTTTTCCGATAAGTCATCTGTTTTCTTAAATAACTCTCTTAATTTTATAATTTCTTTATCTTCGCTTATTAATAAATCATCCAATACAATACTTCTTGGATAAATTGTTATAACCTTATATGATAATTCTTGCAATTCCTGCACCACATTATTAAGCCTATCTTTATAAAACATTAATAATTTTTTGAACAGTGGTTGAAATTTCTTACTATTAATTGTTTCAAGAATATATCCATACTCTTCAGCATATTCTTTAAAGGAACTATTAAATAAATATTTTCCAACAGTTATTGTTTTACCTTTAATTTTTATTCCTTTTTCAATATTTTTAAGCATCTCATTAATATCAATGACACTCCCAGTATACATTTCTTTAATCACATAATCTTTTGTCAATATATATATACCTTGAAAAATATCTTTTTTCAATTCCAAAGATGGTTGATACATTCCCTTATGAGAATTCATTGTCATTAATAGTTCTCTTGCTTCAGTGGTCGCTTCATCTGTTAGCAGGGCATAAACAGCCATAGTATCTTGAACAAACACACCGTCGGCGGTAGAGAAGGTATACCAATCTTCAACTGTAAAATCATATCCAGTTGTTTTAGTTTCATCTCTAGTTATTTCTATTTCAGATATAGGAATTAATTCAAGATTTTGTTTTTCAAGATTTTCTTTTATTGACATTTAATTTCCCCTAATTTTAATCTAAACTTTAAGTTTCCACAATCCCACAACCTATATAACCCCTCTTGGGCTCTCAATATCCATTCTGGAATATCCAAAGGCTCATCTTTACGTTTTCTATATTTAAATCGATGATATCTATTCATATTTTTAACATACCAATAATTCAATCCTGTCCAACCAACATCCTCGAAACCAAGCGTTCTATATAAATCACCATTACTCCACCTCAAATCAGCATATGTAAAAATTTCTTTTGGTTTATTTTCTTTTATAAAAAAAGAAAGAAATTTACTAGCCATTCCAGTAATGGTATAATCTATTTTAACAGCAAATCTTGACAATTCATAAATATTATTATCTTTATTTTTGTTTCCTTTAGATATACTTGGTTTTGAAAATGTCATAACAGAAACCAATTCATTTTCATGGAAAGCACCATATCTCATTCCAGAGTTATCATTGCCTTGAATATGATTTTCATCTAAAAAACTTCTGCATATATCACTAGATATTTTAACGATTTTACATTTTCTAGCATATATTTTATTATTATTTTTATGTAAGATGTTTCTTATTCTTGATTTTACAATTTCTTTTTTATTACACCATTCATCTTCAAATATTTGTATTAATTTAACATTCTTTTCTTCTGCCTTTTTATACTTTATATGGTGTCTTCCCATTTCCTCTTTTAATATATTTTTAATAAATTCTTTATTTTCTAAAATATTATCCTTATTATATTTTGTAATTTCCGGTCCTTCGGAATGCCACCATATTCCATTCATTTCTATACCGACATTATAATCCAGAAGATAAAAATCTATCTCCAATGGCGATATTATTTTCCTATCCAACGCAGTATATTTTACGTTCAATTCCATCAAAAAAGATTCCATCTCCAATTCCATATCTGTTCTATAGGATGGATAACAATCCATGCACCTAACAGATGATTTATTAAATGTCAAGAAAGAAAATTTTTTTCCGCATTTATTGCAAATCGCAGTTCTTTTATCTGAATATACAAACATATCCTCTATTGAATTCTCAAAAGTATAGTTAAGAATCAGATCATTATATATTAACTCCAATTTTTTCTTCCAGTTTTTATAAAAAGATTTTTTAACTTTAATTTTAGTTTCATCAGATTGACTAATGTTATCAACCCCGTATTTATTTTTAACTCCATCTTTTTGAAGTTTTTTACCTTCTTTACTCTGCCATGGATATTTTGTTCCCCAATTCTTCAAAGAAGTATTTATTTTTTTTGTTTTGAAATCTTCCGATTGGCTTATATTATCAACCCCATATTTTTCTAACATTGTCTGTTTCATTTTATCTTGAACTTCTTTTGATTGTGCTGGATTATCAACTCCAAAATGTAATCTTGTAGTTTTTTTCTTTTTTTCTTTAATTAATTCTGATTGACTATTATGATCAACGCCATATTTTTTTCTGGTGCTTTCTGTTGCTTTTTTTCTAACCTCTTCTGATTGTAATGACCAATCAACACCATATTTTTCTTGATTTATATTTTTTATTTTATCAATTATTTTTTTGGATTTACTTGGGTTATCAACACCATAATTCTTTACCCATGTTTCTTTTTTCTTTTCGAGAATTCCGGGTATTTGACTCGCATTTGTAACTCCGTATTTTTTAATTAAAGTTTCTTTATTTTTATTAATAACATCCGGATCTGAATTTTTACATTTCGAGCAACAATATTTCCTATATCCGACATTTAAACCATCAAAAACTGTTTTATTCCCACATATTTTACATTTTCCTTCATTTTCATTTTCTTTGATATATTTATCATAGTAGTCATTGATGGATATATTATGTTCCCATTTCATATGCCCAAATGATTTACAACCTAATTCTTTCCCGCATATTCTACAAATATGTTTTTCATTAACACTCATTTTTACAATCCTCTTTATTTCTTTACCAAATATTTACCATCTGGTTCTAATAGCAAATCATTTGGTGTTATTTTTTTAAGGCAACCGTCCTTTTCGTCATACACAATTAAACTATGATCCATAGATACCCAAAAATCCTCAAATCTATTTTTATCATCATGCAATTTGAACATTTCTAGATTTTCGTGTTTAGAATATTCTGTTATTTTTTTATTGTCAATATCGCCAGTGGAAAGATCTATGGCCTTAATCGATATATCTTTTATTGGTTTAAATTTAGTAACTATAATCCCAGAATCTTTTATCTTCGTTTTAATTTTTTCCACCAAACCAGAATTTTCTATGTCACTAATATGTATTAATACTTCTTTCCCATCTACAAATAAAAGTATATTGCTTAAATTTGAATCACCGTCGAAGTCAGCGTTCAGTCCCTCGCATACGGCATTGTTTATTCTCAAAACACTTCCATCAACAATAACAGGTTCAAATGCCCTCCAACTATCTCTATGAAGAGCAGGATCTCTTTTTGCACAAATCATTCTATCTTTAGAAACTTGAATAACAATTTTCTTAATTTCGCCATATAAAGGAGAATCAGATTTGATCATGTTTTGACTGATATCTTTCAAAACCTTTTTACATTTATCCAAATAATCTTCCTTTGGATACATTTGAGAAAGCATATCAAAATATATTTTTTCTTGCTGTAATAATGAATGCAATATAAATGGTTCAAATATTCTTACAGCAATTCTCATTGTTATGCCCATCTTGTTTGGTGGCATTTCTGGGTCACCAACTATAACACCTCTACCCGAATGATCTACCCTTTTTCCCAATAAATTAGATCTATAATATCCTGTTTTCTTTCCCAATTTAAGTTTAATAAATTCATATAAATTATTATATGCCAATTGAATTTTAGAAACAAATGTTGAACGGGTCAATTCATCAAACCCATCCAGATTTGAAGGAATAGATCTACACACCTTAATAATTTTTATATAATATTCATTAAGCTCATCAGGCATAAAATCACCAGTCTGTCTATTTGGGTATATAGGTCTTCTATCTGGAGGAATGATTGGTATTTTAGAAGTAAAAAGTTTTTTCTTATTATTTTTTAATATATTTGCAAATGCAGTTCTGTCAGGTGTATCCACCCTGAATTCAAGACTATTATACACCGTTATTAAACCAACAATACCATAATGCTCTGCATCTCTTTCGGCTAATTCTATGGCACCTTCTTTAGTTACATTAAATCCCAAATCTTGATTAACAATGTCTTTAATTTTTTGATCTAGTCTTATAAGTATTGAAAAAACAACGGGATTGAAAATCTTAACTCTTAAATCAATACAAGCATACGCTGAATGATATTTTTCACTTCCCTTAGAACCAAATATAATTGGGCTGAACAATCCAGTTTCAGAATATTGTTGTAATCTTTCATTTTTGAATATTTTTGAATCATTCACTATTGGCAAATGAGCGCAAAAACTTTCTAGATCTAATAAAGATAATTTGGTTTGCTCAGCCATTTATACACTCCTTGTATTTCAAAGTTATTTATTTTTGTTCACTAGTTTCCTTATTTGCTAAAGAATTTTTTAATTTTATTGTATCCATTATTTTTTTTCTCCTACTTTCGGATTTATCGTATATATCATCGTCGATTGTAAATACAATTGAAGGATTAATATCACTTCCTAATATATCTTCAGGAAATAATAATTTTGGCGGGGATAATACATTTTTCATTTTCTCATCGTCGTTAATATAATTTACCAAATACTCTTTTAGTGATATGCTTTCTTCATAATTATTAATAGAAACTATACCAGGAATATAAAACAAATTTTTAAATTTGTCAATCCATTCAGGAGTTAAATTCATCATACTTCCCCCCTTACTCCATATTTCTTTCCATTGTCACCATGGTTAAGAAAAATTTTCTAATTTTCTCAAATTCTTCATTCTTATCATCAAATAATTTAATCATCGTATCAATTATAATTTCAACCCAGTCATCTGTTATTGTAACGACATTTCCTTTGACGATATCATACACATAAGGCATTCTCAAATCTTCAATAATATAATTTAATAAATTGATAACTATGCTTTTATCCTTTATACCATAGAAATTGACATCCTTTTCCATAATAGCAGTGTAGTATTTTTTTATTGTTTTCTTTCTAATATTCTTACTGACAGAATTTTTTCTTGTTTTCACTACTCTCAATAACAATGATAATTTTTGAAAGAATGGATCTTCAGGATATAATTTTGAAATAAGTTGTGAAATAAATAAATTATTCAATACGATATAATGTGTTTTTCTTTCATTTAAAAAGCTAGTAGAAATTCCAGTTATTTTTGATGTTATTAAATTTCCAATGGTATACATGATTGGGGATACTGTTACATCTGCAGATCGCTGTATTAAATTATCAACACTTTCTTTATCAAATAAATATTTCAATCCAAATAAAATATGATTATTGAACATAGATTCATTCATAATTAATTTATCGACATCAAGTGCCATCAAATATTGCTCAAAGTAATTTTCATTGTTATCGCTAATAATAGTAGAATTTATATTAGTTCTAATAAGCCATGTGAACTTTTCGTTAATAACTGAAACAATAAATGTCATTGGATTCTTTTTAACTCCAAAATCATATGTAACTAAAAACTGATGCATGAAAGAATTAAACATCATCAGAGAGTATCCTATGTTTTGGTATCCATATTTAATAGATACTAAATTCCATAACATTTTATCAGATAAAGAAAATTTAAAAGATAATTGCCTAATCAGTCTATAAAGAATATCAACAAATCCAGCATTATATAATTCACCTGTTACCACAAACATAAATTTTTTATAGAGATATTCTGTAAAATTATTTTTATCAAATATAAAAGGAGAAATCAATTTTAATGAAATTATTGTTTCCAATAACATTTTCATCATTTTTTCATCTATATAAAGAGATTTGCCTGTTTTCTTGGTTGGATTACAATAATTGGAAACATCAATGTCCATCATCTCAAATCTTTTCTTTGAAATAAAAGAAACATCTTTTAATTTCTCAAAGAAATTATCCCAATCTTCTGCAACATAATATTCGATTAATGATCTGATGAATGGTTCATATTCTGAAACTAATAATGTTGATCCTTTGATAAAATCAATTATTTCGTCGCAAGAATTTCTCATTGTCAAATTCTTTATAGCAAACTTCCACTTATATCCATCGCTGAATATAAATTCTCCAAATTTATTACTTTTTTCCTGAGATTGAATAAGTTTCATATTTAACGCCCTCCGAAAAAATTTTCTTTGTTATGATATATGTACTTTAAAAAATCTAAAAAAAAATAAATATAAACACAAAAAAATGGGCACTCTGAGAAAACCCAGAGTGCCCAAAATATTTATGTTTCAAACCTGTTATTAAAACAGGAGGGCTCTAAAATAATATTACGTTATTTCCAGCACACCAAGACCTTTGTGATGCACGAATGCAGTTCCATACCTGGTCAGCACGCTGAAAGATGGTTTATATCCCTTGGGATACGGAATGACCAATCCAGGAGTATGCATAATCAAATAGAACACTGATTTATGCTCTTCATTCGGACCCGGTTTGTAGACGAGCAGCATTTTGTTCTTTTCCTGTACAGGTGAATCGATGACAGTCATATTGCCACCTTCAATCTCTGCAGCTTTATAACCGACAACCGATTTGCCCTGACGATCATAATCAACTCTATAAGTATCCAGATCCCTTAACAGAGCTGCATTAAGAGTGTTCGCGGCCATAACATTAGCTTCACCAAGTCTGGTGTCATTCGAGATCTCAGCAGAGATTTCGTTGATTGGGGTGATAATGTTTTCATGCCACGATTTCGGACCCCAGTCATAGCCAACAGGAGCATTCTTAGTGAACTGCTGAATATGGGTAGCAGGAACCAGAGCTGGATTATAAACCACACCAGTCAAAGACTTAAGAATGTAGTTGTCCAGATCAAGAGCAATCTGCGAACCAATCAGGTCGAGAATAATGGATTCAAGTTCAACATCATAAAGAGACTTGACATCCATTTTCTGCTGCACAGTATATGAAACTTCGATCTGCCTGTCAACGATCGGAATCCTGATCTTGTCAATTTCAATTTCCATTTTTGAAGAAACTGTATTTTCTTCGATAGAAACTGTTGCTTCGACCTTAGCCTGAGTAGCAACACCATTCACCGAGCTAAATGTGATTGTTCCATTCAGGAAGTCAACTTTTCCAGTGACAACATCAGTTGCTGCACCGAGAGTTACGGGAATATAGAAATTGCCATCAACAGTTGTGATCTGGTCAACTCTATAAATGTTTGCGCCATCAGTGATCTCAAGAATCTTAAGATCTCTTTCAATGTGAGCAGAAGCAGGAGTTAACCCACCAGCAGCTGCCAGAAGATCGGTAGAACCTGGGACCGCACAAACGAATCCACCTGGAACACCAAGGGTCGGGCCTCTGGAGATATCGGTGCTCATTGAAGGAGCATCATAGTTATTCACATCGTTCCATCTGTTGAACTTAGCTCTCATGATGGGTTTGATGATGTCCACTTTATCAGTGGTTGCAAAAGTGATAAGATCTTTTGCAATCAAACGAGGATAAAACACGGGAATCAACGGCAGTGAAAGAACTTCATAGTGGGACAATGAACCTTTTGCATTTTCCATCAAAAGAGTTTCCCTGGTTCCTTTAGCCATAGTCTTAATATTAATCCTGTCATGTGCATCCGTGAATGGGGCTGACAGCGACTCCACATAATAATTGAATGCTTTCTCATCAGCTAACACGTTAGTATTCTGAAGAGGATTTGAAAGATCAATACTAAAATTTTTCTTAATACCCCTGAAACTTTCAATCAGTAGGTCTTTCGTAACAAAACTGTTTTGCTTAGCCATTATAATTACCTCCTAATATTTTCCAATATCTTGGACTTTACTTCTTCTATTATTTTATTCTGCTTTTCCAGCTCATTAAACGACATTGTTTTCAATTTCTTCATTATAAGTTTAATGTCACTTCTTAATTGCAGTGAAAGGAATTTTTTCTCGGCAATAAAAATTAAATTATTGACAATTCTTTCACTAAGTTGCATTTTTTTGTATTCATAGTTTAAACTTTTCAATTTTGATAAAATGTCATTTAACTTTTTTAAAATAATTTTAGTCTCATTCTGAATACCTAAATACCTATTTCTAATCTCTTCATTCTCTCTATCAACAAAAGGTTTTAGGTAGAAACCAAACTTATTTCTGACTTCAATCAATCTTTTTATTGGATAGTTACTTTTTTCTTTTCCAATAATATCCATCATTTTTCTAAATCCTCACTCTTCTTTAATGAGTTTTTTGAGTTTATCCAACCCAATTGCTATATTTTCTTCCGATTTAACAATTTTAGTTTTAAAAACTTTTTCCTGTATTTCGGAAGTTGATAACTTCTTTTTCAAAAATTCCAATTTACTAACTGCTGCTTCTAACTTTTCTTTTAGATACTTAACTCTTTTACCCTCGGATCCAAATCCCTGGGTAACTATCTCCATCATGGTATTTATTAAATTCTGTTTATTATTTTGTTTTTGTTCATAAATGTTAATCATAAACTACACCCCTATTTTTTCATGGTTGTTTTTTACCAACATATATCAAGATATTAACTTGTTTTCTCCTTGACATTTTTAAGATAATCTTTTGCTTTAGACGCAAATTTCTTTGTTTCTTCTTCTGGTGATTTCCCAGAAAAGAATCTAAGAATTCTTCTTCCAACTGGAACTAATAATTTGGCACTGACAACTCCAACAACTGCCAAAGACAACCACATCATTGACGTTGATAATAATTCTCTTGGTATTTCAATTGTAAGAGGAATATTATTTCTAGATTTTATTCCGATTAATGTTGAAAGATCTTTTATCATTCCTTTGAGGTATGGAATAGCTTTTTTATATTCCCCAGATCTAACAAATTTTTCGAATTCTGATTTATTAGACAATGTAGTATTTTTTATTTCTTTAATAATTTCAAGACTATCTTTTACTAATTCTTTATCGACTTCCTCTTTCAGCACTGCAGACTCACCCATTGCACTTTTCATGGCCAATTCTCTACTTGCTTGACTGTGCTTTATAGCCATATCTGTTTTAGAACCCAACATTGCAGTTAAAGCTGCCAATAAAGCCACAGAAACTTTTCCAATATTATTAACAACCAATACACCAAGACCTGAAATAATTGGAGCTATCACTGCAGATGATCCTGCGATTTCATTCAAATATTTTTCTACTATATATTTATCTTCCATTTCAAGAATACTTTTAATATTACTTTCATTGAGAATGTTTAATGAACTAGATATAGTTTCTATTTTGATACATTCAGAAAAGAAATGTAAATTATTTTTGGTTAATTTCAATTTCATTTTATATCCTCCCTTAGCACCATTTATTCAGAGTTTCAAATAATATTTTTTCAAAGTTTTCGCTTTTAACACCACTGGATAAATTTCCAATTTTTAAGCTTTCCTGAATATTATAAAATTTTTCCTCTGAAAGATTTCTAAAATGGGCTTCCATATGTGATGGTGTTGAAACAGCATCATATGATACCAAATAATCAATATGATCCACAACAACATGGTCACCAACTCTATTTCCTTGACCTATGGCTCTAAGAGAAAATCCCAGCGGAACATCATCTTTAATTATTTTGACAACCTGGTCACCAAGACCAAACAATGTTGATTCAACAATTCCCCACAATTCGTTATTTTCAAACCAAAATTTAGTGATAACATGTGAGCATCTTTCCCATAATACAGTCGAAAGTCTCAATTCAACTGCTTGTTCATCACCATAATTTGCAAGCATTGGATGATCTAATTCACCAACAAATCCTCTTGGATTTATAAGAGTCTCCATTTTGAATTTGAGGGCTTCTTCTAACGCTCGTTTTGTGTAGATCCTACCGTTTCTATTTTTACCGTCTACTGTTTGAAGAACAGCTTTAAATATTACCTTATTAGGAAGGCGAGTAAGAATAGTTCTTTTTGTTAGATCGGCTCCTTCCATAACTAAAAATCTATTTGACATTTCTATTTCCTCCCATTATGTTTAATTTATTTTTATTTTTATCTTCATGAGTTTCTTCAGTTGATTTTTTCTCTTCTTCTTCTTTTTCTTTTTTCTCTTCTTCATTAATATATTTAACCATATGTTCATCCATCTTCCAGACCAATTTTAAAATAACACCCAATATTCTTTTTAATATAACTATATCTGGAATTTTATCTTTCAATTCATCAACAATTTCATACATTACAGTTATCTTATTATTTATTAAATCATTTATTGGGCAATTAGGATAATATCTTCTAAATCTTTGAAATGTTCTATCAAAATTAAAAACTATATTTACAATCTGTTTAGATGCCCACTTAGTTTCCAATGATTCATTGAGAAAATTAGAATGTTGGAGTTTCTTCTTCTTCATTTGCATTTGAATCCAATTCCCCCTCTATATCTTTTTCTGTCTTATTGAGTAAATCACTATCAATATATTTATTGATGAATTTTTCTTCTGATAAATCTAGACCCTTAATGACTTCTTTAAATTCCTTAAGAGCACCAAAATATTCACTTTCTCTTGTTAATTCAACACTCCGTGGCCTTGGAAATAAAACATCAACAAAATAACATTCTTCACCATACACCATTTTATATATGGCCCTAACTAAGCGATTAAGAGTTATTTCAAAACACTTCTGATAACTGATTATTGTTTTTGCAAAAATTATATTTTCATGCGACAATGTTGCTCTACTTTCTATATTTTCTTCAACGCTTAAATATGGGGGAGGAACATCCAATCCAGCAATAAATGAATCTCTCATTGCTTTATAGTCATCTATCTTCGCATCTAATCCAGCAGGAGGAGTTACAGTATCAAACTCCACAAATCTTTTTCCATCTTTCATAGGAATAAATATATCCTCGAAAGTTGTAATCATGGAAGGAACCGTATCCACACCACCAGTATCTCCAAGAGAGAATTTTCTTCTCGAATATAATTCTCTCCAACGTTCAATTATATTTCTAACATTTTTTTCTGCGCCCATTTCAAGTGCAATTAATCTTTTTTCTGTTGACCTAGTTAGACGCATAAGTGCCATCAGTGTTTTAAAAAGAACAACCATCTTAGCATCAAATTCCAAAAATGCAAATATTGATTCCCCAAATGGATCATATTCATCAGAATCTATTTTAAAATGAAACATCATATCCGGAGGAACAAATCTCATTTCAGCAACATTATTTCCCATTCTTGCACTCGTGTTATCATTATAAAATAAATACATTCTGGTTAACATTATTTTAAGATCCCTATTGTTATCTATCTCTTCCACTATTTTTGCATTATGTGCCAGATGACCTTTTATTTTTCTTAAAAATTCTTTCATGTGATCATTATTTGCTATTTTATATAAAATATTATTTTCAATTTTTGGAGCATTTAATAAATCTTTTGGAAAAATAATATACCCAAAACAAACCTCATCACCTATCCTAACAACCAAACCAGGATTATGTTTTACGAGTAAAATATTTTCCAGACTGGTATTATTAGTCCCAGCTTCTTTGTCTTCTTTGTCTTCTTGATCTTCAGCTTTATCAACTATCGTTTGTGCTATTTCCTCATTCTCAATTAATCTTCTTAATGATATTTTATCAAATGGAGAAGATTTAACTTTAAATTTAATATTCAATGTTTTTTTAACATCTTCTTCAAGATTGAGAGATTCTGTCAGCACACCTTTCTCCCTCAATTCTTTATTCATATCTAATAACTCTATAAAACTATCACCATATTTGCATGTAGTTTTAGTAGTTTTTTTCATTTCACCTTTGAAATCCAATGTTTCTAGAATTTCCAAAATATTTCTTTTTATCTCATTTTCTTTTTCTTTTGTGACTATATCCATATTCTTTCTAATATTAAATGCAGTGTCAGTAATACTATCTGGTGCCAATATTTCTGAAGATATTACATTCAATGCTTTTTTTGCATATGGTATTTTTCTAACCATGGCATCATATTCTTTATATCTACCAACTCTTTCAGCTATTGAAAATTTAAATGATTCACTATGTGAACCACTGAACATTTTACCAACCAAATCAGTCATTTCAGAATTATTTAAATTGTTCCCTTTATCGTTTACTAATTTACCAATAACTTGTAAAAAGGAGTCAGTCCTTCCTAACTGCTTATCTTTTATAAAATCATTTATAACAACATCAGTTTTTAGACCGGTTGGATCTGTTTCCCCGCCTAATAGTTTCTGCAGCATTACATCAAAATAATTCATTCATCATTCTCCTTTTTCCATGAAATTTGAATATAATACCTCTGATGCTTTTATTAATTTATCATCGATAATATAATTGTGAAAAACAAGTGTCAAGTATAATTTCAAATTTCTCTCTCCACCATAGGACTTACATGCTAATGAATATATTATATCTCCACACATAATTTTAAAGAAATCCCTAAAAGATGTAGAGTACAATATAAAATCTTCCTGTGATAATCTAGTGTTATTATTTATATATACTGCTAAATCTCGTATCCTAAAAATATCATAACACTGTTTTGCTTTATATATTATTATATCATTTATTTTCATATAATTTTCAGTACACTTAATTCTTAAATCCATTGTACTTTTCATGGAATGAAAAACTGTCAAATTAATGATGATAATAAATAAAAAAAAGATTATAGTCCAAATCATATTAATTGACCTCTATATTATTATCTTCAGATATGGTCTCATTCTCTTCTATTGAAATTCTAACACCTTCAAGAGATTTGATTTTTTCATCCATATCAATATTATTTTCTTCAGCACCATGTCCAATTACAAAATTTATACTAGAACCTCGAATTATTGCAAATTCTGATTCATTTTCTACACATAAAACAAGTGAATTTGACATAGCTTTTTGTATAAGATCTTTTGCTTCTGCCTTATCCTTGTCTTCAGTGGTAATTATAATTGGTTTTGAAACATCAGACATAAAAAATGTCAATTTCATAATATTTTAGCCCTCCGGATTAACGTGTTTGAAATGGGGAGGATTAAATTCCTCCCCATTTTATTATAGAAAGTTATTCTTTCTTATCGTCTTTATCTTTTTTGTCTTCTTTCTTCTTATGGAAAGGTTGTTCCTCTTTTGATTCTCTCCTGATATCCTTGAGAGGCTTATCAGTTTTTTCAACTTTCACAACTTCTTTCTTTCCATCATCAAGCGGTGTGACAGTATACTGATTTTCCAATATACCAACAGCTTTCAATCTAACTTTAAATTCCTGTAATTCTTTTTCATTGAGCATGACTAAACGAAGAGGAGTTCTGAACATTCCTCTCTTCCACTCAATCATCTTACCAGGAAGTTTAACATAAACCAAATATCTCATTGCATATACCTCCGAATTTATTTCTTCTTTTTATTTTCCCCAAACCTCAGCCATTCTTCAAATTCCTCATAATCTTCCTCATCCTGAAGACTTTTAAAATTTGTTTTGCCTTCTTCTAATTTTTTTCCTTCTTTGCCTTCATCCTGTTTGTCCAATCCATTGTCTTCGTCTTCTTGGACTTCATCAGTTTCGGTTTCTGAAAAATCTTCACCAAGAACATCGCTGCCTTCTTCTTCTTCCAAAAAGCTAAGATCTTCCTTGAAAATATCAAGTTCGCTATATTCATCACCAAGATTTACTTTCTTTGGCTTAGGTTTGCTTGGCTCCATCACATCGATTTCAGTGGAGATAGAATCGTCCATGCCTTCTGTTTTGGCTTGCTCAATGAGATCATCCAGATAAGTGTCGGCCATTTCGAGATCTTCCTGTATGACCGAACTCTTCATGATCTTCCTCATCTCTGATTCCAGCTGCTGGAATTCTTTAATAAGATGTGCACTTTCCTGCTCAATTTCCTCTTCTTCTTCGGTTTCTTCTTCCATGGGGACTTCAATTTCTTCCTCATCTTCGGCTTCGGATTCAACTGAATCTTCCTCACTGAACTCTATATCATAAACTTCTTCTGCGGGATCAGCAGCAAATTCTTCATCTGAGGCAACTTCAACATCACCCATTTCATCATCAACCATAATCTGATCTGGCTCTTCTACACCATCCTGTTGTTCCATAGCTCTTACTGGAGCAAGAGGAGCAACATTCTGCTCTTCAAGTTTACCAACTTCAACTGGACCTTCTTTTGGGACCACATTGGATTTGTTTTCCAAACCTTTTTCAGCATCAATCTGTTTTGGTTCTTCAACAGCATCTTCCGATTCAGTTAAATTTTTTGATTTTTTAGGATCAATCTTTTTCTTCATTGCTTCGGTCTTTGGAAGTTCTTCTTCTTTCTTCTCTTCCTCATCCTTGGCTTCAGGAGAAACCTCTTCACCTTCAGGAGCTTCTTCTGGCAATTCTTCTACTGCAACTTCACCTTCTGCCGGTTGCTCTTCACCAGGAAGTTCTTCCGATGGCTCTTCTGATGGCATTTCTTCAGCTGGAAATTCTTCTGAACCAGCTGGCGGAACTTCTTCACTTTTCAAATCTTCGATTGATTTTAGAAATTCCTCACGTTTAGCAGTCTCTTCGGCTTCGATCTCAGCCGTAGTTTTGAGATTAGAAGCAACATCATTATCTTCAGAATATATTTTCTTTAGAACTTCTGCCGCTTCAATTAAATGTTCTGACCTAGTTTTCATAATTATTCATCCTCCTAGTACTAGATTCGACTGATAATTTTTTAGTGTTTTTATCAAAACACATCGTTTTTATTTTGTTCAAACCTTTTAACTAAAAAGTTTCCATTTTAGATTCAATCTGAAGAATTGGTTCTAAAATTCTATTAACTATATCTTTCCAGCTGACATCCAATATTCTTTTCGAATCAATGACAAATATATCCGGAATTGCGTCATAATGTTGTGGAATGACTATACAATTTATTGTCTTAAATTTATTTGTCTTTATAAAATTTGAATATTTTTTACTTTGTTTATTATCCATAGTGGTTGGGTCTATTCCTTTTATTGGAAATAAATATCCTTTAGTTCCGGGATTGAAGTCAACATCCAATAACTCATTCCATATCAGCATTCCTTTTATGTGCTGTGGAAGATTTTTATAATTTTCCAAATCTTTATTAAAATTAACTGGTTTACCAATATTAAGATTTTTTTCTTTTATTAGATTCACAATTTTTAATTCTACACCATTCACATATTTTAAAATATTTTGGACATCTATTTTCCCATTTTCGCTTTTTAGAATCAATTCCATCAATTCTGCAATTCTGTCCCTAGAAAATTTAGGAACATCCGATCTCTTTGTTTCTAGACCAGAAAATTTTATTTCATCTCGTGGTAATCCATTTTCATTTATCATCCACAGAGCATATCTTTTCTTGGTTACCATATACAAAGTCTTAGCAATCCATTCTTGTTTAACATCTAAAAAACAATTCTTAGAATCTAACCCATGAAATGGAATATATTTATCTATTATAAATTGTTTATTAACTAAACCTGAAATATAGGGAGCCCATATCTCAAGAATATCTTTAACATAATCTTGACTTTTACTTTTTTTCAATAATTCAGATAATTCAATAAAAATTGAATCCGTGTCTGTATAAATAACATTGGAAATATTTGTATCCTTTAAATAAAATTCATTTGAAAATTTATTTAGAATATGATCAAAATCTATTTCTTCAATTTTTTCTTCTTTTCTTAAAGAATAATCTACCACCATTCCTGTCATCTTGATTAATTCCTGGCCTGTAGAAGTAATAGCAGATCCTAGAATTGGATTAAAATATCTATAATTTTCATTTGTTAGTGCACCATACATTGCATTTGCCAAAATCTTAACGGCCCACTGCGCAATAAAATTATTATTGGCTTCCAAATCCTTATTTTCTTTTGTAAATTTCTTCCAGTTAGATTTATACACTGATCTTAAATTATTCAGATCGGTCAAAATCGTATTATATAAAGATATTCCTTTTTCATGTTTTGAAAATATAGCACCATTAATTGTGAGATAATTTCCTTCTATTATCTTCTTAAATTGGTCTGATGATATTTTAATCATATGTTCTTTATCAGTATATGGGTAGCACCTTAATATAATTTTATCATCTGGCAATTTATTTTTATATAAATAATCATAGGAAATTTTTTCATCCACACTAGCCAATATAGTTTCAACGCCCATATTATATGTTCTGATGATAGATGGATACAAAGAACTATAATCCAAATCAATAACCCACTCATATAATCCACCAACTGGAGTTTTGACATACGCTCCACGAATTGGTTCCAATGCTTTACTTTTTCTATTGGTGATGATTGCTAAATCATTTTTTCTAGCAAACTTAACTAATAATCCATCAATCAAACCAATTGTTGATAACGATTTCTTCCAATCCACACCACAAAATGATCTCAGTTTATTCTGCAATTCAATATGCTTTACTTTTTTATTGATTTTGCAAATAAGAGCCACATCTTGTTTATTATATTCTATCATTTTATTTGGATCTCTTTTGAATAAAGTTCTAATATCTCCTTCATATGTGTGTTTTCCTTCACCCAATTCATGCTGTGCAACCATATCCAATTTATTGGATGATAATTCTCCCATCGAAAATCCTTTATATAATTCCAACATATCAAGGATAACAAACCCACTATAAAAAATATCTTTATATTTATGATTCACTCTGACACAATTCAATAAGGATAATTTTCTAACATCCATTCCAATCTTAAAAATTCTTCCGGCAATATATCCATAATCAAAGAAAGCAAACCACGATGTTAAAATATCAACATTTGTTTTTTTAAGATCCATACAAAAATACATCAGCATTTCTTGTTCAGTATCAAAGAAAAATGTATTTGTATTTTCCCATCTGTCATACAATATTCCGTTTGATTTTAGAGCAAGAGTTTTTATGCTGTCCTCATCAATCCCATATGATATCATACAAATTGGAGCAAACGCATCTTCATTGTTTGGAATTCTATTATGATTAGTTAAATCAAGCTCAATATCTAAAAATAATATTTTTGGACTGAAATTATTTTCTGGATATGACAAATAAAAATCAACAGTATGCCTATTTTCAATACTAAAATCTCTTTCAAACGTAGTATTATTTTTATCGTATTTTTTCATTTCTCTATAATTACCACGAATTATATTGCAATCTTTTATTTTGGCAATTGGTTCCTTTGTATCACAGGAATAAAAATAATAGTTATCTTTATTTTTATATCTATAAATTATTTTTTTATCTTCCTTGGTTCTAAAAATATAATATAAATGGTCATCAACATATTGAATATCAATCAATCCGGGATTGTCAAACTTAACCATCAATTCTCTTATTTCATCAGTTAAAAACGACACTCATTCCCCCATTCTTTCTTTCCAAATTTTAAAACTCTCCATGGATTTTGTATGAAATAGTATATCCCCATTGGATAAAAATATATCGTCAGCAACTAAAGTTATTCTCCCAAATCTTTTTTTCATTTCAAATTTGAATTTGTTCTTTGATTGTTGATAACATGCACCAATCAATTCTGTACATGCTAATCTTGAATCGTCTGTAAATTTGAAATCAAAATCATATGGTGTTCCAAGATATTCATATGCTTTTTTGGCTGCCATCATTCTGTCTTCTATTGATAAATTTGGTCTAAAAACAACAAAATGATCAGTCCTAAAAAAGTTTATAGCATTCTCTTTTATTACGCCCTCTGACAACGCATGAATAACTTGATGTTTTCCATCATCTTTACCAACGTATAATCCAGCGTGATTTAATTCACCCGGAATGAATCTGGCATCTAAGTATGAATCATATTTTCTAAGAAATACATCTCCAGGCTGAAAAAAATCATTCATTAATAATTCTACACAATTATATAATTCATCCCCTGAAAATGAAAATGTTGGGGGATTTATTCCAAAAACAAATCTGAATCCTTTTTCTTTTGTAATACTAAAATGAAATGTAGTGTCTCCAATAAGGGTGAATAAATATCTTTGAATATTGTATCGTATATTCATTTGTTTCCTCCATTAGTGTTTTTTAAACTTTCTGCCATAGCGTCCAATACTGAAATATGCCATAACTTTTCAACCCAATAAATAATTAAAAAAACAATAAATGTTGTTTTAAAATACATTAGGAAATTTACAGGCATCCCACCGACAATATTTCCCAACATAATAATTATTAATTCTTTATTTACTAACCACGTTATCCCCGTCAGCATAAATGAGAATATGGAACATATAATAAAACCAAACACGGTCAAGTATAAAATAGAAAAAAACATTAACCCCCCTCAAAAATATTGGCTTATACCATCAATATTAGAAAAATCAGCAATTGAATCTTCACTTTTATTTTGTTTAGCAAACATAGAGATTCCTGATTCTTTTATCAGCATCTTACTATAATCTATATTAAAATTTGCACATCCAAGGGGACCATTTCTATTCTTTTTGATATGCATTGTTAAATTATATAAATTATTTCCAATAATGTTGTCAGCCATATCTGCTTGCAAAAGACCTATAAAATCAGCATGTTCTGCTTTTTTTCTTGATTCTGTAACACTTCCCAATCCAGGGGTTTTTGAATTATATCCTTCCGAATTTAATTGTGTTGCAGTCAAACTTGGTATTCCATATTTGATTCCGACCATTTTCTGTTCCATTGTTATATGACCTAATTCCAATCTGTACATTTCTGTTTTATTAACTGACGCAAATAAATCCAAATAATCAAACACTGCCATTTTCGCCTTGAGCCCTGTTTTTGATATCATCTCATCCATGTAGATCATAGCATCATTGATATTACTACTATAGGGCAAAAGATATTTCATTACAATTTTTTTATTTGATTTCTCAAGATACTTAAACATATTTTTTGCATCACCATTTATAACTTCTCCCGATGAAGCCTTGTCATAATATGGAAGCATCCTAATTGTTCTCTCCAAACTTTCACCTATGAAGTTTTCTAATGTAAAATAAAAATATAGTCCATCTCCATTTTCTTCATTAAAAGCTGCACCACATAAAAAATTTAATAAAGCTATTGATTTTCCAACACCGGGTGTTCCGCCAAAAATATAAATTCTACCATTTTCCAACCCACCCTTTAATATATTTTTATCAAAATTTTGGAATCCTGTTTTTATTTTTGATTTTGGATCATTATTTTTTTCTATAAGTTTTAAACATTCATCGTACGAATCTTCGTTTTCCAAAACAAACTCACTGGTATTCACTTTATCATCATATCGTTTTTTCAAAAGTGTTCTAATATATATTTTGCTTATCAAATTTTCATACGTTTTTATCATTTCATCGCCACCAGTAAAATCTCCACTCTCAAACTTATCCAAAAAATCAACTAATAGATGTTTATCCTCTTCAATTATTATTCCTTCTTTTTTAACCTGCAGCATTTCTAGAACAGACTTACACCTAACGCTGTCTAACAATACTGTTGTTTTATATTTTAAACTATCATAAAACTGAGAAAATTTTCCAAACGTAGAAATATTTTCTATTATTAAATCTGGGGTTGTTTTCTCCCAATCTATTTTTGTCGTAATATATTCAACCAATTCAAACTTAGGGAGAATTTTTATTGGTAGATCTTTATTTTTTGCATATGTCATAACAACTATAATATCATTTCTAACTATGGCTTCATCATAATAATTATCTACTTTTTTACAAAAATATAAATCTAATATCTTATCTAAAAATGTTTCAGAAATCATATTGCGGCCTCCTCATTTTTTTACAATGGAAACTAATTTTTCAAAATCTTTTTTGTAAAGCTCTTCATTATATACACCTCTCAAAATTGCAGCCGGATGAACTAATACAAAACAAGGAATATTCATCCTATCATATTTAAATATAGATCCATGATTATCTGTTATTTTTCCAGTTATTCCAAATCTCTTCATTGATATTGCACCAACGGTGATTAACATTTTTGGTTTAACAGTATTAATCAACTCATCTAAATTCTTTTCACAACTCAATACATATTCCGGATTAATTTTATTATCAGGAGGTCTACAAAAAACACTATTTCCTATGAGATATTTCAATTTGTTTTTTACAATATATTCTTTAATATATTTTCTTAGTAATTCTCCGGATCTCCCAACAAATGGAACTCCCGCTTCAGCTTCATTTTTTCCCGGTGCCTCTCCGACAAACATAATATCCACTCCGCATACATTTGATTTGCTATTTGTATCAAACAAGCATAGAGGTTCTGATATCAGAGCACACTCCGAACATTTACTCTTAACATCTTTAAATTTTGCAATTAAATCCTCAAACTTAATTTTATCTATTTTTGTTTTAGATTTTCTATTTGATATTTTTTTAGATACACCAGTATTTTCATCATAGTATTTTTTATATTCTTCATGTAATAATAAAATTTCATATGATTTTAATAGTGGATATTTATTTGAAATTTCAGAAATTTCTTTATTTCTGTTATTATAAATAAATTTTGAATGAAATAAATCAAATTTGGATAAACCGAATTGTTGAATCATGAATTTTATTGTTTTGGAAAATTCCTCGAAAGGCATTCCAATACAATAAAAATTATTAAGATATTTATTGACATACAAACAAGCTTTCTTGCTTCTCATGAAAAGATTGAGCAGATAGTGAACTGAAAATTTATTTTTATTTTCAATAACTATTTCAGGCAATTCACTATCTGCTCCATCATATAACCAATCAAAATATACACCATATGGACTCATAACCAAACCTCGTTTTTTAATTTGTTAAGATTTTTTAAAAATCAAAAAATCAATAGCTTAAACCATCAATTACATTATTCTTCACCATATTATAATTAAGAGAACTATTGACAATATCTTCAGCTTGAATATTTTCAAATCCTTTTCCTTTTATCTTCAATTTACTAAAGAAATCCTTAAATCTTTCCAACGCTGCCTGTATCTTTTCTGTATCCTTAGAAAGATAAAATAATTTTTGGATTTCTTCACCAACAGTTCTCAATGTTTCGGACATTGCTTTGAATGGACCAGTAAAATATGAATATCCAAGAGTTTCAGATAGTTGTTTATATGTTTTATATAATAAATATGTACTCATTACAAAAAAACTAATCAATGTTGGCAATGCTGAAAACCCAGCCAGCATAGAAACAAGTTCAGTTGCAAATGGAATTGTTGTAATTGGAATCAACATATTTGCTCCAGTTATTACCACGAGCGCTAACAATGCGGCGTATTCTAATAGCTTCCATGCCGTATTAAAATTCCAATCTTTATTATATAATTCATTTATTGTTTTAGTAAGTATATCAACAAAATAATTGAATTTTCCTTTAGCTGCAAATAAAAGACCATATAGTGCTACTCCAGCATACGGTAAAATAACAAAAATAAAAACAACAGAATATAGTATTGGAATAGTCATTGTTAATAACATTGGAAGTAGATTAATAATAATATTCCCCATAACAATAACAGCCAATATAATACCAAACCATTTTAATGCTGCCATAAAATATCTAAAACCATTCAAAATCTTATCTTTCATGCTTATTGGAAAATCAAATTCCATTTTAATTTCTTGTTGATTTTTGGATTTTATCAAACTGAGTTTATTGTTTAATTCTAAACTTGACTCATCGGCTAATTCCGATATCATCTCAGTTATAGAATTCAAACTATTTTCGGATCCATCCTTTAAAAATCTTTTATAAAGTCTAGTAACTTCAGCAAATGATTTATCCAATTTCCTTCTAACATTCTTATTTTTAATGGACATAACCGCGATTTTAACCCTATTTAACATCTTGGACATCCCCATTGGTTTAACTGATTGAATGTTCAAATGTTTAGCGATCGATAATATATTTTTAACTTCGGATTCAAACATTTTAGATCCTCCTATAAATTAATCTTTCGTTTTAAAGAATATCCAATTATCCTTATCCATTTTATGAATAACATATTTACCCTTTAATTTTTTAGAATTTATAATTTCAATCACAACATCATTTGGGGTTGTGACTATTCTTCTAACATTTCCACTATCCCATATCACAAATTTTCCACCACCATATTCACCTTTTGGAATTTCACCTTTGTAAGTTAACCACCAAATTTTATGAACTGGCTGTTTAACAGCTAACACTTTCTCTCCGGATTTAAGTGGTATTCCTTTTCTAATTGCCCAAGAATCCAATTTACCTCTATCATTTTCAATTCTCAAATCATAATGCAACCCAGCCTTATATGCAGAGTGCTGGTGTATAACATATCTATATTGTTTATTGCTATATAACTCAAGCAATTTGCATGCAAATTCCATAAATATATTTTTCATTTTAAATCCTCACCCGACAAAAACATCATCAGATGCCTTTGTTATTATGGATCCCATATCTGTGCTATCACCGAGAGCCTGTGAACTTTTATTATTTATGATTACATTTCTAGAACCATTTAATTTTCCAACATCGGGAAGAGTATTATCGTCTTTAAGTGCAGCTTTTTTGCTATTTATAAAAACATTATCTGATGATGGTCCACTTATAGTTGATGTTCCACTATCCAATTCATCATTTATTCTAGCAATTGCTTTTGACATTATTCCCTTTCCCCTTCTGGCAAATCAGGAGTTGTTGTTATAGAATCTGGATTTGCTTCTCCACTATTTAAATATATATTAGAACCATCCATTGCAATTTTATCACCGGATTGTATTTCTAAAGATCCTGTTAATTTATTTGTCTCTTTGCCAGAAACTTCCTTTGTTATATTACCATCAACTTTGTATTTTACATTTCCTTTTACATGTATATTTACATCACCTTCCAACGTGATATGGGAATCTTTTTCTATTTGTATTTTTAAATCACCTTTCATTTTAACATGCAATGTGTCATCTTTCTGAACAAGATTTATAAAATTTCCTTTATAATCTTTTATAAGAATTTTTTCTTTACTATTTCTTTCGTCCATCAATATAACACTCTGATTGTTATCTATTGTATAAACACTTCCACTAGCATCGTCTTGTTTTGGATCATACAATCTTTTCTTTCCAGTTAATTCAACTCTTTCATCATCTGGATCATCACTCACTATAATAACTCTTCCCCTAGGGCTTCGCATTATAGTCCATTTGCTCCACCATTTTCCACCCAACTGATTTTCTGGTGGAACCGGTTTGTGAGAAATATCCATGGCGCACATATAATACGGTCTATTAGGATTATCACATTCAAACCAGATCCAAACAAAACTTCCATCTTCTGGTATATAACACGTCCCGTAATGATGACACCAAATCTTTTCATTGTCTCTTTTATTTCTTCCGCCAACTGGATTGTTTGCTGGCCATGCCCACATACCTTCATCTTTTTTAAATTTATCTTCTTTCATTAAATCTGGAATAAACACTTTGACTCTGCCAAACTTCTCTTTGTCTTTAACATCAATAACTATGGCTCTATAAAAATTATCATATGATAATTTTCTTTCGTTTGTTCCTAATTCAAAAAACGTCTTTTTTTCCATATTAAATAAATTACACCTCTAAAGATGAAATCAAATATTTTGTAATTTTCAGTGTCATCTGCATGGCAGTTTCATATGGAAGATTATAGCTTAAATTTCCATATGCATCGGATATCATTGAGGCATATATCAATGGGAAAAATCTATCTAAAGACTCCATCATAACTAATGCTTCAAGTGACATATGATGTGCGATTCTAGATGTTACCGCTTGCATGGTAATTCCAAAATAAACAAATTTATCAAGATAATCTATCCACTTTATTGTATCAAAATTCAAACTGTCCAAATCAACAGAACTCTTGACCAGTTCTGGAAATTTCTCCAGTGATGTCAACTTATAGTTTGAAATAACAGAAGAATAATGTTTCTTGAATGGTTGACCCCAAAGATTCACGACAGTATGGATACTTGATAAATAAATAGAGTTATTTACCAAATCCAAATCGTTAAATACGCCATATGATTTCCCAAACATATTCATCATAAAACTATGTATAATTAAAACTTGATAATCCACCCACAAATTTATATTTTTAAATGCTGGCACATTAAAATATGCCCAGTATACTAATCCATACGATATAATAGAAATTAATTCCGCTTTAGAATATTCTGTCAATCTTTTTGTAAAATTAATTAATATTTCACCACTTTTTGCCACATAACAGCTAAGAGGATATCTACTATCAGAAATTAAAACAATACGACCTTTACCACGAAAAGATTTTACAGTAAAAATCTGTTCTATATTTTGAATAAGATAATCCACAAATTTATCAAGAAGTTTATTGGAAATTCTTATTTTTGTGTTCTTCAACATATTGAATAAAATTTTATCTTTATCCCCGTTACTTAATAAGAATCTTTTATAATCATCATCATAATAATTCTTTAATTTAACAAGTGAAAACTTCTGAACCATTACTCCTCCTGCACCACATTTATGTCGTCCTTTATGTAATTTCTCATAACTTGTTTGACTGCTCCCATTGTTGGTATATATACTTTTTCCAATTTAAATTCTTCAATAAAAAAACAATTATTTACAAATAAAAGCATATGCCAAAGATTAACAGTTTTATAAATATCGAAAGATAAATAATCTGGTCTATAGATATATTTTCTATCTAAATCAACTAATACCGAATTTTGTCTTAAAAAATCATAATTTTGTGCTAATAATTCAATATATGGATTGTCAATAACAACACTTCCACTGTCAAAAAAACTATCAGTTATCTGATATTGATTTCTAAAATATGTGATATCAAAAATATCCAGTGATCTATTTTTGCTATCGACATCTATTCTGCTAATTGGCATTATTTATTATCTCCATTATAGTCCCATCCAATATGAGTTGACCCTTTTACTATTAAATATTTATTGACAACTTCCAATGCTTCTTCTCTCAGTGTATAATTTTCCATAAACCACTTATAATCTCCGATAACATAATCAACAGGTATCTTCAGATATCCGTTGTGAAATTTTTCATGTAAAGTGACCACCATTGGAATTATTCCTATTTTCATATTAAAATGAAGAAGCATAATATCAATTGCAATATCAAATGATGAAAATGGTTTTTCTTCTGATAAATATTTGTCTATAACGGCTTCCGTTATGTTCTGTAAGCTTATTGGGTGATGATGAAATTCAATTGTACATTCATCAATTATTTCATTTGTGAAAAGACATTTTATTAAACCTCTATCTTGAATTAAAAACTTTTTCCATTCTTTATATTCAGCACTATGACGTACCATAGATTTTACAGAGTTTATAAATCTCTTTTCTGATTTATCATCATAAAATATGTTTCTTTGAAAAGGCAGTCCCCCCATTGGGGTTGTGCCCTTACAAACAATATTTGGATCCATTATTTGCTCACCAAACCCTTTGCTATAGATAATCCTTTAACAAGACCAAGAGTTGGGACTTCGGACATTATTTTATCAAGCTGATCTTTTGTGAAAAATTGTGTTTTATCTGCTAGTGTATTAAACGCTTTCAACATACTCAAATTGACAAATCTAACATCAAAATCTAGGGATGAGACTGCACTTGTGATTCCACCGCTGATGTGCTCATATGTCATTCTTCTGGTTATAAAAATCAATCTAGATTTTTCTGGAATATAAAATATAAATCCAGCCCAACCAAGTTTTGTCAGATTAACAAGAGTGTCTCTATCAAAAACTTTATCCCTATATTCAGATGGCAACTGTGAAATATCAATCAGGCAATATGCAGTTCTCATGATATCCGGGAGAGTTTTTCCAAATGAACTTCTAGAAAATAATTCAGTCCCAATTGATTTATCAAAAACTTGAGGATATCCTTTTAAAACCTGATTTATACTAATATTCATACCCTTTCTGATAAAGGATATGATATTTCTAGATAAATAATTTAAAATTCCAGGACCACTTATATTCACATCTCTTATGAGAGTGTCAGTAAAATCAAACTTCAATTTATTTGACAACGCTTGAATAGTCATTATGAAATTCTCTTTTAAAGATCCAACATTTATTTGTAACATAATTGGCTTTATTAGATTATCAACTGAGACAGCATCTACTTCAATTTTATTTTTACTTCCATCATCTTTCTCATGTTCTTTTCTGTTATCACCTTTGTACTTTCCATCTCCACCTTCACCTTTTCCGGCGGATGCTTTAGTAATTGAAAAAAAACCTTGATCAACTTCTATGGCATTTGTATTAAATATTTTCTTACCTTTTTTAACAAATATACTTTTGAATTTATTTGCACCATATAACGCAGTTAAAAATTCAGTATATGTTGCCGAAAAACTAATTATATTTTGATCAATATCTTGCCAATATATAAATGGAAAAGTGAAAACAGACATTGCCTGTATAGTATCGGCATTCAACTCAACTTTTGATTCCATTAACATACCTTATTACCTCCGGAAAATATTTATAGCATCTTTTTCAATTACAGTATCAAATGAATATATTTTACTATCCAAAATAGAAAATAAAATTATTCTCTGTTTTTCTAAATATATCTCAGAAATTATTAATCTGGTAAATACATCCTTTAAAATATTATAATCCACATCCTTTTGATTTAAAACCAAAAATATATGAAAAAATATATCATCTAATATTCCATAATCTTCAAAAGAAATATCTTTATAATTAAATTTTGTTTTATTTAATTTAAAATATTCTGCAACATAATTCTTAATTATTTTTCTAATAGTATTTGAGTTTACATCAAATTCTTTTAATTCATATTCTAGACTAGAAAATATTTTAGATCTGGCATTTAATGTAACTATATCTTCCTTATTTTTTACAGGTAGTTGTTCAGTATCATTTATAATAATTTTTTCTATATTGTTGTTTATTATTTTATCTATTTTTTTATCATTTATAATCGGAAAATCGTTATCTGTTCTTTTGCCATTCACATAATCTAAAATTCTAGTTATATTGTTTCCCATTATTTATTAATGTCGCTGTATTTTAGTGCACCATTCACACAATCTTTGATGGTAGCACGAATAAATTTAATATGTAATTCTGATTTTTTATATCTATTTTTAACAGTGCTATTCTCTGTCAACTGTAAAATGTTAGGTACAACTAACATGTTCAATAATGCACACTCTAACAATTTTTCTTTATAATTTTTATTATTATCTACATTTTCTAAAAATCCACTATATACTTGTTCTTTTGTTCTATATATTGCTTTATCTGGTTGAAAACATAACGGTTTATATCCTTCTTGTTTCCACCAATTCAAGAGTGAATGTACTATTTGCCTTTTACACAAATAATAATCCACTCTATCGGATTTACTCATTGACTCTAAAAATTTTTTAACATCATTAGAAAAAATCCTATCTATATTTCTCCAGATCTGTTCTGTTATAATAGATAGTTGTGTATTAGAAAACTTTTTCATCGCACAACCTCCAAGCGGCACGTTGTTTTATTTTGTTCGTTAAGTTTCAAAATTTCAGTTCAAATCAACAACATCATTGCCACTATCAATATTTTCTTCCACTATATTCATATTTTTATTAACTTCTCCAGGAAGAGGTCTATATCTAGTTGATAACTCCGAAATAATATCTGACACTTCTTTATCCCACATTTTTTTGAATTCAGCATCCTCAATATATTTTAAATACGCACCACGTGTTCCGTTCCAAGTGGCTTCTGGTTGATTAGTCAGTTTACTCCATCTTCCCGATGTCATTCTTTTTTCGGCTCTCAATAAATTATAATTTGTCCAAAAATTATCAAACCCACTATTATAATCGAGAATCATTTCAAATTCAATATTTGGAGCAAATAATCTGCTCTTAATACATTTTGCCCTAACAACAATTCCATTAAATCCATATTGCTTTTCTTCCAGTATAGCCGATTCTCTTAATTCAATTAACTGAGAAATATTATATTGAAGCGCATTCCCGCCCGGAAGCATTTTTTCTCCAGATAAATATCTAAGATCTGATGGCTGTTTAAATAAACCCATTTGAATTTTATCTCTAAATTGATTTATTGCAATTAAACTGATATTATATTTTTCTAGTTTATCAAGATATTTTGGCAACAATGCAGATAATAGTCTGGCTCTCAAACCAATAGTGTCATTAATATTATCACTTTCGGAATCTTTTTCTGTCTTAGTATTTGCAATTGAGTCCCAGATTATTACAGTTTTGAAATCATTAAATTTATCTTTATTTTCATCGAGGAATCTACACGTGGTATCAATTATCTTAAAAACCTGTTCTACTGTTTTAGCTTCTCTAACTTTTATTTTTGGATTAACAACTCCCAATTGAGCTAATCTAAAAGTTGACATTGCATTTTCGGAATCCAGATATAATCCAAGAACCTTCCCTTCATATACCTTTTGAGCATTACCGATTACATTTCCAGCTAGCGTTGTTTTCCCACACCCTGGTCTACCAGCAACACAACTTAAACCACCAACAACCATACCACCACCAAGAAATAAATCTAGTAGTTGAATCCCCGTTGGGATTGTTTGTTTTTGATCATTTGCGGTAACTAGATCATCAACCTCTTTTTCAATAAAATTATCATACATTTCTTGAACATTTTTTAACACGGACTTTTCACTCATCTTTATTTTCCTCCTCTTGATTAGAAACAAAAGTATTATCATTTTTATTCTTTACAACTTTATTTATATCTTTTATTGTAACACCAGTTTCAATAAGAAATTTATCAATAATAGACATTCTTTTGAACACATCATCATCTTCTTCTTTACTATCTAATTTTTCGACAATTGATATTTCATCCTTTACCAATTTACCAATCTCTTTTCTCATATCAAAAATTAATTTATAAAATTCAGTTATAGTTCTTAAAGTTCCTTCCAATAAATGTTTATTTCTTCTAAAATCATTGCTATCGGTTGGCATTAATGTTTTTATGCCTTCTATATGTTGTTCTAATTCTAAAATCATAGATTTAATTTTTTCTCTATTTTCTCTATATTCAAATAATAAAGTATCGGTGTTAATACCCATCACGCTTCCTCCCATATTAAAATATGATAAATATGATTTGCAAAAACTTTATTTATAGTTAATACATTCCCTAATACAGAATATTTATCCTGTGACATTAAAGTTGCGTCATCAAAAACTTGCACCATTCTATTTGCTGTTATTTCCAATTTCAAATCAATTTCAACATTTTCTTCTTCTGTATCTGGTTCCAAAAACATAACATCTTTTCTGTTATATGTTTTTTTGTCACATATCATTTGACTACGATCAATTAAATATTCATATTGCCTTGGATCATAAACATTATGACCTGTAACCCAAAACCTACACTGTGAAAAATCAAATTTATAATCTACTCTTGTCACAAGATGAACTGGCAAATCCATTTCATATTCAAATGTGGTTTCCAATCTATAGTCTGGAATATTATTTGAATCTCCAAACTTATTTGCACTAGGTGATGGAGTTCCACTCATTCTTATTAATGGGTTGAGTGTAATTGGATGTGCGTACACATCTTTAGCTATAACCCTGAAAAGTCTTTTTTCAAGCAAACTTGTATTCCATGCCAATTGCTGATCAATATTTAAAACGTCATTAACATATCTATATTCGACAATTGGAGCAGGAATATGTAAATATGAGTGTATATAGTCCGGAGAAAAATATCTATCCTTTCCACCAAAATATTGAATCAATTTTAATTTCATATCCAACATTTCATCCATGGAACTTAAAAACATATAAACTGTGTATGTCCCTTTATATCTATTATAGACCGGGGTTATTTTAACATACTCATCTTCATATATCGGATCATATAAATGCCCACCAAATCCACCACCAAAATTGCTATATCTCCATAAATAATTAGTTCTCTCATCATTATCTAAATCCCCAGTTGGATCTAATGAAACACAGGGAAGAGGAATGCCTGTTATCTCTCTTCCCATATTTTCATAATATTTTGTAATTTGAAAAATCGTATTATCTGCAGTTGTCATAATTCCAATTTTAAATCTTGGATAAAAAACATCTAAGAAAAAATCAAGCATTGATTGATGAAATGTTCCAAGAATATTGCTTATAAAATGTAGTTGATCTGCATACACTAATCTTGCCATTTTAAAATACCCGCCTATTAAAGATTTGGAGTATCGCTGTTTGCGTCATTAATCCACTTAGTTAATCTGGAATCAAAAATACCCATTGCACATGTCCTAACATATTTTTGTTTTTTACTTCTGGAAATAAATTCATATGTCATTAGCAAATTATAGAGAGGATAATCAATTTTCATAGAACTGATTCCCCAAGTAAATAAATTTCCAACATAATTATGGACGGTAAAATCCTTAAATGTTAATCTAGATTTCGTAAACATATAAGATTCAGAATGTAAGTGATCCCAATCATCATCCTTAACATAACCAGTTGGAAAATTAAACATATCAACCGTTGGACTGTTTTTAGTCACCAATCTCAGATGTCTTCTCAGAAATTTCCTCTGGTGAATATACGGCCAAACATTGACGGCCATATTATGTTTGTCGTACAGCTCATCTTTATTGTCGCACAAGATGGTATACAATGGTGCTTTTAAATAAATGTAAAGACTCAACTTGGCAAGAAAAGGAACTTTATCCTTGCTATACATTGGCAATTCTAATTTAATTTCTCTCCACGATTCTTTTCTCAAACCTGGATATAAAATTCCATTAGTATCCAATTTATAATCATCCTGAGTCATTTTACTGTCGTCGAAAATAGATTTATAATAATCTATTTCAGATTCATAGTTTTCAAACTTTTCATTCTTCGGTTCAACTTCAACATCAAAATCTGTAACCCAAAGAGACATCTTTCCTCCTAGTTTAAAAATGGCAAAAACTTTGTTAATATATCAGAAAAAGATAATTCATCCAAATCTTTTAATTTGGTTTTCACAAAATATAAATCACTCGTCCATTTTTTATAATTATCTTTATCAAATAAGTATAAATACTTTAAAGACTGAGTGCTAAACAATCCCAACTCATCAATGGTTATTTTTTTATTTTTTAAAGAATCATTCACATTTAATTTATTTTCAATCATATCCTTTATTACTTCTTTAAATCGTTCGTTATTATTTATTGATAGAAATTCTGAAATATCTTTATCCATCATCACTTCTGAATTATTTTTTAAATTTATTTCAAAATTTTTAACATTGACAATAAAGTTTAAATTTTTATCATAATCAATCAAATTAAAACCATTATTTTTACACATTCCACTCAACATGTTTTTTATTTTAATATCGTCAGTCAATGAATCTTTATTAGCATCTATTTTTATCTTCATTCCTTTAATTGTATCCCACATCTTATTCCATTCAACTTTCCATATTTTTAGTTCGTTGTAAATATTTTTCAGATCTTCATTTAATTTGTTTTCATCAATGAGAAATACATACTGAAAATATGGTGCCATATAAACTTTATATGATAGCATGAGCATAACATCTTCTTTAAAATTAGGATCCATTATACTTTCTATAAAACTCAAAAACAATATAGAAATTTCTCTGCTTATAAATTTAATATTTTTATATTTTTCTCCAATTATAATTGGTTGAGCACATAATGATTTGTCTAAAATTCCTTTTGATTTTATAAGACCCCTAGTGTATTGTAGACAGTAGAATAGTAATTCTTCATCTGGGGCATATACCATATTGAACGGAGATGTTTTTAATATATTGGGATAATTATCTTCCATTATAAGATTGGACACATATTCATTGAATTTAGACAAAGAGTTAAACCCAAACAAAGTTTCTTTAGTTATTTTAGTCTCAACTTTATCTATAATTGGTTGCAATATTTCAGTGTCAAATTTAGTATTGTTCTCTATGGCAATATCCAATTCTTTATCGAATTCACTAATTTCAGTATCATTATTTTCCTGTACTATTTCCTTATTCGCTGATGTGTTTGATATTACTGATGTCATTTTATCAGTTATTAAATGGGTCTGATTTTCAAAATTATAAAGAATATTTGATAAAACAAAACTGTTAATAATACTTCCAGATAAATTGTGAAACCCAAAAATAGTTTGTATAAAGGAATACATGGATGTGCTATTTTCAAAAGTGAAGTTATATTGCCCTTTTTCACTTTTAAACACAATATCCCCTGTTGCTATGTTTATTTCCATTTCCATATTGTTACTGTTATATATCAGTGGATTTTGATTATTAGATAACAACCTGGAAATCACAAAATGAAATCCAAGTGTTTCTGTTAAAGACATGTTATGAATAAATGCACCCATTTTTATATTTAAATAAAAATATAGTTGATTATCTTCTTCATTCCATTTTCCATGTCCGGATAAACTCATTGTTAGTTTTTTATTTTTATGATTAAAGCTTCCTAAATAAAAACTCATCTCATCGTATTTTTTCATTGATTAGATTCTCCTCTTTTTTAAATCAATCAATTACCAAGAACAACTACTGTTCCAAAAACCTCTGATTCCAGTATCATAGATTCGGTTCTGCTTAAATTGTAAACCAAAACATTGACGGTTCCGTCATCGTCAACTTTAGTTGACATCACAACAAATGGTTTAATCACACATAAATTATGGTCTGGTTTTACCGATACAATAGAATCACCTTCTGCGACTTGAAGATTTGTTTTAACATTGACCCAGAATCCTGGCATGAGCTTGTAGTCTTTCACAGTGTTGACTTGATATTCCACCATTTTACTCATTCTTTGATCCTCCACATTTTTGATAAAAGCAAATTGAATAATTTGCTTATTTATTATTGTTCGGTTTAGTTTAATTATTTATTTTTACGGTGTTTTTATAGACACAATATCAACTAATGTAAAGCAGTTTTTTATTTTATTCGAGGAGGGAAAATGAAAGTAGGATGGTTGTCTCGTCATCAATGGACAGAAGATCAGAAAAAAGATCTGGCCAAGGGACTAGGAATCAAAGAAGGTGAAATTGAACTGTCGCAGGAAGCAGCAACATTTAATTCATCAAAAGAAATCGTCTCAATGATTAAAGAAAAGAACTATAAAGAGGCGGTTGTTGTTCTCCCGATCAATCTGATCGGGGATCTTCTTAAAGAAGGTATCCAACCTCTAAGAGCTTTCATGATAAGAAAGCTTAACGAGGATGGGACTGTAACTTTCAATCATTCTCATTTCGAAAGAGTGATTAAAGTTGAGGTTGAGACCAAACGCCTCGGAGAATAACAGGAGAAAAAGATCTAGGGTCTCCTAGATCTTTTTTTTGTTTAAAAATATATGTTTTTATAGTTAAAACATTTATATATATATAGCATTGATCCCATGGTTAAATGGGATTGAAATTTAAAAAAATATTGGAGGGACAAATGACTGAAAAAGAATTTCTAATTGACATCTCAATGGAACTACACGCAGCGCTGCAGTCATATTCTAGTGCTGCAGCTATGTGCGATATCATAAATAGAATAGAACAAAGAATTGAGGAGATGGGGTAAAACCCATCTCCTCTTTTTTTCTTTATAAACAAAACTACTTATATATATCCTATGGATTTATTCCCGAAGGGCTGGATTACATTTTTCACAACAGAACAAATAAAAAACAACACTCAAATATTTTATTATTTTTTAAAATCAAACAAAATTAAAATATGTAAAAAAACGATTTTTGAATAAGGAGCCTAAATTATGTTTTTAATTAACAAGAATGAAAAACATTCAACCTTTAATATCCTTCGAGGGAATGAGGGATGTGGAAAATCATATGGAATATTTAACAAATTTATTAATCAATCATCAGAAATTAAAAAGGAATACGGAGATAGATCTGTATTCTATATATGTCCATCAATCATACAAACTCTTGAAAAATTTAACAATTATAAATCACTGTTTGGACAATCAAATAAACAACAATCCAAAAATCCAGAATGGTTAATTTCCAAAAGCGAAATATTAAGAAGCATTATAAAAACAAATTATCCAGATTTATATGATAGCATAAAACAAGGTATAAATGGAGAACACCATCAATTTATATACGATGGATTTTTAGTGTCAGATAATTTATTATTGAATAAGCAAAGCATACGCTTTGAGCATAAACTGGAAAAAGAAAAAGAACTGATAAAATATCAATGGAAAAATTCTTCTCAGAAAAGAAATATTACAAATCCACTCGCTGGAAATTATATGATAACAACCAGAATGCTTTACACTCATCTAAACGAAATTATTAAATCTTTCGAAAAATACAAAAATATAAATGGTATTGGATTAGTCATGATTGAAACAGCACATAAAACAAATCCTGTTGCGTATAATCAATATATGGATCTGAAGATATTTAAAAACATAAAAAGATTTCTCAAAAATGATCTAAAACTTCCGTGGATGTTCACTGATCCCATTCTAAATAAAATTGAAAGTGATGGTTCCGTTATAGATCCAAATTATTCATCAATTGCCAACAATATTAACGAGTCATATTATGAATCAACAAAACCAATTCTAATAGATAATATTCATATAGATAAATTTGAAGTATTTCCTGGAAATGGAAATTACACAAATCATGATAATTTTAAAATCAAAATTCTTTTCTTGAGCAAAGTTGTATTAAATTCACTTCATAAATTGATGACTGAAACAACAAAACGATATAATAACATATTCAGTGAAAATATTTCAGATAACACAAACAATATTTTCTTTGTAGATCAAAGCAATTTCCTTCACTACTTTAAACAATTAAATGAAAAATCATTGAAGAAATGGACAGATAATTCAGTATTAATATTTGATGAATTCCCATTATTAAATTCACCATTTTTAACGATTGAAGAATTAAATTCTGCTTCTGCAGTCTATGGGTCCAAGTATGATAATATGGAAAGTATTTTAAATAAAATTAAAGAAATGAGAAAGCTTCTAGTACAATCAAATAATGATGAAGAAAAAATGAATTTAAGAAAACAATTGAATATGCTTAAAATTAAACTAAAAAGAAAATACAACAAAAATATTGAGGAAACAATAAAATATCTTGATGATCCAGAACTGATAATGAACAAGGATATGTTTAAAAATTCTTCATTTGATATAGTAAATCCTGCGTATTTTCAGGATAAGAATTTTAAAGCCGGAGAACTTTTATTTATACCAAAATCAGAAAAGAAAAATTTCTTTAATATATTTTACGAAAATAACATTAAAACTTTTATTTTAACAACCGAAATAATTCCAATTGAATATTTAACAAACAATTTTGAAAACGTTAATATAGAAGATAGAACATCAAAAATCTTAAATAAAGAAGAAACGGCAATTGCGTATGTGTTCAATAGCGAAAAAGAATATAATGATATTCTTCCGATATCTAAAAATCAAGATACCATTCGTGAATTCATAAAGAAAATAAAGAAAGATTCAGATTCAATTTTAGTTATAGCTAACAATAAATTTGAAGGGGATATCACATCAACATCCATTAAGGGAAGTAATATTTTCATTGAGAGAGATAAAAATGATGATCCAATAAAAGAAGTTCACTATTTTATTTCACCAGATAATCCCAAGGCATTAGCAAAAACATTTCTAAAAGTTCATGGGAATGATATTAAGAATGAGGATTCTGTGTGTGCTCAATTGGATTTGAATGATGAGTTGAAAACAAAGTATTTCAATATGTCAGTTAATAAGTTAACCGATGCTATAAATCAAACCCTTGGAAGATTTTTTGGAGAGAGGGGAAAAATTCTAAAAGAAAAACCAAAGGTTTTTATTTATGCATATGACGATATTTCAGGTGTGTCCTTAGCAGCTATGAAGAATTCCAGATATAACATTGAATTTAAATCCTATAATGAAAATGAAAATATAAAAAATTCTAATAATAAAATTGATCCACCTAAAAATAAAGAAGAAGATATTTTTATAAACAGATCTAACATAAAAAATATTGGAGACACCATATACAACATGACATCAAATATTTTTAAATTGAATGATAATGAAAAAGAATTTTTAATGAAAAAAATAAACAAAAAAATATTTAAAGATAGTTGGAAATTTGGATTCAATAATATTGTGGTCAATAGTTTAAATACTTACACTAAAACTCTGAATAAACTTATTGGAGTTATTAAAGAATGTAATTTCAATTTATATGAAGAAATTATTTTAGATCACAAAAACCAATTGGAAATTGTTAATACTAATTTTATAAATCTGAAAGACAAAGAAAATTTTATTTTGACTTATAGAAAATTTTCTAAATATTTTCAATCTATAATCGATCCAAAAAACAAAGATCTTGATATAGAATGTATTCTTGACAATCTTTATTTGTGCATCTATATATTCTCGATTGAAACTATGAAAACTTGTTTACTTAAACATATTGATAATAAATTAATTTCCAATCATAGATACGAACTATTGAAGCCAACTATTATTGAAAATAAAAAACTAGAAAATTATTCAAAAATTATTTTATCAGTATACAATTCAATTCTGGATCAAGAATATTGTATTAATATCAATGGAAATATATCTTATTGTCTGATGGAAGAATTTAGTGAAAGATATTTCCATGAATTTAAATCCATACTGGATAAAGAATGTGATAAACAAAAAATTGATAAAGATAGTGTACTTAATAAATTGAAAGACAAATTGAATAATAACTATCAAAAATTAATAAATTATTATGGTTGTAGAATTAAAGTTGAAGAAGCTATTGGAATTTCACTTAATAAAATTTGTAAACTTAAAGAAGAATATTTTGAATTTGGAACCACTTTATTTAAATTGAAAAATCATGTGTTAGAATCTATAAGTGATTCAGTCAAGGAAATATTGATATTTGATAGAGAATATACTAAAGATGATTATATTCCAAATAATATTGTGTTTAATTGGAATAATAAATCATATTCAAAAATTTTAATTTAATCATCAGTTCTCAATAATATTCAAATTTTTATATTGGTGTGGGAGCAATGCGTTCATAAGACGCATTGCGTTCTTACAATATAACAAAATATATTTTCTCACGATTGAAATTTTTTTAGTTGAGAAGAATTTGTATTAATATATAAATGTGATCTTAACTAAATTCAAATTAATTCATTTTCTTAATAATCTCCAAAATCCAAAATTATGTTCTAAATAGAACAGCTGTTTTCATTTCGTAATTCAAAAAAAGTACATATATTATTTAATTGATAGGTATTGTTTGTTAATTTTTTTTAGTCGAGGCATCTGGGGTCTAGCGACCTATTTAAATTGGGTATTCTGTAGTTGCCAACGCAGGGTATCATATTTCCTAGTGTTTTCAAGTATGGCCCGTGCATCATTAGCCAGAATAGTGGCAACGATTCTGGCAATTTTTTAATGGAGGATTTTTTGTGAAGAACATGATTGGATGTGATCCTGAATTCGGGTATACTCTTCTAAATAAAGAAAAAGAAAAAATTATTTTCAATGGAAATATGCCTCCATTCAAAACTGATATCATTGGGTGGGACCACGGTGGGAAAGTCGTCGAATTGCGTCCAAAGCCCGGAAGTCCAATGTTTGTAGTAACACAGATTGGACTTTCATTGAGAGCAGTTGATAAAACATTTAAAAATCATTTAAAAGGAATAGAAACAATAGTATATCATTCTGGAGGATTTGGTGAACCCTCTTCCGGAGGACATATACACATTGATAAAAACAAAAATAAAACAATAAATGATAAAATGAAAAATGCAATTGAAAAATGGGATAAATTAAATTTCCTGGATTGTGAGCCAGGGAGAGAATCTAGATTAGGTCGAGGATATGGAAAACATGGTGAATATAGAGACGACCATGATAAAAGCATAGAATGGAGAACACCATCATCTTGGCTGAGTGATCCAAGATGGGCTTTTTCTATTCTTAGTGTTGTATATTCGGTGTACTTTTCAATTGACAGATTTGAGAAAACAGTTTCAAATCACAAACAGTTTCTGAAATTTGTGAAATCCACAATGTCTCCAAAAGAATGGAACTTATTTTATCCATACTATAACATGTGGAATAGCTACAGATTAAAAAACAAGAAACTTCCGAAGGATGTCAATATGGATAAATGGGATGAATTTTTAAACAAAGTTCCAAGGAGTTTAAAAAACAGAGCATCAAACATTATCAATAAATACCTTGAAGACTGTAAAATTAACGTTACAGTTTAAACATTGAAATCAAAAAAATCCAAGATAAGATGATTCGGGTTTGGCTTGTCAATATTTAATATTGGTTTTGCATTGATTCAATCATCAGCAGGATTATCTTGGTTGATTTTGTGATAATCATCAATCCGCAGTCAATCACAATATTGATTTGGGCAATTTAAGTTTAACCGACAAGAAGGGGTAGCTTAGATTCATATTTCAATATGGCAGCAACGGAAAAATGTAAAGTTGATAGGCATGAGATGCTTATTACTTGCTACTCATGCCATCATATTTTGATATGATTACTGTTCTTCAACCTATATTAAATATGAATATTTCATGTGTGTATTCAGGCGGATAGCTGACGTATATATACTGATTGAAATTATCTCATATTTAATTTCAGAATGGATAAAATAGGTGATCATATTTAATATGATTTCAATAAGCCAAATTGTTTTCCAATTTTTAAAAATTCAAAAAGAAACGAGGTGATCGAATTGTTGTCAGTAATGGTAGGACAAATCTGGCAGAATTGTTTGTGTGTGTTTAGTGTAGTTAGTGTGTAGTATAAGATTTTAAGTAATCTATCGGAGGTGACTCTGGCCGGTCACCTCCGAAATAAAATTTTGTTCTATCCAAAAAGAGGAGGGTATATTGAATATCAAAGAAAATATGTATCTGGTGTATAATGATAAATACACAATGGAAACCGGAGTTGCTTTAGCTGGTCTTTTAAAATGTGAATGTGGTCCAGAATTTAAACCATGCGATATTTTAATCAGGTGGGGGAATTCATACGAAGAAGGAAATGGAAAATTATTTGATGTTAATTATAATAAGGGAATAAGGATGTTATCCACAAATAGAAAAGGATTACCACTAGAAATTCCAAGAGTGAGTGTAAGAGAATTGAATCCTGATAAATTGTATATTGCACACCAAAAATATCATATGAATGGTGTTGGGCATCTTGTATTTTTCGGATTTCAAAAGAATTTATTATCTGGATTGGAAATAAAATTTATAACAGAATATATTCCGAATAACAAAGAATACAGAATGATTGTTGATAGATATGGAAATTCAATGTTTCAAGAAAAAAGATGGACAAATAAATGGGATAATCCCGCAAGTCTTTTGATTAAAACAGGATTAAATGGTTGGAAATATGAGTTTGTTGATTTTAAAGATGAAAACATAATTCCAAAATTTTCAGAATATATAAAATCTTTAGATTTAACCGTTGCATCTTTTGATATTGTGTATGCTTCAAATAATAATTCATATTGTGTTGAGGGAAATTCTTCCCCATGTTTAAGCAATGCCAAAGCAGTTAATTTTGTATATAATGCAATAAAAAAATATATCAGGGAGAAATTAGATGCGGGTATACCCACTGCATGATGAATTACTAAAAAAAAGATTAAGAAATTTTGACAGGAATCACATGTTTGATTACATGCAACAGAAATATATATTGAAAAATGGAAAAAAAAGTTATTTTGAACTCCATAATTATCTTAGAGGTTTTGTTATTCCAGTGATTCCAGAAGGATCAATGTATAAAATTAAATCGTATTGGAATACATCAGAAAACGAAATATGCTCAAAACACATGATACCAAAAAAAATTGATACATTAATATGTTTGAGAAATAATAAGTTTGATGATTTTTTACGAATATATTTTTCATTTGAATCAGATGAATTATATGTTCAAATCTCCAATATGAAAATTTTAAAATACTTAAAAGAGACAATATTGTTTCTAACAAAAAATATTAAAAATTTTCATAATTGTTGTTTACCTCAATATAATGGTTTAATAAATTATCATATCTACAAAATAAAATTTGGTGGCACACAAACCAATGAACTACATAGAATTATTAATTTTTCAATTTCAGAATGTAGGGATTCAAATACCAAAAGATGTTCTATATGTAATGAGTTTCAGACAACGGATTATGAAGAATATAAACATGTAAAATATAAGTTGAAAAAGGTATTTCAAATGAAAGAAAGGGAGGGAATATTTTTTCAGGATGTATTGGGCTGATTGGTCGGGGGTGGGTGAATTTTGGGAGATTGTGAAATTTACTGCGGAGGTAAAATGCGATTGAAGGTAGGTGTTGTATTTGTTGAACCAAAAACTTTGCTGTTCATATCTAACGGCAAAATAGTTGGTTCGGTTTCAATGCATGATTTTGCTAGAGGCTGTAGACAAATTAAGATTCTTTTCTGTAAGAATATTAATTGTCTGAAAAATTACTACTATTTTAAATCTGCGTGTGGTACAACCATTGGGCTTCCAGACGAATTCGTCATCAATAGAATAGGGGGTATGTTTGATCCAGTTCTAGACAGAGTAGAAACAAAAGGAATTCAGTGTGATGGTTTGGATATTGAGATTGATAAAGTAAGTGTGGAAGTTCAATCTCATATTTACGAAGAACATATAAAAGAAAAAGAAGAAGAAATTTCAACGGAAGGTGGTGAATTTTTAGATTCAGCAATACTATCATGAATTATCAATGAATGGAGGAGAAACAATGAGGAATGATTACAATTCATTTAAGGAAAAAGTAAACACAAACGCGAAAAGAAACAATTATATAGTTCTGGTGGATTCTCTTCCAGCCAGCACTCTTTCTTACTTCAAGAAGAGATTGAGAGAAGATTTATCAGCAACCGTCTTCAGTGATCTCATATTCACAACTTCAAAAAAAGCATTGAAATTGCAGATGGATCGTGATGGTTCTTTAAAAAAAGAAAATGAGAAATTCACTCTTAAAGAAGTGAAAGAAAAGAAAAAAGAAGAATCATTGCCATCAGAAGAATCAGGAAATGAAAAGCTGATTCGAAATAACAAATTGTTGAAAGAGGAGGTGATTGAAACAAGGCGACTTGTTGACAAACTCGAAAAAGAGAAATTGAGAATTTTACAACGACTGGATGATGCAGTTGAGCTTGGACTAAAACTGAAATGTGAAAGAGATGTTCTTCAAAAAAGTTATACCAAAATTAATGAGGAGATAACATCTCTAAAATCACAGATCGAAAATTCAGATGCTAAAATGTTGATACTTTCCGGTATAATGGGAAAATGTCAATCATGCGGTCTTGAATCGAGTGGGGAGTTGATAAAAGACATAATTGTCTTTAAGTGCAGGTGCGGGAGAAAAGAGTATAAGAATATCATAGACTCGGTTCTTAAATTAACATTTTAAGAACTGGATAGGGGGAAAGATGTGTCAGTTATCTGGGAAGTATTTGATAGATAACGGAAAAAGAATTCATTTCAATATCTTTTTTAAAGATATTGAAAAAGAATCTGTTGTTTATTTAGAGCTAGACCCCAGATATATGACCAATTCCGCGTATCATGAGTATGTTAATCTATTCATTAACATTCTTAACAATTTGAAAAAGACGGTATATTTAAACACAACTAACAAAACAAAAATATATAAGCCGTCAAATTCAAATGTAATAAAGAATGAGGGAACGGTGGCATTAGATTTAGGATCAAGAATAACTGGATTATATTTTGCTATCAATGGAAAATCGGAAGCTATTGAAACGCGAAATATAATAAAGTATATTGATTCCTATAATAATGTCGTTTTTGGAAGATATTCTGGTGGAGACACATTCATGAATTGTATTTATCTTTTGATATTGAATTATCTCAGTATCACAAAGAAAAAATATGATATTGTGAGTGAGGCTTATACCACCAATATTTCAAAACGATATAACAAATATGCCACCAAAAAACAGCATGATGAAATAGCCGCGTATTTAATTTACAAGCGCTGGCTATATAAACATCAGGAGAAAAAGATCTAGGTTATCCTAGATCTTTTTTTTCTCAAAAAAATAACAATTGCATTTCAAAAGAACAAAATATAAACGGAGGTGTATGGATGTTTACAAAAGAAAAGAGCGGAAGATATGTTATTAAAGATATTAGAAAAATGATATCTATTCTTGATGAAGAAATGAATAAAGAAAAAACTATAAAGGTTGATTATACGCCAGATTCTTTTTTTAAATATAAAAAAGGAAATTCAGTAATTACACTTGGGTGCACTGATATTATGGGTAATCAGATTATAGATCCAGATGTTGCAACAGAAGAAATTATTTCAAAAGCAATTTTACACAGAATAACAAATTTATCTTCGTTCAAAGAAGCTGATCATATTTGGATTCATAGTGTCGATTTAATTCCATTTAAGGTTGAGGATGAAACTAAACATAGATTGGAAGTATTCGGATTTATAAAACTTGAAAATGATTATTTTGAAAAACATATGTTGGATGAAAAACATCTTGAAGAAGAATATAGCAATGAGAAAGATAAAATGGTTAAAAAACTTGAGGAGGTTCTGAATGCTAAACGAAATGGATAGTCTTCTAAATCTTAAGAAATTTAAAGGAAGAAAATTATCTTTTTTTGATGAACAAATTCAGAAATTAATTAAGTGTATTAGAAATTCTGATACTGAGTTTGATGCTAGAGAAGAATGGAAAGAATTCAAGAAAATGTATATCAGCAATATTAGCAAAAGAAATCCATTTTTCTTGTTGAATTTAAATCATTTTATTGCTGATCTTAGTCTATTATTGGAAATGAAAAGGAAATATTTTTTCAGTGAAGATGAAAAAATTTCAGACAACATAGAAGAAACAGCAGATACATATATTATCAAAATGTTTTTTATTTTAAATGAGTTAGTTGAAAAATGTTTTATTAAAAACGAAATTGATGAAGGACAATTAATAAACGTTTTGGCATCATATAATTCTCTTGCTGTTAAATATCTCCAGGATGCTGAAACACAGATGGGAAAAGATGTAATGAAACCATATATATTTTATTCTATTATTCAAGTGTCATTCACTGATTGGTATTCCACATATTGTGAAAGTCCACTTAAATGTATTGAAAAATATATTCCAAAAGAAGAAGAACCAAAAGAAACAGAAGAAACTAAAAATGAAGATATTTCTGAGAGTAAAGAAGAAAATAAAGAGGGAGTAATTGAATGAGCAATTTTTTTGAAACTAATTTATGGGTCGAAAAATATAGGGTAAATGCCGTCGATAAATTAGTTTTAGATGAGCGTACTAAAAATATGGCTCTGCAATGTTTGAATAATAAAATGATTCCAAATTTATTATTTTATGGTCCCCCAGGAACAGGAAAAACTTGTCTTGCTAGAATTTTATTAGACAATATTTTAGAAGAAAAAGATAATGCAATGATAATTAATGGTTCAGCAAATAGGGGAATCTCTTTGATGAGAGAAGAGATTCCTAATTTTTTATCTAGCCCTCCATTTGGATTAGATAAAATAAAAATAATTTTTATAGATGAGTCAGATAATCTTACACTGGATGCACAAAAATCATTTAGACATTTAATAGAACACTATACAAACGTGGGAAGATATATTTTAACAACAAACACTGTCACTAATTTTCATGATGCAATTATTTCTAGATTTCAGATGTTTGAATTTAAACCATTGATGGACGATTTAATTGTTTCTTTATGTTTTGACATATTAAAATCTGAAAAGATTGAATATCAAGATACAGAAGTTATTAGGGTTATTAAATTATTCATGCCAGATATTAGAAAAATATTAAATACACTTCAGTCATACACCAGTGATTCTAAGCTTAAATTACCATCTATTGGAGATTTAATTCCAATTGAAACTACAATATATAGTTTGACATCCGATATTTTCAAAACATATATGGAAAAAGATCCCAGATGTCAACAGTCAATTAATAAACTCCAGGAACTATTAATGAGAAAAGATATTAATTACGTTAATATTTATGAAAATATATTTTATAATAACAAAATATACCCGGTATGTAAAGTCCTATCAAATAAATATTGCAATAATTTAAATATGGTTTCTTCTCAGGCTATGCATTATATGGCTTTTATTTATGAATCAATAGAAGCATTGAAGGATTTAAAAACATGATATACACTAAGGAAGTTCTGGATATATTTAATAACAATTTAAATATTGTTCAGGATAAACAAAATCATTTTATAGCTAGGTGTTTTTATTGTGGAGATTCTAAGAAGCACAAATCAAAAGCGCATTTATATGTTTCAAAAGTTAAACCAGTTTTTAGGTGTGTTAGATGTGAAGAAAGTGGGAGAATAGAAAAATTAATATTTGATATAACAGGGGTTAGAAAAAGATTAACCAGCATAATTAATAAAGAAAATCTAAAAGATTTAAATTCAAATGTTGATGAAACATATATACACAGAAATTTTAAAAAAGAATTATTGATTCCAAAACAGAATCCAGAAATGTTTGATATCAAATTTAAATATCTGCAAGACAGATTTGCATCTAATAAAATTTTTGATATGTTGAATGAAAACATAATATATGATATTAAAGAATTTGCATTGGCGAATAATATTAAGATAAATAAAAGAAAGTTATTTAACTATTTTCAAGATAAATTTGTTGGGTTTTTGACATATAATAAAAGTTTAATGATATTGAGGAATACAGATACTAGCTCGGATTTTAGATATTATATATGGAAATTTGGTGATATAATGAATGATTTTTTTATGATAGATAATTTAAAAGAGGAAAAAGATAATATTAATCTGGTTATATCCGAGGGTGTATTTGATATTCTTAATTGTTATCATCACGAGGATAAATTTGATTTATATACTATGGCATCGGGAAAATTATTCAGTAGAGCTATTAAATTTACAATGATTGAGAAGTGCATTGCACATTTTAACAAGATAATAATTTTATCAGATGACGATGTTCATCTGAATTTTTACAAACAGAATTTGCTTAAATTTAAAAATGTGAGTAATGTTATGCAAATTTGGTACAACAAAAATGGAAAAGATTTTGGACAAAAAAATAAGGTTGACAAAGTTATATTAAATTTGAAATGAAAATGGAGTTTATATGAAATTGGAAACTGTAACATTTTTTTCTTTGGATGAGGAATTATCCAAAAAGCTAAATGTATTTTTTACTTCTAGGCTGTATAAGAAAAATGAATTATACTTGAAAAAATTTAAGGATACTTTGGAATTAAAAGAATTCTTAGACAAAACATGTCTAGAAGGAAACATGGTTTATTTCTTTAATATTGGTAAAAAGTTATATGTAATCTTAAACGATATCACCACCTTCAAAGTATTATCAACTCTAGTATCTATATGTGGGTATCATAAAATAAATTTAAAGTATTTTAATTCTTGGGAAAATCTGGTTATAATGGAAGTTACCAATTCTGACAGAGAACTTGTTTTTTATAAAGATTTTTCTGTTAATATTTATTCATCTGATTTTATGAATAAATTATTTTTTTATGTCATTCCTAAAAAGAAGAGGAGAAGGAAATGAAAGTAAATCTATCCAATTATAGGGTTTTTTTAAGTTATATTGACTCTATAACAAATTTATTTACGGACATAGATATTAGAAATAATGAACTGTCCCAACTATCTAGTGATAAATCAACGATAGTATACGGAAATCTTTCAAGTGTTTTTCCGGAACCGTTGGATTTAAGATTAGTTTCAATTAAGAGTAAATTGCCGCTATTAAAAATGTTTGAAAAATCTTTTAATGGTGATGATTCAATTTCAGTATCTTGCGCTGATAATAATGTTAAAATTAGTGATACCAGTAGTGAAATAACTCTAAGACAAGCATCTCCTGAATTTATTAATAATCAATATTTGAGTATTGATGAGATTAAAAGAAAATTAATAATTGAAGAAGATAAAGATGAAATTTTGAGTTTTAGTCTTAGTTCGACAATTTTGGATAGAATAAATACTATATCTCATAATTTTAATTCTATGAATTTAGATTTTAATATTGAAAATAAAAAATGCGGAATTCATCTTGTATCCAGTGAAAAAACAGATCGAGCCACAATTATAAATGATTTGGATTGCGTCACTGATAAAAAATTACAGATAACATTTAGTGTTATCCCATTTCAAACAAAATTTGATGGCATCATTGATACTAAGTTATATTACAAAGAAATAGAGGGAAAAAGGATTTCTATTATGAAATTAAATACGAACTTAAAAGGTATAGACACATCCGTGTATATCAAGGGGACTATAATTTAGAATGAGATATAATTTTTTTAATTATTATCTTAAATATAATATTACAGAAAATTTTATTAAAGAATACGAAAAATATTATGATACCAATGTGCATTCTGTGTATATTTTTTTAGATTTACAGAATTGTTTAAAGGCACAATTTTATGATGACGTTATTTTAAATATGTATCAGCTAGCAAAATATAAAGAAAAATCAATGCCTGTAGTATATGATGTGTTGATGTTCATTTCGAGAACTAGAGAATGGTTTGATAGTAAAAATATCAAATCATTCTTTATTTTTTATTGGGATGAGGGTGCTTCACTTTATCATAGGCATATTGATAAAACATATAAAGAAAATAGACTCATTACTAAAAGCAACCTTCCCATCGTTAAATTTGAAAGTGGAAAGTCTGTTTTAAAATTTCAAAAAAGACTTTTAAATGAAATTGCTGGAAATTTAAAGAATGTGAAAACTATTTTATCAAAAGATATTGATTCTGATTTTGTGCCATATTTTGTGCTCAAGGAAAATCCAAATTTATTAGAAGATAAAGGAATTATGAATCTTTTATTTACAACGGATCACGATATGTATCAGGCAACGAAATTAGGAACAAATGTTTTTCAATATTTTAAAACAAATAAGGATTCTATTTTTTTGTCTTCAAAAATGATATTGAGTGCATTGCTTGATAAACCAATATCTGATATATCTCAAAATAATTGGTTTAATGATATATTTACTCTTGGTGGATGTAGAGGTGACAACATATCCAGTGTTTGGAAAAGATGTGGATGGAAAACAATTTATGATATGTTTTTAAAATTAAAAGACGTTGGTATTGATTTTGAAGAACATAGAAAAAAAGTAATGTGTGGTGAACAAACCCAAATAGAAGTAAAAAATATAAAAAATATTAGTGTGATTAAAAAAATATCAGAGTTTAATGATATTGATAGTGGATTACAAACTAGATGGAAAAATAATATATTTTTAATGGATTTTGAAATAATGTATAAATATTTCAAAAACGATATAAAAAATAGCAATATTAATTTGACATGGGAATTTAAAAAAGGGATAATAGAAAAAACTAAAGATGCTATAAATTTCAATAATAAATTAAAATATGATGAATTATTAGAAATAATGGATAATTATCATGACAATGAGAAATTGGAAAATATATGTACAAATCTCTGTGAGGTGTAAAAGTTATGTTATCAAAACAAAAGACATTGCGTTATATAAAAAATACTCTTGCGCTTCCATTTAATAAAATCGAATTGACAGATGATAAAATTTGGGAGTATCTAATTGATTTTACTATACCGGAATTTAGTTCATATTGGCCGGATAAAAGAATAATTGGATATAATTTCACCGATCTTACAAATCACGCAATGGTTCCGTATAATTATTATTTTAGAGATCCAGAGGGAAATTCAGTTCTTTCTGTTCTTGAAATAATACCATCTCACGATGTGGTTGTTCAAAAACATCCATATATTGGGATTTTAAATTTTGAGCAATCTGTTCCATATGTTGAAAGTATCGAGGAAGCCGGATTGATGTATAGATTTGGGTATTACACTTTTTCTTTTGAATTTATACATCCAAATATTATTCGTGTTTCTGGAGCAATTCCTACAACTAGTGCAATAATATATGAACGTGTTCACCCATCTGATCTTTATACCATTGATGGACATATGGAAAAATATTTCTTAAAATTTTGTTTAGCGGATATAAAAATACTGCTTGGAAATATTAGAACCAAGTTCCAGAACTTGACAACGCCATATGGTGAGATACCAATTAATGCTGGTATAAAGGATGAGGGTATGACAGAAAAAAGAGAGGTTATCGAAATATTGGATACTAAAGTTCCTAACCTTACGATTGTTTACGGATAATTAGATGAATATATTACCACTTATATTTAGAAAAATACAACCATTTAAAATGCGTCCCAGATATATTGTGTTGCATGGGACTCAATGTTTATCTAGAGATGATCAAGCGCTGAGAATAGATCAAAGAAATAAGTTTCAGATATCATTTCTTAAAAGGGATGCAATAACTATTAAAGGATTGAATGATGTTCCATATCATTATGTTTTAGAAAATATGGGTGGAGATTATTATCCGATTATGATGCATCCTCTCAGCAGTCCAGTTGAATATTATTCGTCAATGAAATTTAATAATAAATCAATACATATTTGCATGTTTGGTAATTATAATGTGGATATGGCTAGACCTAGATTATATGAGGTTTTAACATATAGAGTTCTTGCTCCTTTAATGTTTTGGTTTAGAATTCCACAGTCTAATATATTTTTACATTCTGAGCTTGATAAAGAATTCAAAGATTGTCCGGGTGAAATGTTTTATAAAGATATTTTACTTGGTAAATTAAATAAACATCTTTTGAGAAAATAATTTTGGAGGATTGAAAATGATAAATTGGAATGCATTGCAGACGAGGGCGGTTGATCCTTATAGCAGTTACAAGTCTTCCAATGTTAATAAGATTTCATACTTATTATCATTTGATGGAAGAGGGATTGCGTCCGGATTGGTTGTGACTATATCAGATCCAACAACGCTTCAAATCACTCAAGGAGTTGCTCTTAAGGATAATGTGACACTGAGATGGGATCCTACCTTCTTATTACCTATTTCTGAAACAACAGGATCATGGGTTGTTGGTGATAATTGGGTTGTAATGGTTTATAAATACATTGAAACCAAAATAGAAGATTATAAGATTGCCAAAGTTGATGTTATACCCGTTGCAAGTTATGATCCGGAATGGCATTTGATATTAGCCAAGGTGACTATTGATGGAAGTGGAAACTTCGTTTCAATAGATTCTAATCCACCAGAAAGACCGTCCATAGATTTTGGAAGCCATAATAATCTTCCTGGCTTACAAGGTGGGAATCCTTCATTAAATCAATTCTATCATTTAGAATTTTGTGATTGGCAAAATGTTCACAATTGTTGTTGGTATGTTTCTGGTGCATTTATAGCCATAGACGGAAGTATAACTCCTTGCTGTGATATAAGTTGGGATAATAACAAACTCACTGACCTAGCGAATCCTGTGAGTTCTGGGGATGCTGTAAATCTTCAAACATTAAACGCTTGCATTGGTGGTGCTGGTGGTGCAACACAATTTATACAATTAACAGATACACCTGCAGCATATTGTGCTGACTGTTGGCTTAAAGTTGATGGCGCAGGAGTCGCTCTTGAATTTGTTTCTGCTCCCACTGGTGGTTCTCAATACTTATCTACTCTATGTGATGTATCATTTTGTTGTCCAGACAACGGGGCTTTTCTAACATATAACTGTACAAGTGGTGTATGGGTAGATACTCTTACTGTTCTGGAAAAATTACAATATGCTGGTGATGTGAATTCCACTGGTTTGGTAGATGGATGTATACTGAAATATAAAACCGATCTATATGGTCCTGGATCTCATGGTTGGTGTCCTGCCCCACCAGCTGCAGTTGGGAATGTATATTTCACGGATTTGTGTGATGGCCCGGGTTCTATTCCATCCAATAATGGATGTATATTAGTTTCATCATGTTCTGGATCTAGTATATCATGGGCAGATCCATATGCTGTAACCGTTCCTGCATTGTGTTGTGTTGGAGATGTGTGGATAAATAATTGTGGTTTTCCAGTTGGTGGGGTTCCATCGTTAGAAGCTGGACATACAATAGTATGGAATGGATCGCAATGGAATAATGCAGCTGTTACTGGTTGTTTCAGGGATGATACGTCATCATATTCTTTATGTTCTTTCTCAACAACAACAAACTCATTATATGTACAAGCGGATAATAGCAATGCTGCTGTTTTTTGTGTGTGCGATCATGGGGATATGTCCGGATCAAACGCAGTATTTGTCCATGCTGAAGCTCAGGCATTGTCTGTATGTGCGAAATGCATGGGAATATGTTCTCAAGTAAATGGACTGACAGCAATATATGCATATGCTGCAAATAACACTATTTGTGCTGTCGCGGAATGCGGTGTTGGCGGCACAGGCACTTGTGCCATAAAAGCAAGGGCTGTCAATTATGCTGTTCTTGCTTGTTCAACCGGAAGTGGAAGTTTTGGTATTGTTGGGTGTGCTCCAATAGATGGTTATGATTTTTATGCTGCTGGAGCGGGTGGAAAAATCAGAGCAAAAGTATTTAACTCCGAAGGCAGTAATGGACTAAATTGCTTGGTTTCTGTGTGCGGTACCAATATGTGTTTTTGCGGAGGCATATTAGTATCTGTAACATAATTTAAATTTATTAATTCATATTTTTTTCATATTTGGCGGAGATTGCACATATCTCCGCCTTCTTTCTCATCACTTTTTTAATTTCCAATAACTACATATATTTATTAGTTGAATACGATTTTTTGTGGTTAAAGCTGGCTTAAAATCATGGAATTTTTATTTTCACACTACAAAGCTGGTTTTTTTCACAATAAATCAAACAAACTAGGAGGATTGTAATGCCTACCGGAGAAAACGAAAGAACAGACATCATCAACAAAGAAAGAGTTATCGTCCCTGCAATAGAAGAGAGAGACGATGATGGCGACACTATTCTGAAGGTAGCAGCGGCAACAAAACCGCAGAGCCTTGCCGGTTCGATTTCAAGTATGCTTGATAAACGGGCTGATTGCAGATTGCTTGCGATTGGTGCTGGTGCTGTGAATCAGGCAGTCAAGGCAGTTGCGATTGCCAGGGGAATGATGGCTCCAAAAGGGTACGACGTGTCCATGAGCCCGTATTTTGCGAAAGTTAACATGAACAAAAACGATTCCACTGGGGAAGAAGCCGGAGAAAAGACCGGTTTGAAGTTCCAGGTGGTCCGAAGGCAAATCTAAACAATCTATCCAGGAGGAAATAGATGGATAGGGTTAAACAACTCAAAGAGTTGGTTGACGTTTTTTCAAAGAAACGTGATAAATTTATGGAAACTGGTGAAAGATCAGACGGTCTTGCAGCCAGGGTCACCATAAACGAGATATGCAAAAACTGCCTTTTATTAAGAAAGGATATTCTTGATTTGACAAAGAAAGTAAGAGCTGCTAGAATTACTGACAAAAATATTACCCCACTTCAAATTATGGATGGGGATGTAAAAAAAGCTCCAAAAACAGAGTCAAAAAAAGAAGTTAATGTATCTCTCGGATCAGAAACTTTGAAAAACAAAAAACCAAAAATTGAGTCAGGTGAAGTTAAAACTGAACCTGAAAAAGTTGAAGCTGAAGATGTAGTAAAAAAGAAAGCGATTCCGCTTTCTGAATTTAAATTGCATTAATACTGAAAGGGTTAGTTATTATTGACTAACCCTTTTTTATTCAACTGTTTTTTGGAGGTGATACATATTGTGAAACTAAAACAAACATTATTTATTCATTTATATACCACTCCATCCGAAAAAATCATAAGATCTTATTTTAAAGATAACAACGAAAATATTAGAATTCTAATTGATAAATTGTGTGAAGAGAAAGAAGATAAATTCCTACCTTTTATTTATCAAGAAATATCTGGAATATCCATCTTAAAAATTTCAGAAGATATGAAAATATTTTCATATTTATTCACAAAAAGCAATGAAGAAACAGAAAGAGATTTGTTAAATAAATTTATTGATAAAATTAAAAATAAATCAATAGATTTATCAAATACAAATAAAATTACAGTAAATGGTTATTATTACGTCTATAACATGTTAAATTTTTCATTGGAGAGAAATAGAATTAAATCCCAGGAATTGAGTGAAATAGGTTGTAACAATAGTTTTGAGTTAAAGTTAAATGCTCATTTTAGAGATTATGCTTTTGCGGTTGGACTGTGTGATAAATACGACTTAGATTTAGAACGTGGATTTTACAATATAAATATAGATTATTTAAGGCAAATGATGGTCATGGATTCTTTTATTATAGCAAAATTATATTATCTTCAAACTTTTAGGAAATTTGAATGGTTTAGTGATTTTGAAAAAATAAATGAATATCTTAACTTACAATTCAGTAAAACCATGAAAAATCTTATGGAAAAAACAACCGAAATAGAAACGACCCCACAATAAAAAGTAAATTATTTTTTTCCTAACAAACCTAAAACTGATTTGTATTTGTGGTGAACAACTATAAATACCTAGAATTTGGAGGGTTTGTGAGTGAAAATATTATGACTCATAAAGATTTTAAGAAAGTATTGAAATTTTATAATAATGATGAGTTTGCTGCAAAAACATGGGCTACAAAATACGGTCTAATAAATGATGATATAATTCTAACACCACAGGATGCATGGGAAATATTATCAGAAGAACTGGAAACAAAATATATTTCTAAAGAAGAAATATTTAATGCTTTAAAAGGATTTAAATTTATTCCAGGTGGAAGGATATTACATGGTATACTGAGAATATATTATGCAAGAAAGAAAGGCGAAAAATTAAATTTAACACTGAGCAACTGTCTTTACAGTGGTGGACCAGAAGATAGTATGGAATCTATTATGGAGTTTGCATATCTTCACGCTCATGTTTTGAAATATGGATATGGAAATGGGATGAATTTGAATAACTTAAGACCAAGTGGATGCCCGGTTAATAATGCTGCGAGAACAACCGCAGGAGTGGTTCCGTTTGCCAATTTATATTCTGAAATAACAAATACAATAGGGCATGCTGGAAGAAGAGGAGCCACTATTATATTTTTGGATTGCACACATCCAGATGTTATAGATTTTATTAAATCAAAAACTAAAGATGAAAAATATATAAGTGGTGCCAATATAAGCGTGATGATTACAGATAAATTTATGAGGGCAGTTGAAGAGGATAGCAAGTGGGAATTAACATTTAAAAATGATAAAGTTTCAATGGTTAAAGAATGTAAAGCGAAAGAGATTTTTGATTTAATTTGTAAAAATGCATGGGATTGGGCGGAGCCTGGTGTTATATTTAAAGATAGAATGATAGACTATAATCCTGGATGTTTTCATGAAGAGAGTACACCAGAAGGGGTTAATCCATGCGGAGAATTAACTTTAGCAAAATCTGAGATGTGTTGTTTGGGTTCATTAATGCTAGACAAATTTTATAAAAATGAATCTTTTGATTTTGATGATTTCAAAAAAATAGTTCGATGTGGTATTCTAATTTTAAACTCGGTTATAGATTATGAACTAAAGTATGATTTATTTGCTTTACCAGAAATAAAACAAAAAGCAATAGATTTTAGGCGTATTGGTCTAGGAATATCTGCTCTGGGTGATATTCTTGGATTATTAAAACTAGGTTATAATACAGACGAAGAAACAATTGCATTTACTAAAAAATTATTTGAAACATTTAGAACCTCATCATATTTAGCTTCACAAAATTTATCAGCAGAACATGGTATAACAATTAAAGATTTTGATTCTAAAAAATATTATA